TTGTTCCAAATGCCCATCTAGTAGAAGCTTTCGGCCCTTTTTGTAGGCCTCCTCAGCCTCGTGGTAAAGTTTAGCAGCCTCATCATCCTCATCCTCGGAGGCAGCCTTGAACTCGTCCTTGTGCTCCTCGGTCTGCTGCTTCCACTTCTTGGCGTCTTCCTCGCTCATGTCCTTGGTAGGATCAGCGGGCTTGCCTTCCTCGAAGCGGGATTCCTTGGAGTCAGTCGCCACATCTTCTGCAGCTGACTTTTTGCCTCCCGCCATTTTCATGTCGCGAGCCAACACTTCCATGGTGCTGGCAATCACTCCCATGTAACGGTCAGCGTCATTCCACTCCCCGCGAGCACGCTTGGCAAGCTCGTAGACCTTGTCCGGCATACCTGCCAGAGGCCCAATGCCCGCCACCGCTCCGACACACATGTCTTCAAGAGTTTGGCTGATGGGGCGCGTCTCACCGCGGCAGTCGTACAGGTTGTCTGCAGACTGAATGAGGGCTGCGATCACGTCCTTGGGCTCGATCCCTTCACCATGGAGGCGGTTCCGAATCTTCAAGGGCGCTGCCGTCTTCTCGGTCACGTCCATGGTGTCAGCCAGCACTCGGCGAAGCGCGGCTGCCAAGGTGAGGCGGCTCGGGCGATTCTGAGGGTCAGAGTTGTCCAGCAAGCTCGCCGAAAGGGAGCGCAGCACCCCAGCGATCTCTTTCTTGGCGGAAGCGGTCTTGGTGTTACCGGGACCTTCCAAGCCCGAGATCAATCCGGCTAGTTCCGTTGTATCGATTTGCCCCGTAGCGTCGATGGACGCTGCAAGACGCTCCAGTTGTGCTGCTGCTTCTTGAACTTTCATTGGTGACTCCGATGCCTGTTTGAGACTTCTCTTTTGTGTCGAGAACCAGGCCTCCATGGCCTCCTCAACGTGATCAATCCATTCCCCGATGTCCACACCGTCCGGCTTGTAGAGGCTCAGCTTGCTCGCCAAACTTCCACTACCGTTGCCGGCACGCATGCGGGCCAGCTCCATCATCAACTCCGTTACCGCTTCCTCAAGAGCGCCCAGAGTGTCGTGCCGCAGTGCGGGCAGCAACACTGACTTGAACGCGCTGTCAGAACGATCCGACATGATGGCCACACGGGAAGAAGCTTCCTTGTTCTCATAGCGCTGTACGCGTCGAACCCGGACTTCGTCCAAAGCGGCTTCCAGTTGATCGGCCTTCTCGGGCCTAAGGTCATCCTTGATCTCTTCGTAGTCCCACTTGGCAGCCGCCATAGCAGCTGCATTCAGGGCCTTATCCATCTTCATCAAGGTGTCAGGAATCCCATAAATCAGGTGACCCGCTACCTCGAAAAAGTGATCTCGATGCTCCGAGACATCGATGAGACCCACAACCTCATCGATGTACTTCTTGAGCTGAGCGCAACGAAGCCGGGCATCTCCCAGCTCCTCTAGCAGGAAGACAGAGATCCCCGATGCTTCTTTGGTGGATGTGCGGGGGTTTTCTTTCACGTGGGAGCGATCTCACAAGAGAAAACCCAACCCGTCACGCAGAGAATGCCTGTGGGAACTCCGCTACCAGCTGAGCCTTGAACTCGTCAGACTCAGCGGCGAACACAGCCCGGAGTACGTCCGGACGATCTTCGAAGTCCGCCTGCAGGCGCGCGAGCTTCTTCTTGGGTGAGGCTGAAAAGTCGTAAGAAGATGGAAAATCCGGGCACCACGCCTGAGCGATCCGGAGCCGGATGTCCGGGGAGACTTCCGGGGTCTGCACCGCGGCAGCGCGGGGACGCGGCGTATGGGTCTGGTCCGGGACGTTCGTGTTCGAGAACGTGATGCCATCCTCCACGCGAGTCGTCTTGACGTCACTGGACTTGATCTTGGCAACCACCGGGCCGTCGTCACCGATCTCGGTTCCGCCGCCAACGCTCTGGGTCACCTTCATGCCCTCGGTGTTCTTGACACCTTGCTTCTTGACCTTGCCAACCACCGGCGGCGCGGCGCCGCGATCGGAACCTGGGAGCCCGTTCTTGATCGCCGCCTTCTTGGCCAAGTATCGCTCACGCTCTTCCTCTGGCATGCGATCCAGCAGGTCCTCTGCAGTGACCCCCTGACCTGGAGTGATTGGAGCCGGTTCGGCTGCTTCGCGCAACGCGGTGCCAGCCGATGAAGCGGTCAGCTCGGTGCGCGAGTGACTCGGAGTCTTCAGTGAGCGAACCGCTACGCCCTCTTGCCCGCCCGACGTGGTAACGGCAACCTTCTTGAAGCCGTTCTGCTCCTTGGTAGAAGCGGCGTGCTGTTTGCTGCTCATCACGACACGCTCGTCCGCCTCAGCAACCGTAGAAACGGTGCGGGTCTGATGGGCTGAGCTACCATCCATTCCGGTGGTGATGGCAACTGCTGGCCGAACTTGGATCTGGGCCGAAGCACGGACCCCGTACTCCGGGTTGCCCTCTTCGTAGTCCTCAGTCAGAACGATCCACCCTGTGGACAGGGCGCCGCGGAGCTGTGGAAACGGGTAAGTGGCGCCCGCGTACAACACGGTGCTTCCATCGAACTCTAGTTCTGAATCCTTGGCAACCTTCATCCCAGAGGTACCTAGAACGAAGCTACGGGTAGCAGTGAATGAGAGGAAGTTGCCTGTGGCGAATTTGATCTGGCTCATTTTTGATCTCCATCGGGGAAGGTCCCCCTCTTATGCGAAAGCATAGATAAAACCGCAATTCCACTTATGAGATCACAGATGCATGGGAATTCATGATTCAGAGGCCTACCTCCTATGCCTCAAATGTAAAGAAATGCTACCTGAAGCCAGGTTCAACAAGAACAGGGCACGAAAAAATGGCCTGAGTGCATGGTGCAAGGCATGCTGGGCAAAGAAAAGGGACAACGAGGAGGCCCGTGAGTACAGGAAAAAGAAAGCCAGTGAGTGGTATGAAAAAAATTCAGAAAGGGCCAAGAATTACACTATTGTCAGGAATCGAGAGCTTCGACTTCAGGCGTTAAAAGCATACAGCGGGGAAATACCTAGCTGTGCATGTTGTGGGGAATTAGAGATACCATTTCTGGCTCTGGACCACATGGACGGCAAAGGTGCAGAACACCGCCGACAAATTGGTACCAGTATATACTACTGGACAAAAATTAATGGATATCCGCCAGGGTTTCAAGTCCTGTGCCACAACTGCAATTTAGCTAAAGGTTTCTACGGGATTTGCCCACATGAAACTAAGAACGCTCAAGGGACTGGAGAACCTGCTTCAACACGTGGATCTCACTAGGGCTCCACCGGCGCATGAACTCGGGCTGTGTTGTCTCCTGCCTAAGCATGTCGATTACGCCCTGTAGTTTGGCTGGCTCCTTGATGGCCCGAATCCGAACCCTAAGGGAAATCAGCATCTTGGTGAATTTGGCCACAGCGTCTCCTGGGGCCTTATCGTAAGACTCATACATCCGCATGCGGGCGCGACCAATGGGATCCTTAGATGCGGGGACCGGCTTCTGGCGCTTCTCCTGCTTCTTCTTTTCAGCTTCTTGGCGCTTCTTGGCCGCCTCTTCTTCACGCTTACGCTGTCTCTCCTCGGCACGCTGACGGTCATCACGCTCTTGGCGTTCTTGCCTTCTACGCCTCTCTTCGTCATCTCTAGGGTCCCTCTTATAGGGGCCAGCACCTTGCCAAGGAGGAGGATTTTGAGGCCTTGGAGGAGGGGTTCTGAAGTCATACGTGGCAGGTTTAGCCTTGCCCGTCAGGATATCGTAGGCCTCATTGACCTCTCGCATCGCATCCGGAGAACCACCGCGATCCGGGTGAGCCGCCAAGGACTTCATCCGGTAGATTCTCTTCAACTCATCGGGGGTAGGATTGACCCCCGGGGGCAGGCCCAGAATCTGACGCGCTTTTTCCAGGGTAATGGAGGAACGAGCAGCTGTCTTCCCTGTCAGTTTGTTGTACTGATCCGCTAGCTTGTTACGGGTTAGGATGTACCCGCGGCGGCGGCTAAGATCAGTGCACCACTTGATCTGATTGTCAAGCTTCTTGATCCGATCCAGAAGATCTTTTGAAGTCTCAAGCTGCCTGGGTTCGGAGGCCATGTACTAGGGGCACGATAAGAGCCCTATCACCAGGTTCCCCTTCTAGTAACACAGCAGTATGCTAATCAATCTGATTGTTCTCGTCTTGGTCGTGTACCTGGTCATCATGCTGGTGAACTCAATCCCCCGGCTGAATGTCAGCGGTCCTCTCGCCCCAGTGATCTGGGTCGTACTCCTTCTACTGGTCCTAGGTGTGTTCGGAGTCTACGGGGGAGGGTTTCACATGGTGGGGTGGCGCTAATCATCGAGAGTGATTGGGTAGTAATCGTTCAAGCGAGGCCCCCCAACAGTGACTTGCATCTCGTTCACTAACCCCTGGAACTCGTATCCCTTGGGGTCCAATCCCCCATAGACGGATGTCTGGTTCAGGAAGTTCATGGGGTGCTGCTGATCCACATACCCCCAGTGCCGGGCTGCCAAGTCATACCCCATGATTCGCTGAAGCTCTGGCTCGAATGTCCTGGCCACTTCCAGAGGAATGGCCAGGTACTGGTTCTCCTCTTGCCTCATCCAGCCTACGCAATACTGCAGGGACACCCCTGTTCTATACCCCTTCTTGCAGGCCCCGGCCCCGTGAATCAAGTTCCCCGCGTAAAGAAGGACCGAACCGGCTGGCATCTCGGCAACCTGCAACTCCTCCTTGCGAGGGCAACGGCTGTCATGCCACAGATGGCTGCCGGGCACGAACACAGTAGCTCCATTCTCTCGGGTGAAATATGTGCCTGCCCACATAGTGGCGATCACCACCGTAGGCCCAGGGTTGGGGAATGGGCTATTGTCCCTATGAAGGACCTGAGCTTTGGCACCCTCCATCACGTGCATGACCCCGGTGAACAGCACCTGGTACGTCGGGCTCAGTGGAAGAAGGGTGGCATCCAATACAGGCAACACCGAATCACTGAGAACAATCTTTCGCACGGTAGGAATCCTGTGCAGCAACTTCCCGAACCGCACGGTGCGATCCCCCATGAAAGGGTTCCCGAAGTCGGGATTGGCCACGGACAACTCCGGCTGGATCTCCTGGAGCAGTTCACTGACAGTGTCTTGATGCAATACTGACTCGATGATCGCGTAACCATCCTGTTGGATGGCCTCAACGATCCTCTGGTTAGGGGTGTTGCGAGGGAACCGATTCATTGGGGGACTCTACACCGAAACCGCGGGGATGTGCACCTCCCCGGGACATCGATGCTTCAGTTCAAATCCGAATCCCCAACTCCACTATGATGATTAGGGCAAGAGCATAGCAACCCTTCTTCTCCCAGCGGAGCCAAAATAGCCTCTGGCCCATCTATCACAATGGTATGCGTATCCGCATAGACCTTGACTTCGGGATTTTCCTCTAGCACATCTGCCATATGCAGACACATAGAAGCGGCGATCTCGTAAAACTCAGCCTGATCGCGCAGCGCTTTAGCCTGGTCTCCGTGGGCCGCCCTGAGAGCGTGATTGAGGTCTGTACCCTGCTTGAACACAGGGAGATGTAGTTCGTAACTCTTTGGCATTTTGCTGATTTCCTTTACATTTTTGGTTTGAATAAGCTAAGCTAGTAAGTGTCCATCGGACGGCCTAGGCGGCGAGTGTGCTCGATGTCAAGTTTTTGCAAGTACCGCTCCACGGTACTGTACCCAACGCCAAGGACACGAGCGATACGGCGTATGGGCACACCCTGAGCCGCCATCTCTCTTAGTGCCGCCTCAGGGAGCTTCTGGCGGACTTGATAGTGTGGACCTTGATAATCAAAGGCTAGTTTGTACTGCATGCATTCGGGTATGTGAGGTGCCACCAAGTCAATGAAGTACTGAGCCTGGCTCTCGCCTTCGAAGATGAGAGAGCCTGTTAGTCCTTTCTTCAACGACCAACGAGGCTCAAGACCTAGGCGTGAAAACAACTCTTGGGCGATGAACCTGCTACTCTCATCAAGCCCAAACGAGATCTCCGGCCACCATGCGGCGCAACCGTCGTCCATGTACCAAATCGCCAGCTCAAAGGCCCCGAAGTCTAAGTCAGCCACGCCATTACGAAGGTGCTTAGGCCCTTTGGCATCATAGAATCTCGCGTGCCATTCGTTTAGAGCGGGGTGGCACACAGTTTCGAAACGCCAGCCAGGGAAGACTTGGCCGTCCAACTCCCAATTGACAGGCTGCAGCTCATTCTTGGACCAAGCGCCCCATTGCTGACGCTTCCACTCTAGGTACTCCCGCTGCGCGTCGCAGTGGTTTTCCATGTAACGAGTACTCTTGGCATGGCGACTAAGCCGACCGTCGCCGAGCATGGACCCAATGAGCAACGATTGAAGCTTGCCTTCGATTGGCGGCACATCGTGACGCATTGTCAAGTGGATCGTCTCGATCCCGTAACGAGTTCTCCACCTGAAAACATGTTTCGGGGTTGTGCCATTTCCTAGGCGTTCCGCGATTTGACGATCAGTCAGCTTCTCTGTCGCGTACAGACGGTGAAGCTCATCGGATGATATTGGGCAGATGACTGCTTTCATGCCGATTAGCGTAGTGCCGAGTAACGAAAAGGCAAGCAAAAATCATAGGTTTCAGCTGTTTAGAGATAAGAGTGAATCGGCGCCTTTGGCGGTTAAACTCAAAAGCCGAGCTGATCAGGCTCGGCTTTTGACGTTGTACTTATCATTGGGTTAAGAAACGCTGGAGTAGCTCAGACTGGATAGAGTCAGGTAGTGCTAATACCTGCGTCGCGGGTTCGAGTCCCGCCTCCAGCGCGTCTTACACCGACCGAGGGCCGATCACCATCACTGGGATCGGCCCTTAGCCGTTATGGTGCTCAGACGCGGGTGATAACCACGCGGGTCATGCCGCGGGGGTTAAACGCACCAATGCCGAGATTTTCAAAACAGGAAAAACCGATTGTCCTGGCTTTCGGGTCGTCAGCCGACAATACAGTAATTTCCGTTCTGACCGGGATACGACCGAACTGCTCGGGCTCGCAGCACACGTAGGCGAAGCCAGCCGGAACCAACCGCGACGTGATGATCTGAGCGCCCCACAGAACAGCCATGAGGCCGGTCTTGAGCAAGGACGCCTGGGTCTCGATGTCGAGGATGTCACGACCGAACTTACGGATGTCAGCGTAGTCCACCGCGTTCATGTAGATGCGAGCCACGCGCAAGTCGTGACGCTCCACCTCAGCAAACGCATCGGCCAACACTGCGGGCGAGATCGGCGCAACCACCGGCACGTCCGGGTTGGTCTGGCCGGGCAGCGTGTCGAAACCAGAGACAGCGATGCTGTCCATGATCGCGAACGTGCGCTCGTCTTCAGCGGCCTGGATCTGAGCCTTCGCCAGATCCTGAGCGCGCTCGATCAGATCGAACCGACGCTCCTTGATCTGAGTCAGGGGGATCTCAGGGTTCGAGGCGATCTCGAACAAGGGGAAGATCACGCGGCGTGGCTTCTGGATCGCGAGGATGTTTTCACCCTCTTCACCAACCACGAACGCCGTGACGTCCGGATCCTTGTCGTAGATCGGCAACGCGCCGTCGGGCAACTGCTCGACCAGGAAGGTCTTACGACCAACCGCCGAGTAATCGCGACGCAGACGCAAAGGTTGAATCATCGAAGCGGCGAGCTTCGCGCGGCCAGCAGCGGTCTTGATGTACTCGCTGATTACCTGTTGTTTAACTTCGTTGGATACTTGTCCCATGGCTTTTTCCTTAGCTCCTTGTCTTTCTTGCCTGAGGCTCAGACCCGGAGGTCCAATACTAGGAGTGAGGAGTTGGCGTCGGGGGCGACCTTGACGATGCCCATTAGGGTGTTGTTTGCGGGAGTGGCACTTTCATAGCCATCCGCACCAACGTTTGTCAGCAAGCCATTTGACGAAGCGTAGAGCTTGTCTCCAACTGCGTACGTCAGTGCAGCGTTGGTGGCGAGATTCTTCGTCTCGTAAACCGAGACGCCAACGCAACCGCCGTAGCACAGGTACGGAGCACGTCCCGAGGCGGGGCCTGGGGTGTTCTCGAACGCATTGCCGATAGCGTCGTTGATGAAGATACCAAGGGGCATCACACCAGCCGTATGGGCTGCTGGAGTTGCTCCGCCAATGTAGTTGTTGCCGACATCCGGACGCGTGAAGCATACGGAACCGCCGAGCACACCCACTTTGGTGATCCCCGCGAGGGTGGTTGATTTGTTGGACAAAGTCGCGGCGGATCCGGGAGGATTGGCCTGTGTGAAACCGTCCGGAGATAGCAGACCGACGCTGTTGCGGGTCACTACGTGGAGGATTTGCACACGACCAGAGGTCTCACGAAAATCACCTGAGCTTTGGCCGCCGATTGCGAATGACGTCATGATTGACTTTTCTCCTGAACGGGCGTGAAAGACTTGGTGCTGTACATCTGATTTGATCTGTCATCACTAGGCCCCGTATAAGGAGCCTAGTGATGAAAACGTCTTCACTTCAGGCCGAAGGCTCCACGAACATCGGGGGCCGACTGCCAGAGACTCGACAGATTGTCGACGCTCGAAGCACTGGCGGTCTTGGAACCACCACCTAGCTTGGACACACCAGCGGTTGGGCGGGTGCCCACCGTGCGGGTGCTCGCCGTGCGAACGGACTTGGCTTGCTTCTGCTGTTCCTGAGCAGCTTGTTCCTGCTCTTCCTGAACCTGCTGATCCTGATCGTCTTCAGACGCGAACAGGTTCTTGAGGGCCTCGTCTTCGGGACCCATCTCGCCCATGGCGTCGTCCATCTGGAACGGATCCATCTCGATGTCCTGCTCCGCCATCGGACCGCAAGAGTCCTGGGCTAGCATCTGATCGAGGTCGTGCTCTTGGGCGGCCATAGGAGCCTGCGGCTGCTGCATCGCCTGCATCATCTGCTGAAGCTGGGCCTGCATCTGCTGCATCTGAGCCATCATGTCCTGAGCGGCTTTCTTGTCAGAAACGGGCCAGTTCTTATTGGCCTTGGCATTCTGATCGCCGCCATCGCCATCTTCCTTGGCTTGCTTGGACTGCTCCTGCTCGGACTCCTCAGCCTGGCCCTGATCCTGGTCCTGCTGCTGGGCTTGCTTCTTCTCGCCTTGGTCCTTCTTGTCCTCGTCCTTGTCCCCGTCGTCGTCTTCCTTCTTCTTCATGTGCTCAAGGAACTGGGGAGGAACTTCGCCGCCCTGCTTGGACTGCTGCTGACCCTTGTCATCCTCGTCCCCATCGTCATCCTGGTCAGCCGCCAAACGCGCATGCGTCGCGATCAGCTCTTGATCGGGCACATACATGAGGGCAACAGCCTGGTCTTCGATGGCCGTGGCGCTGGCAATCTTCTTGCCACTGAGCATCAACGTCGCGACTGCAACGCACAGGTCAGCCTTCTTGAGGAGGACTTCCTTGGAAGCCGTCTTCTCCGAATGCTTGAACGTGTCACTGCGGAACTCGGGCATGCCGATTTCATCGCGCTTGACCTCGTCGCCGCTGTACTCCTGTTCCCATTCGTTGGGGGAGTGGACGTCCTCAGCAAAGTCGGACGGGTCACCCGTGACGTACTTGTCGAACGCCGGCTGTGGGTGATCTTGATTCATGGTGTAGATGTCTGCCTTCTTGATCTGGGCAGCCTTCTTTTGGACTTCCGTCCGGTTCCAAGTTGAGCGCTCTCGCATGGCAGGGGATCCTTTTCCTCAGGGCTGTGACTTTATAGATAGAAATTCTGGTTTACCGACCCGAGGAGTACAGGCGTCCTTTTTCGAGTAGCCTGCTTGCCTCATTGCCGGTTATCACCCGGCCTAGTACCTGACGACAAGCCGCCAGGTAGGTCTCATCATTCTCATATGGGGCTGTCCCGCCCACACTTAGGACAGTCCTATAAACTCTTGTTTCACCGGCCATCGAAGATTTCTTGGTCATCACGTCGAGAACTCGGGACAAGGCCAGGATCTCGATACCCGAGAATCCGGCTTTCTTCACCTGTGACCAGCCACCCTTCTTATGAAGCAGTAGGCCATAGAGAACCTTCTTCGCATGTGCCTTTCCAACAAAGGAAACCACGAATTTGGCTATGCGGCGCCACTGGGGCACCTGCATGGCTGACTTGATTAAGGACTCGTTCTGACGGTTCTCATCCACCGCCTCTTCGACCTTACCAGCCTCACCCTTGTTGATCTCGTTACGAACATGCTCGATGGCCTGCTCACGAATCGCCGTAGATAGGTCCTCCACCGCCTTAGAGATGGGGTCCTTGTCCTTGGGTTTCTCTGCGGGGGCAGCGGGGGCCTGAGCCGCCGGTTCCGCCGCATCATCAGCTGGGGCCGCCGAATCTTCTTGCTGAGCCTGGGCGTAGAGGTACCGGGCCGCTCTCGCCATGCTGCCGGGCTCAGCCACTGGGGCAGGCATGGTAAACGCCATGTGAAGTTTATTTTCCACAGAAGCAACGTCTACGCTGGACAATACGCTGCGCAGCACCGCACCTTTGAAAGCCGGATTGGCCACCCAAGATGCTTCGATGAAGCGGACCGAGTTCGGATCCGTATGGTGTCCACACAACTCGGCAACCTTGCGCTTGATGCCCCTCTCGTCCTTGAACTCACTGCCCTTGAAGAATCGGATACAGGCGCAGAGCTGGGTCTCATCCTTAGCCACGTTCCCGCACTTGGTGCAGGTGGTGCTTGAGGTGCTGCATCCCATAGAAAGGGTGCCAAGTTGACCGCTCTTGATCGCCTGGATCAGGGATGCGTGCTTCAGATCGTTGGCAATCAGAATGTCAATGTAGACTGAGTCCCCGATGTCACGAGCGGCGGCATCGATGATTCTCCCCCTAGACAGCTCGGGGAGCTGGACGTGCTCCACATAGGAATGCGCACCGATGAACGTCTTGAACGAGGCAAGGAGAAGTTTACGCTCGAAGCAGTCGTGGTTGTTGTTGATGTACTGGGAAGTCGCCGGAGTGACGTAGTAGTCTTGGTACTGACGATCAACCTCGAACCCATCTACATACTGCTTTCCCAGGGGACCTGGGGCACGATCAACATCGACCGATGCCACAATGGTGGCGTGACTGAGCATGTACTGACGGGGATCGTACTCCTCCAGTATGACCCTCGCGGTGCGCTTCTGGAAATTGGGTTCCGGAGACAATGCCGTGCGACGCATAGCATCCCACTCGGCAAACTTGATGCCGTGCTTCTGGACCTTAGCGTTCGCGAACTTCAGGAATGCCATCAAACAACCTCTTCCAGGAGGTTCCGGATACCATCGAGAGCTTCTTTGCCCTCGCTGTTCAAGTGACTCAGGGTGCTGAACAACTCCCTAGACAGGGCATGAGCCTCTTGGGAGATCCCCGGATTGCTGATCTTGGTCTGCTGTCCCAACCTGTCCAACAGGTCGCTCAACAGGTCCAAGCGCTTGGAGAACCTCGGGACATCGAGGTCCTTCATAGCCATCTCAATCCGGTTCAGCAGGACATCGGCCGCGTATCGAAACGCCACTTTCTGAGCGGGAGTTACCATCCGATCGGCTCTCCCTGTGGTCCCAGGATCGCATCCGTTTTGATCAGGAATAGGTCCTTGGGGCACGCAAACAGTCGAACGCGATTCCCCTCAGCCATCTTATACGTGGTGCGGCGCATCAGGGTGGAGCACTTCGGACACTTTGGCTTGCGGAGTTTGACCTCCGCTTGAGAGACTCGGTATTGACGATTCTGGGCAACCCAGTACGCGGCACTTTTCTTCGCATGCTGCTGGATGCGGAGGTCGGCCAGCCTGGACCCAACGAGGTAGAACTTCTCCACCTCAGAGCGAAGGCTGTCATCGTCTACGCCCTGTGCAGCAAAGCGATGCCACACTGAGTCGTATGCTGCCATCTCGTTGAGACCCTGACCCCACGCCTTCGCCAAGTGACTGTAGAAGCCCGCGGGTAGTTTGGAACCACTCCATGGCGATGCAGTCTTAGAAGCCCAGAGTGCTCTGGCCTTCTGTATGTCGTAGCTGTCGTAAGACTGATCGAATTCAGGAGGCAGGAACGTGGAGAGCTGAGGATTGACCCGAACGATATCGTCCGGGCTCACCCGTTCATTGGCATAAGGCCATTGAACGTCCACTTGGGCCAGTCCCCTGTGTACTGCAGTGACACGCCCAACGTAAGGGGATAGGGTAAACACGGGCGACAACCTTTGAACGGTGTCCCCTTGTTTGAATCCCTTCGCTAATTGCCAAAGGTCAATCATTTTGCCTCTTTAGACTGTGCAAGCAAGTATTTTTGGGCTGCTTCCACGGTTGACCCTTCGCTCTCGATGACACCTAGTACAATATTACAACGACTGTGAACCAATCCTCTTACACATTTCCCGCACGACCCGCGCCCGGGACAGCATTTTCGATCATGATCCACGACAACTGACTTGGCAGTCTTACCCTTGGGGAGCATGGGATTACTGCATATGGAGCACAGGCCTCCCTGCTTCTCCCACATACCATTGAAGTCGATCTTGTAGAATCGGTTTTTCCTCCCCAAAGCATCTCTTTCAGAGTGATCTTTAGCCCATGCCGAGGCACGCAATACCACACAAGATTTGCACTCCCTTTGGAGTCCACTTTTAACTCTTGGGGCGGGAGAGAAAGACTCTACATCCTTCGTCTCTCCGCACTTAGAGCAAACCCTAAATGGGCCTATCTGGAGTACTGTGGCTGGCACTGGTTACCTGATCACGGAGCCAGGGGGCGACCTGTGGTGGATTTACCATGGTCTACTGCGCTGGACTGGTCATCGGCATAGGCCTGCATGTACGGCTCGTCAGCTTCTGTCTGCACGGGAGCCATCGGGTTCTTGAACGTGTCCATGTACTTCTCGTCAGAGTCGCGCTGGACAACTTCGGCAGTCTTGATGCCGAGGACCGAAGCCTGACGGCGAGTCATGGAGTCAGCGCCAAAGGTGGCGGACTCCAGCTCATCGGCGAGCTTGTCGATCTGGTTCACCAAAGCCTTGGCGGCTTCGAACTTCATACCCCACGCTTCGTGATTCTCCTGAACCACGGACGCAATGCGGTCCAATCGGGCCAGGAACTTTTCAGCCTGGGCAGGGTCGAATTCAACTTTGTTTGACATCGTGTTCCTCGCAGTTTTGGATGCAGTAACGGTAAGTAAGGTCTCATCTTCAGACACGCCAGCAAGGCGTGCCAGCAGGTTGTTGTACTGAGTCGGATGCAGAGCCGCATCGTAGTTCTCAGTCCGGATGGCAAGGTCCAAGGCGGCCCGCAATTGGGTGTCCCGAACGATCCCCTCAAAAGGAGCAGACAACATGGAGGACTTCAGCCAGCCCTTGGCGGACTTGAGAATCCGAGCGAAGTCATCTTCCCCCAGATCCCTAGACGCAGGTTGTTCCCAACTCGCGTAGGGTTCCGTTTGGTTGGGGGCAATACCCCAATATACAGCTGTTCTACCCATCGCAAAAGGATTGGGATAAGTAGAAAACGGATGTCCCAGGTGACGAACTACCACCCTGGATGCAATCAATCTCCCGGAGGCAGTCCTACTAGAGAAGTCGTCCCATAGGCCCTCGGCCGACTTGGACAACTCCTCTGGCTTGTTCCTCTGTAGGTCGTAACGGGGAGGCTTCACAGGCTCCTGTGGCTTTACAATACCCATGTTGGCCAGCCGCTCCGAGGCGCTGAGTGGCGGATCCAAGTCTTTGGCGCCGTTCTTGAGCTGCTCAGAGTACTTGGCGTAGTCCTCTGCAGATTCCTTCTCAGCTTGACTCTCATGCTTGAGGTATTTGCTCAGTTCCTTCGGGTAGTGCTTGGCTGCCTTCTCGTACTGCTTGTTGTCGTCCTCATCCAGAAGCTCTTGGACTCGGGATTGCTTGCTCGGAGCCAGGGTTGAGATCTGCTTCATCACCCTCGTTTTGAATGTCAGGGCTGTGTCCTGGGACAGAAGATTGGACGGGTAGCGCTCCGCTTTACTGCGCAGAAAATCTCCCGCCTTGATGAGTCTCTTAGCGATCACATCAGGCGGCTGGAACTCTGACACTGACTCAACAGCGTCTGGCTGTAGGAACTTCTTCCTGGCTTCCTTGTAGTCCTGTGCCTGAAAATACCCGACGGCCAACCGTTGGACCGCGGGGTCCTTGGATGCAGAGAGGATCTTCTTGATGTCCCTATCTGATACCGGAGGGGCTTCAGCCTGCTTGGTGAGGGAGTCGAGGTCCTGATCGAACCGATTCTTCTCCTTTGGCTTCTTCTCCTTTGGAAGGGCTTTGGGCTTTGGCTTCTTGGATTTTGCCTTACCATCTTTGCCCTTCTCAGCAGGCTTAGCTTCGGGGGCTTCTTCGGTCTGTGGCTGGGCTTGCTCAGGTGCCACGGGAGCTGGCGCGGACTCCTCTTCAGAATCTGGCTGCTCAGGTTGAGGAGCTGACGCCCCGATCGTGTTGTAGAACAGGGCCTCAGCTCTGTGGGCTGCCCGAGTCTGCCTCTCCTCTGGGGACTCGTCGGTGCCAGTCAGCATGAAATCTGACATGGCGTCTGCCAGGGCCTGCGGAGCTTTGGCTTTCTTCTGCAGGTTCTGAGAAATAGCCTCTTTGGCGGCCAGGCTCATGGCCACGGTCTTGATCTGATGCTTCCTTAGCTCCTCAGCTTGCTCTATGGGAGGAAGCTGTTCGAAGGGCACCACCGACCCATCCTTTGCCTTTGCCGTTTTAGGGGGTGGCACGCTGTTTGGGTCGGTGGCGTAGAACTTGGAAGCCTTCTCTCTCAAGGAATCAAGTTTGTCGGTCGGCACGTCGATCGATTTGGCGACGTTGTAGTCGGACACCAACGCATGCACCTCATCCGGATGAAGAGGCGGATTACTCATCATCAGCTTGGCGGCAACTGCCGTTGGGAACGAATGGGTGAGCAGATTGATAGCCGCGTGCTCCTCGGCCTTAGATACTGGGCGCTTCTGTGGGACTGTCGGAGCCGGTGCCTCTTCCTTAGGCTTGGCCTCTTCCCCGGGCTTGGGGGAGGCGGGAGTTACCACATCCTTGCCCGCCGGAGCTGGCGCCACAGGCTTGCCCTGACCGGGCTCTAAAGGTTTGGGTTTAGCAAGACCCTGAGCAGGATTTTTCTCATTCTTGGGCTCAACAGCAGGAGCCTGCTGAACCTTGGGCTGTTCCTGCTTTGGTGGAGCCTCCGACTTAGCAGGGGCTTCAGGCTTTGGCTTCTTCTCTGGTTTGGCCTTAGGCTGATCCCCCAAGGTCAAGACTCGATACAGGTCCTTGATGGTTGATACGCCCGGTGGAGCTGTCTTCCCCTTGAAGAAAGGGGCCACGGACATATCCGGATTGCCCCGTATCAGAGGGGCAAAGTTTGTGTTGTTAGGATCAGCGACACCCTTCATGAGCGTGTCAAACTGGGGATCCTCCCGAGCATAGTCCTCAAGGGCCTTCTTGGCCTCGTACTCAGCCGGGGTTCCAATCGGCCCTTGGTTCTTGGGCTTCTTGGGCTGCTTCTTCTCCTTCGGGGCCGTCTCTTTAGGGGCCGTCTCATCCTCTTCCTCGTCCACGGCTTCATATGTGCCGGGGGACTCTTTGACGGTCTCCTCACTGACAGGCCCAACCCATCCAGTCTCCTTGTTCCTAACACGGACCTTCTTGGACTTGGGCTTCTTGATCTTTTGAGCGACGCCCTCTCCAGGCAAGCTATCCTTGGCCCAACGGGATAGGACTCTGGACCCTATGGAGCCACCAATGTCCTTGAAATTCTTGGACAGATCCTTGTCCGAGGTATCCAGATCCGGGTCCTTGTCCGTTTCGATACGCTCACGCCTCTTATCATGGCGCGGTGGCTTGACCTTAGGAGCTGGCCGAACCAGGCGTTCGGTCTCCTCGTCTTCCAACTCGCCATTATCCTTCGTGGCCCTACGATCCATCTCGTAGTATCAGAAACATCGAAAGAAAGACTAGAACCGGCCGTCCTCAGGCTCCGGGGGAGGCTCCACCTTTGCCAGATTCAGGGACTTGATAACCTTGTCAGTGACATCGGTGCCGTTGATGACCTTGTCCGCCAGCCCGTTGTACACGGCTCGAAGCAACTCGTTGAACAGCGCGTCGTTGACCGTGAATAGGTCGCGCTCCAGCTTGACCCGAGTGTCGTCCGGGTCGATGTTGAACATCTCCAGGATGAGGGAGATGTCAATTGACCCCTTGTTGTACAGGTTGAACAAAGCGTCGTAGGTATCTTGTGAGTCGCGCAGCGGCAGTCTGGTGAAGGACAGCCTTGGGTAGAGAACCACTTCCCCACCCCACTCGTTCTTCTCAACGAATCCCTTACGGCGAGCCACCGGCTTGAATAGGTAGTTCTCGACGTATTCCTGAACCATCTCCCGAAGGAACATGTACCGGGTATTGATCACTTCCAGCTTCAAGCGGTCCCCAGAGTAAAGGGTCTCGCCAGAGAGCAGGCTTTCAGTGACTCCCAACCCCGCGTACAGTTGCTTGTCCGTGATCTCATACTCACCGGACAGATCTAGTAGGCGATCACGTGCGCCCATTTCTTCCCAGTGAATCTCATAGTTGGCAATGATGGAATAGTCAGGGTCGACTAGAGACAGGTCCACCTGTTCTCGAAGGTCCTGGACGTCTGCATCCGAGATCCTGTCCCCCCAAACGATGCGCTTAGGAGTCATTGCTCTGGAAGCAATTTGAGTCTGAGCCTGACGTAGCTTCTCCCGGTACATCAGGGTGCGCAGCACGCGGTCCAAAATGCTTTGACCCAAGTCCTCACCAGCCCCGCGACGGCCCGCGAGATAGTAGCAGAACGAACCCTCATCCGGATCCATGCCCAAAGGGATCAACTTACCCTGCTCAATGTGATCTCGGACCTCTTCTGGGATCTCCTGAACCATCTCTTCAGCGAACGGATCTCCAGCCTTGGCTTGCTCAATGAGCGCCCGATCTCTATCGGCCGGGATCAACTCGATGCGCATCTTGTCTGTGAAGCTGAAGGTGGTGACCTTGACCTGATCGATCGGAAGAACGATCAGCTTGTCCCATCCCTGGTAGTGCTTCTGGTAGTAGGCAAGCTCCTGTTCCTCTCGGTCCGACTTCTCGATCAAGGCCGAGTCTGGCTCTTCCACCGCCTCCCCGTCGTCCGTAATCACTGACTTGGTGCCCAAGTCCTGCTTCTCGTACCCCAAGTCATCAGGGACATCCACCGAGGAATCTTCAGCGAATGCGAAGACAGACCCGTCCAGCCAGTAATGGTGGACCATGGTCACAAGCCGTGGGAACAGCTTGATCCGATCACACATCTGAGTGAAGAACCAAAGGATGTAGTTGGCGTATGAGTGAGCGTCTTTGAACCCCTCAGGACACGTGGTCGGCTTGGGGGTGGCCAAACGTACCTTCGACAGAGGCAGTTCAGTGTGCAGATCAATGCTCTGCCCAACGATAGGATCGGTGTTGTAGAAATGGCGGTAAAGCTCGCGCTTCTCGCGCAAGCTTTGGGGCAGCTCTAGGAAATCCGTGGACAGCTGGGGAGAGAAGAACTGGCCAGCTGTGGCCATGGAGGTATTCATACTCCCATCGTTCGCCTTCTTGACGCGGCGGGCTTCCTTCTCCTTGTCAGTCAATGAGGATACGGCGCCCTTCGAAATGTAAGGGCGGTTCACAACCTTGGTGGAGGGAATGACAACCGACGCGTTGCGCGGCACATTGGTGAAATTCTTAGGCATCAGTCTTCAGCCTCTCTTGACGAGGCAGTCTCTTCGGGTACGTCGAACCCGTCCAACTCTTCCCCGTACATGTTGATCAAGGACTCCACGGGGGATTCAGAGGCCTTAACCTCAGTCTTTACAGGTAGTTTAGTAGCTACCTGGTTTTCGGCAGGAGCTGGAGTCAAACGCCTCAAGACCTTTGACATGTGGGCTGTGCGAGTTGCCCCTTGGTTTGCCATGCCAGAAAATCGAATCCACGCGTTGGCGTACTGCAGATAGATCGAGGTGTTGTCGTCAGGAGGGGCGCGGCGAACCCTGTGATACAGGGCTTGGGATAGCACATGGATCCGAGCGAATTTTCCCTGTAATTCCTGGTGAATCTCAGAAATTTCCGAGACTATGGCAGGGGGCTCCATCTTCTCTGGCGAGCTGTACATCATAGGCTGGTCTGGATCCCAAGGTAGAACTGGTTCACTGGGGCGGGGGTTTGAACCACGAAGCCAGTGAAGAATGCAGGGGCAAACGGAAGAGCTACGCCTTGACTGGCCTCATCCTCTTTGGTCCAAAGCCCCCTCCTGGAGAAGTACAGTGGATCCTTAGGGGAATACACCAATGGTACAAGAGGCCCAGCCAATCTTGAGGCATAGGTATACCTTTCGTAGCTGGACGTAGAAATCATAGCGTTGCCCGCCATCATCACGGCAGACGCCGGGTACACGATCTGGCTCCGGGTCATCCCAGTAAACTGGTCAGCCGATTCATCGCTACCCCAGATCATGAATCCCCCGTAAAGACCCTGAGAGTAGGACACTACCGGTTCATCCAGCGTGGAGTTGACCCATTGAACTCCCTGACCTCCCGCCCATCCTCCCTGTAGCATTGCCGAATCGACAGTGACGCAATGGGCATCCCCCTTCGAGAAAACCACGCAATCACGCCCTCGAACTATGTCTAGGCCGTGAAAGTCGACTGCGAATGAGCCCACTGGAGGAGGAAATGCCATCAGATTGCCGTCTGCACCATCAGGTAATTGTTGTTGGTGCTGTTGGGGGTTTGCATGATAGACCCAACTAGGAAGTTGTTGGCTCCGCGTGGATCACCCGAGATCGTCCATTCGTCTTGTGGTGTCCACAGCCCTCTGAGTGAGAAGCGCAGACGCTCCCCAACCGTGTACACGTTGGGGATAAGAGGCGGAATCAACCTTGACTGTAAAGTATATTTCTCATATGCCACGGTCGATATGATCCATGTCCCGGTTGCCGCCACTGCAAACTTGTAGGTTGGCTGATTGCCAGTGTAAGCCGAGAACTGGTCTGCTGACTCATTTGAGCCCCAGAGGAGGAATCCCCCGTATGTACCATCTGAATAGGTCGCCACGAAGTTGTCCACCCCCGTGTTAGCCCAAGTGACCGCTTGCCCTCCGGGCCATCCACTTGCAGCCATGGCGTCGTCAACCAACACGGGGACCGTGAGGTCTGTCACCAGAACAATCAAGTCTCGTGAGCGTGGGATATCCATCAGATCGACACCTGGATAGTCATGAAACCGTTTCTTTCAGGGGTTGGCTGCTGAACCACGAAAGCAATGTAGTAGGAATTGGGAGCCCTCGGGTCACCGGCAAGAGTCCATTCATCCTCCTTGGTGAACAATCCCCTGAGGCTGAATACCAGTCGATCACTCGCATTGTAGGGGATCTCTACTAGAGGTCCACCTCCTGTCCTGGACGCATAGGTGTAACGCTCAAAGTTAGGGGTAGCGATGATCCATCCTCCAGCCCCCAACACCACATATCGATACGTGGGTTGGTTTCTGGTGGTTCCTACAAACTCATCGCTGCTCTCGTCTGAGCCCCAGAGAGCGAATCCCCCATACAACCCATCTGACCGGGTAACCAGCAGCCGATCCCCTGAGGGAGGAGCCCATTGGAATCCCTGTCCGCCAACCCACCCGTCAGCGGCATCCTGATCCGTAACATCCACGGTCAAGGTGGCCCCCTTGAAGAAGACGATCACATCACGGGTGCGGGCAATCTCTGTCATACCGGCTGCTCCTTATCGGCACTTCGCGCTTGCCCCCACGCCATAACGACGTTCTTGAGCAGCTCAAGCTGGGCGTGATCCCCCGCCCCGATTTTCCCCCACGAACCACCAAGCTTTCGGAATACTACCCGGATGGACGCGTAGTCCCGGGCACCCAGCATGATGGTGTCCGACACAACGTGTTGAACCATCTGCTGGATGACCTGGTTGGCAAACTGCTTGGGTTTGGGTTGATCCATCTATAGAGCCGAACTTCAAGAAGATCCTCTACCTGGTCCCTCGAATCACCCGCGGCCGGGCGACGGCAGCTCTCCTGCCAGCGGCTCCGCCTGGACGATCCCCAAACCCACCGTGGCTCCTGGCACGCATCATTTGGTAGTTGCGGGACGACAGAGCAGGGGCGGCACGTCCCTGCATACCCTGACTACCGCCGTACACGAACTTCTCGTTCCTGGCCCGTTCTGACGTCAACCAATTGGCGCGCACGTACGCGTCACTGAAGTCATCGTGAAACCCAGCAGCCTCTGGGGCGGCCACGATCACAATGTTCTTGGAGGACTGTTGAGCCTGCAGGGTGAGAAGTTCCTGGATGTGGGAGGAATGCTTTTTCCCTCCCTCCACCGGGATCGGGTAGTCATACAAGCGCAAGCCCTTGTCGAACATCATCAGCTTGGTGTTTTGGTAGATCCTCGACGCCAAGTCCCTGGTGAAGTACTCGCTCTTGAACTGGGTCAAGCCCCTCTTGAGCAAGGACTGCTCCAGAGGAATGCCGTTCCAGCGGTCAAACAGGCCATCAGTGATGTAGAACCGCTTCGTGAGCTTCCAGATCCACTCGGAGATCTCATCGAACTCAAGACGAGGCACGTCCCCCAAGGTCCTGCAGTACTCTGTTGAGTAGTGGCCCTCCAGATGCGGATTGGTTTCTCGCCAGTCTACGCCAGCCTTCCAGATCTCGTGATACACAAGCTCCACTCGGCCGTTGATAAGCCCCGTGATGCAGATAGCGGTGGCGTCGTTCATCAACCCGATATCGATCCCCATCTGGTATGGGTATCTGGGAATGCCCATGAGCTGGGGACGTGAGTTGAAATCTACGCACTCCATGAGGTCAACTTCGCGCTCAATCCAGGCTCGAACTCGATCACTGAACTCCGCCCCGTGCTCGGTCATGAACACGGTGGGGTCTTCATGGTACTTCTGTTGGTAGTACTCGGCCGGAACGGTTGGGTTGATCTCCCAAGTGGGGGCCTGAATGGCCAGCATGTTTTCCGAACCTGGGCCTTTGGTCATCGCCAAATGGTACAGCTCGTAGAACTTTCCCGTCTTGTTCAATGGTGACGAGATGGATATGACCCGTGACTCCACCGGGTAAGCCGTGCCGTCCGCCTTGACCATCGGCATGCCGGTTTTGGGATTCTTGGGGGAATAGGTAGCGGTAGACGGGGTGACGGCGTCATAGATGTCCTTGGCCGAAGATTGCCCTTGGTCCTGGTAGTGGGCCATCTCGTCCATGATCACCACTGCGTTGGAGTGACCACGAAGGCCCTTGGCAACGCAGCTCTTGAAAGTGACGCGCAGCGTCGCCTTACCGTTGAAGCTGGTGAACTTGCCGTTCTGATGTCTCGCTGTTGGACCGAACCTTTCGATGTCATACGGGGTTCGGAACTGAATGTGGCTCAAGGTGTTGTTCGCGATGTGCGGCTTGAAGTAGTCACACTTAGCCAAGTGAGTGGTCACCTCATTGAAGAGAATGCCCGCCTGTTCCTTGTCGGTAGCCACGGAAACAATCTGGATACGGTTGCCGTTTGGGAACCCGTAGTAGGCCTGAGGGTTGTACAAGTTCAGCAGCCGGTACACTTCGTAGCTGGCGAAGATGGAGCTGAGGGTCGTCTTGCCACCACGGCGGCCGATACTCAGGATGAGCTGCCTACGCTCCCTGTCTTGCTCCTTGATGTTGCATCGCCCCTCATTGTAGAGGAAGTGCAGGTACTCCAGCTCGGTGAAGTGGTACAGCACCTTGGTGCCGAGCATGTCCTTGATCTCGATCGTCTTCTCCTTGTCCTCCAAGGGCATGAAGTAGTAGAGCTTGACCAAGAAGCGCTGGACCGGGTAGAGCTTCATGGACAGGCCCCATGATTGCTCAATGTACTCCAGGATGTTGAAAATCTTGGGCTTGAACGGTCTCACTTCGTCGAGCACAAACTCAGCAGATGGGTTCGCAGCTACTCGTTCAGCGTCTTCCCGTTCAGCGTCTCGTATCTCGATCTGTTTCTTACCTAGTGTGCCAGCATCGCGAATCAACTTTGCGATGCCTTCCCCGGAGGGTTTCTTTTTCGGTGCCATGTGTTACCAATAGACTCGCCTCACCGCACTAGCTCAGCTGCCTTCTCTTCCCAACCATCCATCACGGAGGTCAACTTGTTGAAGAACAGATTGTACTGCTCGGCATTGAGCGTCTCCACACCGGCGGTCTGGACCATGTCGATCATCATCTTGATCACCCGCTGGAACTTCTCACTGTATACATCAATCTGATCAACGCCTATTTTGCGCATCTCCAGTTCAATGTCGGCTATCTTCTTGAGTGCGTCGATACGCCGACTTGAAATGGGGCTACTGTCCTTACCCAGCTTTTCGTTCAACGAACGCTGGTAAGCCATGACAGCTTGCTCCCTAGCTATCTCCATCTTCAGAGCATTCAGAAGGACCATTGGGTCCCTACCATTGGCGCTCTGCACCACTGGGTTAGCGGAAATGAAGCGCTCTCGCTCCTCCGCCGTAGACTCATAGTATTCGATGTCCTCCTGAGAAGGACGGGATGGTGCCCCTCTGCCCGTCGCCTGTGGTCTAGGTCTGGGAGACATCGCGCGCCCTCCGGCGGCTGCCGTAGTTTTTGAATGCATGAGGACTACCTGGTTAGCGGAAACCGGTACCGCTGGCTTAGAGGCCTCTAGGTCCAGCAGCTCTTCCAGTTCTTTGTCAAATGGATCTGGCATGGCTCACCTACTGACGGGCTTAGTACCACCACCACCGCCTGTCTCGATCAGATACTGACTGAGATTCTTGACGGTGTCGTACCCCTTGTCCTTCGGGATCTGATTGTGGATTGCTTTCTCCATGTCCCGGTACCCGTTGACCACGTAGTTCAACATCATGACGTTGTTGGCGTTGGCATTGAACACGTCTGAAGGGCGGATGTCTTTGCTGTCTGGCTTGATCTGGTCCTCACGCCCGCTTTCGGACTTGGCGTTGTTCTTGACCACGCTCTTAGATATGCCCTTCTGAGAGTTGATCGGGAACACCAGGTCACGCGTATCCTTACGCGCCCCGGGCACCTGATCTGCCCGCCTCAAAAAGCGAGTGGCTACCTTCAGAGATAGGAGAGGATGGTTCACAGCTTGATCTTCCCGGTCCCAAACATCAGGGTGACGTCTCGGACCACTTCCGCAGCCTTCACATCAACCTGCATTTCGTTCTGCATCTGGAACTCATCGATCATGGATGCCCCGTTGTTCACGAGAGACGCGTAGCTGATCTCCGTAGAATTTCCTGAAGCCAGTATCTCACGCTGTTGGGCGTACTTGTCCACGTATGGAGGCTCATGAGCCAACTTCTTGTTGAGCTTGGAGCAATAACCGTTCTTGACCTGATGGACGCAAGATCCGCACTTGCTGCCGGTTTTGACGTACTCCACCAAGCGTGTGCCGTGAAGCCTGGAGGCCTCGTTGCAACCCTTGCCGTAGTCGTCATACGCCGTTGGGTCCACGTAGTAGATCCCCTGCAGCCCTTGCTCGGCCAACACAGTCTTCAGCTCCGCCTTAGACGCTATGAGGTCACGAGTCTCAAAGCTCGCGGTCAAGGCCTCCATCAAGTCGTTACCGTACAGGCCCTCATTCATGAACTGAGATGCCTTCTTGATGATCTCACGACGTGTCAGCCCGCTCGTTTTGTGGTTTACCGTGTTGCCATGGAAACCGCTCATCATCCCCATACGGGGCGCCGCGGTCTGAATCTGAGGGGCCTTACGCACTTCATTGTAGATTGCGCGTAGGGCTGCGGTCGGGGTATCCCCCCAGCTGCTTGCCGTTCTGTTGTCCCATTGAGGCAGGCGCCCAGCGATCCGATGCTCAGTGAGTACAGCTTCTACGGTAGCAAATGTGAGGGGCTTGCCAGCTTGACCAGGGGTCAACCCAAGCCCGGCTTGCTTAAGCAGTGGGCGCCAATACTGGTTGGTCCGCACCAACAGGCTATTGTCGAAAGCCAACTTCATGCTGGCCACCAACTCTTCATGGGACAACCCGCCGGACATCTCACGATGCAAGAAGTTCAAGACCGAACGGGCTTCCAGAGCCACCTTGTCCTCAGCCTGCTTCTTACGAAGAAGCGAGGTAGCCTGTACCAGCTTCTCCTGAGCCACCTCAGGAGCGATCTGAATCTTGGGCTGATGATTGGTTCCCTGCCCCACATACGTCTGGCCCGAGGCCACAATCGTGGAATCGGAAGCCAGATAGGCACGGCGGATGCGCTCCTTAGGCTCCATGCCAGTTGAGGCTTGGATAGAACGACCGCGAGCTGCTTGAGCCTTCTCAACGAGTGAAGCCAAGCGCGCCGTGTAGGGCACTTCGGTTACCAGTTCCCTGTGAAACTGACTGCAATGCCCAGGATCGTTAGCTTGGGCAGTCTGGCAATGAGAGCACCCACTGCAGGCTTCCTTTGACAACGTGTACTGGGCCGTAGAAGCATACTTGCTGATGAACGCCTCAGCCTTGGCCTTGTCCACCCCAGAGAAATCTTCAGCCACGATGTAGTAGCGCCCCACCAAACCGCGTTCATCTAGGACGCTAGCCAATACGTCCCGGTACTCCCGCAGGGTGTCCAACGGATAGCGCTTCGCCAAGGACTCTTTGAATCTGGTCAGGTCATTTGACTGCATGAGGGCAAGGCGAGCCACCTTGGCGATCTCTTCCGCCTGACCACGTAGGCGGCCGTGCTCCTGACTCATGTCCCCCATCGTCTTAGGGTTCGAGATCCCCATAGTCGGAACGGGTACAACATTCGGGATCAGGTATGTGGTGGGGGACTCTCCCTCTCGTGCCCAAAAAGCTTCGAGGTCTGGTTGGATGTCCAGGTTCTGCTTAGGCAGATGGTCCTGTTTCCTGTACTCAGACTCGTCCACTTCCAACCAGTCAAGGTTGGCCACCGAGGCGTCTTTCAAAAACGTAGTAAGGTCTAGATCAGCCATGGTTCAGCCTTCCCTAACGTAGGGTCCTTGTTCATCACGTTGGTTGGTGTCGTCAGGACGCATGTTGCGAGTATTGTAGTCCCACTTGATGTAAGGCTGAGTGCCTTGCTCAAAACGGTATCCAACCCCGGGTTGTACATCCATCTTGGATTCAAAATCGTTGCGAGGATCTCCACTAGGAATCTCGGAGTCCCCGCGCACCGTGTTGAACTGGTTAGAACCCTTGTCTCCACGATAGTAGTCAGACCTCGCAACCCCCGGCTCCCCATCATTGGGAAGCTCGGAGTCAGACTTCCAATCCATGGCCGTGCGACGGCCTACTGATAGCTCGATCGATGGGGTGCTATCGCTCTCCTCATCCCGAGTCTTTCCTGCTGGGTCACTTGGCAATTCAGCGTACGGCCCAAACACTCCCTTGCCGTCGGGATCCGGGTTGGCGTACCCTCCGGCTCCTTGGCCATGGGCGTCATTCCCCTCACTGTAACCGAGCCCAAAATCATAGCCCTCAGTTCTGGTGGGGTCAGTGTTCGAATCCGGGATACCAGATGTGGCAGTCTTCTCTGGCTGCTCATTCTCCCATTCCGACTCGTAGAGGTACTCGTTCCCGACCCCATCGCTCTTGCTCCAGGGATCATTCATCGACTGAGGTTCCTCGGTATTGTACGAACCGAATGGACCCGTCTGATCCACGTCCCCTCGATCGAGGTGCTGAACCCGTGGCCCAGGGAGAGTCTCAACCGGCACAGAGGAATTGGAGAACCTCATCAAGATTCGATCTCTCAGTGTCAGAGATGCAGTCTTGGTGCGCTTGGCAGACTCACTATCGGATCCATCAGACCCGTCTGGGATTTCTGAGCTAGAGGAATCTGGCTCATGGGCATCCTTGAGATCAGCCTTGTCCCCTTCTTCAGCTGCCTCGTCTACGTCATCCTCGGATTCCCCTTCCGGGTCCTCCAGATTCTTGTCCGCCTCTCCAACCAAGCGCTCGACCTCTTCCAAGTCCTCTTTCTCAAGCTCGGCTAGCTTTGGCTTCCAATGAGGGGCGTGCAACTCATCATGGATGGTATCAGCAACCGCCGAGATGGCTTCACACGCCCCGTAAAGGGAAGCACGAACGTCCTTCACGGACATCACGTATCCACGACCACCAATCAAACCGTCCGGAGAGATGGTCACCGACTTGAGCTTAGTGAACTCCCGGTGAGCGGTCATCGCATGCCCGAGAGCCACGCTCAGAGCAAAGGACATCTTGGCCAAAGGCTCCAAGGCCTTTGGGTCATACTCGTATCCTTTGGGGATAGCCCGCTTCAGGTGCCCTCCCACTTCATTGTCCACGCCGCTCCCGCCACTTCCGGTCTCTTGCTGAGACGAAGGTGGAACCTCTCCCGCTACGCGCACCTGTCCCTGAAGCCCTGCAAGCTTCATCTGGGCCTCTAGAGATTTCTTCTCAGAAGCCTGGACGTGGCGGCGTAGTCTGGCCAAGGTTTTCTTTCGTGCTTGCATTCAGTTTAGCCCTTGATGGGATCTCCGTTGTCATCGAACAAGCGCTCAATGAAGTAGCTCCCGTCCGCTTCCTTCTTGAGTGCCCACAAGTCCCGATCACTCTTGTGTACCAGGGTGTCAGAGGACAGACGAATGAATGGTTTCAGAGCAGCCACAGAAGCAACCTTGGTCCGGCCTGTGGAGGGCGGTTTCAAGATGTGGGCCTCACGAGCGAACAATGAGTCAAGACCCGGAGATCCAGACACCTCCATCCCGCCCAGGTCAAAGTTGGCCCGGCCAGGATTTCTGGTAGCTAGACGCAGCACTTCCTCATTGCTCAGATCGAAATCATCCATTGGTCGCCTCACGAGATGTTGAGTGTCACCGGTACGTCTACCGTCATATTGTCGCTGTACCCGGTAATCCTGAGAGTTTCGGTGTACACACCGACCCCCATACTGTTTGAAGGGGCTACGACTACCGTTATGGGCTGAGTGCCACCACCATTGATGGACCCATACACGGGAGCAAAGCTCACCAGCCAAGGAACCCCTGTCAGCTTCCGGATCTGGTAGTCCAGAACTGAAGTGCTGGGACCGCTGTTAGCTAAAGAGATCTGCTGGGAAGGAATCGAAGGGAAGGGGCCGCTCAACGGGGCCGCCACATTGAACTGCAGACTGACCGGGCTAGGTGCAATCGTGGCCTTAGGTCTCACGATCACATTGACCGGAATCGTCTGGGGGCTATTGGTAGCCTCGTTGCTCTGCACCGAAAGTGCCGCGGCATAGGGGCTGCCAACAGCCAACAAGTTGGTGCTGTCCACCGAGACGTTGAAAGTGCCCGAGGCATGGGCTACCAGGCCTCCGACATTTGCTGGCACCGGGAACACGTAAGGGGCAGAGCTGGTGACCGTCGCCGACAGCAAGGACCCTAGGATTCCGTTGTTGGTGAGCAGGACCGGGATAGCCGAAGAGACTCCGCGTCCCTCGTCCACCACGAAGGTCATCGAGACCTCGCTCAGCAGGATTGATGGAGTGTACGCAGACTGCACCTCTGCAATCGAATCGGCCATTGCCTGGACCACTTCGCCGGGGATGGGGATCATGTCCACCATCCTCCCGTACGGGGTGATCACGTCACGGATCTGGGTGCTAACCACGGCCTGGGACACGTCCACGCGCGTAGTCCAGCGCCACGCCCCCGTGTTCATGGTGAGCTGGTACTGGTAATCCTGAAAGCGTAGTAGGGATTGGATCGCCAACGAGAAGTCCTCGTTACAGGCGAACTCATAAAAGAAAACCGGTACTGGGCAAAGACCCGGAAAAACTCCCTTGTGAAAACGCTCCGGGTAGAGGTCATCTAACCGGAGCGTTCTATGCCGTAAAACCGATAGTCCAACAGTTGCAAGGAGCCTTTTGCAGTGGAGCGTCGACCAAAACTGACTCCACCGCGGATAGGGACCTTGCGTCCTTTTTCAATTACGCTGGGCCATAAGGAAAAAACCAGCGAAAACGTAGGAGGCTAAGCCATGGAAATCCGTGTAGCTATAGTCCTATGGGTCACCTGGGTGTTGATACCCGTTGTTGTGATCCTTTCTTCGGTGTAATATAAACCGGCCCCAGCTTTGTCTGGGGCTTAACTAAGCCCAGTTCTCTCCGCGCTTGAGCTTTCCAACCAGAGACAGGCAAATCCCAAACTGCTCGGACACCTTCCTATAAGGGGTGCGTAGAGCTAACAGGGCACGAATTTCTCGGACCTTCTCCGCGTCCAGCTTCCCCGAGCGCTCAGATGGTCGGCGTGAACGATTGTGCTCAGTTTGGGTCATCCAACGGCAGTTAGCACCCCAGCCCTTCTCTAAGCACTCAGGACAGTGCCCGCAGCTGTAGTGCCCATTGTGGTCCAAGCGGCCCATGGTGTGCTTCTTTGATGGCTTCACCCCAACATCTGCCAGGAACCCTTCAAAGTTTCCCAACCACCACCGGCACATCGTGATCCCCACGGCCCCATAGCGAGCGTAACCATCGTGGTTGACGTTGAAACAACGCGTCTTGATCGCGCTCCAAGTCTTGTATTCGGGTGTTTGAGTTGAACCGTGCGTGGCGTTAGCGTGCGTTGAACCAGAAGGGTACGGACGCTGATTGGCGCGTTGCTCCTTCTTGGTAGCCCAGCGACAGTTCTCTTTCGAGTATGGGCCGTCGTTGTCGATTCTATCCAGGGAGTGCTGTGAGCTTGGGCGCGGCCCCATATCGGCATAGAAGCGGGGGAAGCAGTCGATCCATTCGGGACTGATGGTGATGCCACGTCCGCCCCAGCGGGGATAATTCGAGCTGCGTGGGTTGAGGCACCTATCCTTCATACCGATCCACGATTGATACTCTTTCGTGTGGATCATCCCATGTTTGAAGTTGGTCTTACGCGTATGATCAACCTCCCGCAACGCCGCCCCTGACGTCCCATCAGCCCTTCGATTCGCGGCCTGCTCTTCCCACGTCGCCCAGCGAACATTGCTAGGCACGTATCCCGCGTCGTTGTCGATGCGATCCAGTGAATGACCCTCGGAAGGACGTGGACCGACATGCCTCAGGAATGCAAGAAAATCGTCCGCCCACTCAGGAGCGATCGTGATCCCACGCCCACCATAATGCGGAAAAGCCCGATGATTTGGGTTCAAACACCGGGCCTTGATCTGCTGCCAGCAGCGATACTCAGGAGTCCTACTTAGGTTGTGCTTGAGGTACATGCGTACCACTACACCAACCATAGAAAGAGTTTGAACACATTTTGAAAGTGCCTAAAGGCAACGGTCTACGCCCCTATTAGCCCACTGAGGCAAACTGACCGCTCTAAGAATGTTGAATTTTTTGGAAGAAATGGAAGAAAAGATTTTCTCGTAAGGACGGTATTTCTCATCCGTTTCGGCGTGACCCTTCAGTCTCTCCACCGCCTTGAAGAACCGGTGCCGGACGCGTCCTTGGGTCAGGTTGAGCATGTTCGCTACTTCACTCTGGCAGGTTGTCTGCCACATCCCCACCAGGATGTTGATGTCGATGGCTTCGAAGATGTCCTCCAGGTCAGCGCGCAGCTCCTCTTCAGTCACAGTAGGGATTGCCAGCAAAAACTTGATTCTCTGGATTCCCCGGTCCAACCGATAGCTGATGGCTGCCTGAGTTACGTCGAATATCTCGGCAATATCTGCTTGTCTCTTTTTGCATACATAGTACAGATAAATCAGATCGGCCTCCCTTTCCGGAATCCGATCCAGCAAAGGGGCTACTCGGGTTTCGTAATCCCCACTGCTGAAGAGAGCCGCCATTGAGTCCTCTGGCAGCTCTTCCGGGACCTCATCGTCAAGCAGTGTGTCGTGAGATGCGAAGCGATTAGCAAGCTCGGCGGGGTCTACTGGAATCACGTATCCACTGGACATCGATCACCTCATCAGAAATTGGGAGCCCACAGCCAGCTCTTGATCAGCCGGCCTTTGCTGGGAAGAAGGCCTGCAGGATGGACTCTGGCTTGATCTCCAGGGACTTGATCCTGACCTCCGCCTCGGTTTGATCTGGGTTCGATCTGATCTCGGTGAACGGCACCTGCTGAAGTGCCATCAGCTGGGTGTTCAGCCGCACCTGCGCCTCCGATGCGCGCAGGTTACTGGCATGAGTCTTGCTCATACCAGCCAAATTCGATTTGAATAGAGTGTCTACATCCCCATACATCTTGATCACCTTGCTGGCAGTCTTAAGCCCAAAATTGGGGACCCCGGGAATGTGATCAGATGTATCGCCGCTGAGAGCGCGCAACTGCACGAGGGATGCCGGAGGCACCCCGTACTCGGCTGTCACAAGGTTCGGATCGTAGAGTTTTTCCGTACCGGCACCTACAGCTGGGCACAATTGGTGGGTAGACTCGGACACGACCTGCAACAGATCTCTGTCCGAAGTCACAAGAATATTAGGAGAATATTGAAGGGGTCCCCAAGCAAGAGACGCCATCACATCGTCGGCTTCCTCGGACGGGTTCCAAGCTTGGTGGACACCGAGTTTTGGGAGCGTCTCCCTAAGCCAATCCCATCCGAATGCAGGCTCGCCCGAGCGGGACGCTCGATTACCCTTGTAGCCCTCATACATGGCCTTTCGACGCTGAGAGCTGCCATCCCAGCACACGTAGATGGTGGCTGCCGGGAAGCGCTTCCTATAGGCCCCCAAGGCGCGCAGAAACCCGACGACCGGGCCGGTCACACGCCCCTGGCTATCCGATAGAGAGCCAAGCCCGGGGGCCGACGCGCAGCGAATGAAGAGTTGGGTGCCGTCTACGATGAGGTTCAAATTGTCAGTTGAGGTCATCTGTTGTACATCTCTGTATATATTTAGCATTCGGCGACAAGCCGAGTTCAGAAGGGTCATCTCCTTATAGCAATGGAGCAACCCTGATATGTCAGGAATGGCAGAAGCAGACCCTGTGATCTGCCCAAGAATGGACACCGCTCGGTCCAGCATGGCCAAGGTTTTTTGCTGGCTCAGGATGCCCTCCATCCGCTCCTTAGGCCAGAGTGCGACCTTACGGGCTCCGGAGGTCCAGGCGCTGAGCTTCTTGAAGCGCTCCCTGTGCTTAGTGTACGGGGATTTGGATTCAAGATGAAGGAAGGCGCGGGGTAGGGTCACCAATCTATCGGTGGATCTCAACTGAATGTGGACCACCACAGAATCATGCTCTTGGATCTCATCGGCCACTAAGGCCTTGATGTTCTTGTATGGCCCACTAGAGATCATGACGGTATCCCCGACCTCTATGCCCTGATCTACCTCAACTATGATCTGTGCACGGAGTTTCTCGATCTGCTCCGATGTCACGGTGGCAAGCTTCCTGTCCTTCTTGGTTCCGGAGGAGACGTAGAGTGGGTTCTGAACGAACTTCGTCTCTTCCAGCCGAGAATAGTGAGAGTCAGGGTGCTTGTGCAGAATGAAGGCGTAGCCTTCTACGAGATACTGGTACTCTCGAACTGGACCTCTCTGGACCACAGACGCCGGAATGAAAACCTCGGCGTCCCTGATATGGTGACGGATCGAGGCCCTGATGATATCAGGGTCCTCCCCATCTGCCTTAGAAGTCAGCTCCAACACTACCCACGGAAGATCTTGAATCATTCTGGTTAGTGTGTCTACACTGACACTAGGCGCTCAATTCAACCTGGGCGACGTTTTTTATACCACCGCTCGAAACTTTCCTTCCACTCGATGGGGGTCATGTTACTCTTGGTCCCCTTCTTCTGTCTGGGAGAGAAGTCTGGGGGCGGGGAACTGCGCTGCCTCTGCAGTGGCCGGTTGATTACCGCGGCCTCTATCTCGGTTGGCTCAGTGGGGTCAATGTACGAAGCCGGTATCGATGGGGTAGTTTGCTGGGCTGGCTTTGGCGGAGGGGCCTGTACTTTGGCTGGAGACTGAGCCACGGGTACGGATGGTTGGGGCTCGGGCGCAGCCTCAGGGAGTGAAGGTTCTGGCGCAGCTTGAATCTCAGCCACTGAGGGTGCCGGGGTTGCAGTCCCCATGAAGATCACGGGAGGTTGGGGTCCTTCAGAAGGCAGGTTCCCCTTGTTCTGAGAGAACTCTAGGATGTCACATTGCAAGGCGTTCTTGGTGGTATCCCTGGACCTGGCCAGAAACCATCTAGCAAACCTGGTCACATGGTTCTGGTACTTGGCGTAGACCTGCTCTGCTAGGGCCTTATCCACTTGGGAGAAGTCATGAACCATGCGGTGGGCCGTGCGGAAGCTATTCATAGCGGCCTCGGCCAATCCTGAAGCCACATCCTCAGGAGTCTCAATCTCGCAAGCCTGGTCCAGTACTCTGAAAGCTTCAGTGGGGTTGTCCAAAGAGAGCAACAGTTGGTAGTGGATCGTAACTGAAGGCAGGTGAAGATGGTCGCGAACAGACGACGCTCTGATCGGACCGATCTGGGCTATCGCTTCCAGGGTGTTGATGACATCCCGGATGTGCCCTCCCTGATGGTCAATGACCGTCAGCACCGCCTCATCCTCATACTGGACAGATTGGGAGTCCAGTATGATCCTCATCCGCTCTAGAATCTTCTCCCTCGGAACCTTGCGTATGGGGTACTCCTCGCACCTGGAGCGGATGGCACCACGGAGCTTCTCGACTTCCGTGGTGCAAAACATCCCCACCATCCGCTTCTCTTCGAGTGGCTTGAGCAGAGCATCCTGAGCTGTTTTGCTCATGCTCTGAGCCTCGTCAAAGAGGTAGATGCGCTTTGGGGCGTTCTCCAGAACGCATGGAAGGATCTCGATGATGGCTCGAACCTCGTCCGCTGAGGCCTGGTTGGCAGAATCCCTCTCGCTATAAGCGCTCGGCTGCTCCTGTAGAATCGCCTTACAGTTATCACACTCGTTACAAGGTTCCGGGTCCTTGAGGTTGATGTTCAGGCAGAGCATGGCCCGAGCATGAATGCGCCCCAGCGTTGTCTTCCCGCGGCCGTGACGACCTGAGAAGACATAGCTTGTGTCGAACGCAGTCTTGTTCCGGATGCGGGCTTTGAGCAACTCAACATTGCCCTCTTGCCCTAGGACATCAGCGTAACGAAGAGGTCTGTAAAGGGTATCCCACACGAGTGCTCACCATTTCAACCGTTGGACTGTTGCGTAACCGATTCCACGACCTCTTGAGCCCGAGCTTCGATGTTGAGCCGCTGCGCTACCTCAACCATGCCAGTCAGCTCCTCTGTCCACGCACCATGGCGATTCAGGATGCTCGTGAACTCATTGACATCCGGCTTGCGCATCTTCCACTTCATGGTGCCGCCATCCTCGTCATCCTCTTCACCGGTGCACTCCTCCAACAGATGGTCTATGAGGGCGTTGCGCTTACGGTCATCCATCTCATTCCAGCAATCCAGGGCGATCAAGATGATGAAGTCCGTTTCGATCAGGTACTCATAGAGCCCCGATACCTTGCTAGCCTTGCCTGGCACGGGCTTGCCGTTGTTCTTGCTGGCCTTGTCCACGGCCATGTACCGGATCCGAGCGGATGCCAGCTCCGGGTGATACGTGGGCACCAAGCGCTTCGCGATTTCCTCTGCCTGATCTGCGGTTCCGTATAGCTTTGGCATTTTCTACATCTCCTGTGACTGTTGATTGATGAACGTTCGAATGTACGGAGCCAGCTGAGCGTCGCCCCAAACTTCCCAAAGGTCGCTGGGATCCTTGATCTTGGCACCGATCACCGAAGGATACGGGAGTACGTACACCTGAAAATCGTGACTGTGCTGCTCTTCGAAATCTTTGCACCCTTTAATTCCAGGCGCGTCATTGTCGTATGCCATGAACACGCTATCCACCAAGCGGCGTAGCACCCGGGCCACCGACGGGGACACCCGTGCCGTTAGGGTAGCGACCACTGGCTGAATGGCCCTCTGGATCGGAAACAGATCGAAGGCGCCCTCCACCAGGCAAACGTACCTTGAGTCCCACATCGATTTGACCGCTTGGCCCAACCCAAATAGGCAAGGCTCGTGCTGCTCAGGAAGAAAGTAGTCCTGGTAGCCAGGATTCTTCCGATCCACATGGCGCAGTTGGAGTCCTCGGATCTCCCCCAAAGCCGTGGTCAAAGGTAAAACGTACACGTCATCGATCCTGTTTTTTGCCCACCGTAGGAAGTCCTCCGGAAGCCCCTCTGGCAGCTCCAAGTTCAAGTGTCCCAGCTGATACAACTCCATCTGCTCGCTGGACACTCCGCGCCCCATCAACAGATCGCGCTCCCGCTCGGTCAGTCGGCTGGCAGAGTACGCCACCAGGTCCTGAATCCAGGTCATGCGGGGATCACCGCCACAAAAGCCAGGTTCACCCTCTTGGCCATCACGCCAATGTAGTCCCCAACCCTCGTGTACAACCCAGCATCCTCAGGCCGCACTGAGATCAGAGCGACCCCGGGAGGGAATCCGCATGTCAAGGGGATCAACCCATCAGGTACCGGCAACGGCTCCTCCTTTGACATAACCACGAACTTTGGGGTGGTCCCTACCGTCTTCATTCGATCCAGACCTTCTTGAAAGCTAGGCACCGAGCACCCCCAGCCATTACGAGCGCTTTCAGCCACAAGTACCCTGTGGAACTCCAGCAGCAGACCCTCTTCGCGATCAACCGGACATTCAGTGAAGCCGAACCTTGCGTACCCATTCTTGGATACCTCAGTGCGCATAAACGTGGACCGAGCGTTGGTCACCAACAAGGGGGTGATGGTTTTGATCTCTCGGGGATCAAGGTCCACCTGTGACAGCAAGGGCACCGAATGCCCAACGTTGCCAGCCCTAGGGCGATGTCGTTCGGTCACGAACAGATGGGACAGCAATGATAGCACGAGTCAATCTCCTGATGGCAAGGAAGGCAGGGGGGCGGATTTGGATAGAGAGTCAGGGCGGATCTGAACGAAGCGAAACCAGAGGGCCTTCCACCAAGGCAAAGCTGGGATTGCGTCTGAACCGAGCGCCCATAACAGACCAGCGACTTCTGGCATATTGGCCTCAACCCATGTCAGGTCTCGAATCTGCGCGTAGAACTCAGCTTGCACCGACTCCTTGGTGTCGATAGGAGTGAAATAGGGGCAACGCTTGGCATCAATGGGGTCCTCACAGATGTTGCCAGGCCAGAGTGTGGGGTCCTCGGATCCCAACATGCAGAGCCCAATCACGGGCAAGTGCTTGCCAGAGATCACGTTGTACTGAGCATTTTTCTCGCCAGCCACCCGCTTCCTAACGTCCAACGGGTGCCTCTCATTGTGCTGACATTTGTGAGGCAGTCTGGCCCGAGCGTCCTCCACTCGACGGTTGATCTCTTGAGTCAGCAAGTATCGGATCCGATCCTGTATCTCGACTTCAGACCGCATGGTTATTCTCTCGTTGAAGGTGGAGCAGTCTTGAACCATCCGGAGCCTCTACAGGTCTAGCGTGGTAGCGCACATCAGCATGCTCCATGAAGGATGCCTTGTGGGTGATCAGGAAGATCGAGATACCAGTCTTTTTGGCCAGCTCCTGCAGGAACAGGCTGGTCGATTCTATGTACTCGTCAGACACCGCGGCCAATGTCTCATCTAAGACAAGAAGGGGCCACTTGTTCAAGCGCCTCATTGCCAGTACCTTCAGAATCAATGATGCGATGCTAGCCGGACCTCCTCCGAACGCCTCCAAGGGGTGAGCACGGATCGACATCCTCTTGTCATCTTGACGTAGGAAGAAATCGATGGCGATCTTGTTGTAACGTTGGGAGACCTCGGCCTCGAATGTCAGCGCCTGATCCACAAAGATGGAGCGCAGGCCCTCTGTGACGACTCCCTCGATCGAGCGTACATGATCCAAAACAAGGCGATCCATCAGAGCCCTGAACAGCTCTCCCACCTTAGTCAAGGTGTCCAAGCGATCAGACAGGACCTCTACCTCCTTGGTGCGGGAGGAGAGATCCTGCTGTAGCTTTTTCCTAAGGGCCTGAAGTTCGGTAGCCGTCTCGGAGACGGCGCTCACTCTCAGTCGATGCTCGGAGCGTATCTGGTCACTTTGCATTGGTGGGCCTCGCCTTCAAGTTTAGCCCCGATGCCCCCTACGGTACCATCGTTGCCAAGGCAGAATGTATCGATGGTGCGGAGCATGAACCGATCCCTCGGGCGCTTGTCGTCAGCCGGAATGACCTTAATGTGGAACCCCACCTTGTCCCCTTGGATGCCTTGGAACATGTCAATCATGTGGTCCACGTTCACATTGATTGACAGCGGGGAGGTGACTCGGACTTCCACTTTCTCTGTGGACACCGGCTCACTTTTGTTCGTGTTGTTCTCATCCGCACTTGAGAAGTGGAATGACAGATCCGATGGGTCGAAGTGCATGCGAGCCTTGACCTTGTCCTTTTGAGGAGAGCGGATGAACTTCAGCTCATTGACCATGTCCTCGGGATTCACCAAGACCACCACCTCATCAGACTTGGCGGAGTAATACATGAACTTGGAGTACTCCGAAGAATGCTTAGGCCAGCCAAACACGTCCCCCTGACTGTTCAGCACGTAGGACTTTTTGTCCGTGGTATAGATGTGGACGTTACCCGTGGAGCGTCCTAGGAAGGCTTTGAACATCCCCAAATGCAGCTGCGGAAGGGTGAGACCACAATCGATGAAGGCGGGGCAGTGGAAGTAACAAATCTCCTTGTTGTTGGAGGAGATCATATACCCATTGGCCTTCTGAGCCAATTCGGGGTCGTCATTCCCAAAGATCTTGACGGTCTTGTAGAACTCTTGGTCCACCGAGTCAGTCTTCTTGGGTAGGAACGGCTCCGTAGTTCCAATCGCAAACTGAAGTACCGGGATCGAGAACTCCTTGGGCTGGATCGTGTCCTGAGCCGCCTTGATGTCTCGCTCGAAGTTGTACATCTCCCTGGGGTCGAACGACACCAAGTCCTCCTTACCGGAGGTACCGAAGGAGTACCCGACCTTAAACGCGCCATTGGTTTCGGTAGCCTTGAACGAGATGCTTGAGGCCTTGATGTACCCGAAACGGGCCACATACTCAGCGGGGAACATGAACTGCCCCTCCCCTTCAACGTTGGAGATTGGGAACGAAGAGCGCGCCTCATGCTTGGTGCTGTCCCGCGAGTACAGGGTGCACTCTTGCCCCTGTACCGAAAAGAGGTAGCCCCCTCCTCCGCCCTGAGATGTGGCTTGAGGGGTCACGATCGAAACTACCCCAATCGCGCGTCGCAGCTCACTCGTGTCTACTGTGAAAGAGATTTCCATGTTCATCTGTCCTTGCTGTTGTGTGGTTACTTCGTGAACGCCGCCAAAGCTGTCTCAACTTCGGTCAGCTCCTGATCCAGGGTCTGGATCATAGACTCTAGGGAGCCTTGGACCCGGTCCCGCTCCTGGGTGATCTTCTTGGGATCAAACCCCGCTTCTCGGATTTCCTGCACGATGGCCTTCAGCTCATCCTGCTTGGCCTGCAGCTGCCCTGCTACACCGGCTTTCTTCTGCACCACAGCACTGTGCCGGCGCTGAAGCTCCTCTATTTTGCGTTGAATCTCTTGTTCGTCCATAGGTCCTCGTTGGTCAGAAACTGACTCCCCCGTCCTCTACACCGCGCTGAATGTCATCCGCGATTTCCTCTTTGCGATCTTTCGAAAGGAAGCGCTGGCCCTCGGGGCACACCTCCAGATAGCGGCAAAACTTGCAACCGCTGGTCTTGGGGGACGCAGGGAACACCTTCTCCGGTTCAGCCCCGTTCAAAATGTCTCGGTTGGCTTGCTCAATGGTACCGATCATCTGAAGCACCGACGATTTCAACACGTTCAAAGCGTCAGGAGTGGTCTGTGTCCAATCCAGGCTATTCTCCGGCTCGTATCTCCAATACAAGAAGCCTAGGCGATCAGGGATGGACCCGAGCTTGAGCCAATGCAGCATCGCGTACCAGCGCAGCTGACGATGGTTCGTGTATTGGTCGCGATGCCTAGAGCCCTTTCCGTCGATGATGACTCGATCCCCATGAGGCTTCACCCTGGTCATCACGAAATCCGCGCGTCCAGCAATCTTGTGCCCGTCTACGATGGTATCCAAGACCACTTCAGCTTGGGCATCAGTACCGAGCAGCCGATGGTGCCGAATGCTTCGAAGCCCCCGATGGACCGTCTCGATGACCTCTCCTTCAACCTCCTTGATCGAACGTGTGCCCTCCTTCAAGCCCTTCTCTTTCCAATCGAAGGTTCCTCCCTTGCGGATCTCATTCGTGATGACCTTCTGAATGGTGGGCTTGACCAGGGCCAACATGCGAGCGGTGGTGTTGGCCTTCCAAAGACCATCGTTGTAGAAGGCTTGGTACAGGATTCCGACTGCTTCCCCGTAGAGCATATGGACCCTGTTGTCGAGCTTGGTCACTTGGGTCTTGGCGATGTACTGATGGTAGTAAGCTCGCAAACAGTCGTTGGCCAGATCGTACCCTGAGTATGAGATGTACATGCTATCAACCCTCCCTGGCCTGGGCCAAGTACCTCAAAGCGAAGTCCCGGACCTCGGAGGCGAAGTCCAGGGACCTGATGTTGTCGTCGATAGACAGAGCAGAGTCGAAGTTAGTGTCCGCCTGAAGACGCTCCAAGAACGAGTCCATACTTCTGGTCTCAGCCTCGGCGCGCTCCTTGCGCTCCAAATCGAACACGTCAGAAGCTGGGGCTACGATCAGCGGGATAGTCTGAATCAAAGGGCCGGTGCTCTCAAACTCGATCAGAGAAACTTGGGGCACGCGCGAGGTGTTCTCGTGAGTCAGTGCCCCCCGGCTCACCGCCCCTTGGTTTACGAACTGCTTGCCCTTGACGCTGACAATACCTTGGTCCCTATGCCAATGACCGAAAGCCCACACGTCCGGGCCATCCTCGGTGACCAAATCAGCGTATCGAAATACGGGCTCCCCGAAAAAATCCTCCACTTTGGCGGGAGGGTTCTCCGCAGCCAGAGCGTGTACAATGGCCACCAAGAAGTCGTCTCCCGGCTTCTTCTGAATGGCCAGCAGTTCCTCTCTCGTTCTACGCGGGTGGTAAGGAACCCCAACGACCCTGACCTGTAGATCCCCGTCCTTGAACACTGTTTCTCTTAGGCGTTCAAATACCCCGCACCCATACAGTACTCCGAGTGGTTGGCGCTCTATGCTATCCAGGTTGTTGTACTGCATGTCATGGTTGCCCTCTGCACCATACACGGGACACGGATACTGTTTGTGGATGGCCGCCGTCTTGTAGATGAGACCATGACTATTGCGGCTAGCAGCCTTCACATGGAAATAGTCCCCGCCATCCAGGACCGCAGTTGCATCCATGTCTTTGGCGAATCGACCAATCTGCTCCAAGTTGGACCAGATCTCCTCAGGGTAGTCCCCCTTCCAAGACGCCGGGCTCCTATCAGCTACGTGTGTGTCCGTTCTGAAGATGAATCCTACCCTAGGCATGCTGTTAGCTCCTGATTCTGATGTGGAGCTTGAAACCCCTGCTTGCATGTTGGGCAGACCCCCATGGCCCTAAAACCTGCCAGTACGTCCTCTTCCTCCTTGGAGACTGCAGCCAAGGATTGCCTCAAGGCAGCTTCTGAACTGGCCAAGCTAGTCACCTTAGACTGCCAGCCCACCAACCGCTTGAACTCAGTCTGAAGGTCCTTGAGAGGCCCTATTGCAGGAGGCTGCGCACTTTCAGTTGCTTTGACTCTCTCGAAGAACCCCTTCAAGGCTCCAACTTGAGCTGCCCAACGAACTAGGTTCTTGTACCCCTTACCGAGCTGGCCAAATGATTCCAGGTCTGGAATCCCCACGTCAGTGATCTTCGACAGGACAGACACCGAGGACATTCTATCCTTCAGTTGTTTGTCCAGGGTTGATAGCTTGCGGATCTGAGCCCCCAGCCCAACAGCCTGGGACACATCGGGAGCGACCAACTGTGTCACCCCTGAGAGAGCCTTGATCCCGCGTGCCACCGAGGTCAGGGACTCGACGAATTGACTCAGTCTAGCAGCCTGCAACTCCAACTGGTCAACCTTGGCTTCCAGGGCGCTGACGTCCTTCACTCTTAGAAGAACAGAATCCAGATCGGTATACCGATCCAATGCCAGTTGGATGTCAGAAATGTCCCTCTCCCGGACCTTACGGGTGGATGCCGCTTCCTTGCGGTCTTTCTCGACTAACCTACTGGCTACGTTGATCTGGTCGAGCTTAGCGACGTCCGATAGGACATCAGCCACAGCCGTACCTGACTTGTTCATCAAGAAGGGAGGGTCAAACTGATCGGCCACCTGAAGGAGTTCGCGTTCCCCGTTGCCGGTGCCCACCAAACCAAACCCGGGTCCAAGGAACTCTGGGGTGCCACGCCCAACAACCGTGTGTTCTACCGAGTTGTGCACGTAGCGATTCACGGAGTCCCCCTTTTCCCAAAGGAGGTCTAATCCATCGCCCACTATGCGAACTGAGCAGAAACATTTACAGGTCTTGGACCCCTTGACTGTCCTGGGGCAGTCAGTGCTATGGCGCACGCAACTATCGGCAGGAGCGCCAGTGAGCGCGGCCTTGATGGCCCGAACAATGGCGCTCTTACCGATGTTGCTTCTCCCGGCCACGGCTGAGAAGCCATCGATCTCGATGACCTCATCAACCATGGATTGGAAGTTCTTGATCTCGACGCGGACCATTGGTTACTCCGCGTTTACTTCATCCTCGATCGAAACCACTTCCTCTGAGACCTCTTCCACGCTTCCGGCCGCCGACGAATCGTCAAGGTCGAATCCCTCAAGCAGCTCGTCATCCTCGCCGATGTCATCTCCTGCATCCACAGCAGCAGCGTTTACCGATTGAGCCAGCTGTGTACGAAGAGTGTCATACACCTTGGGGTTCTCGATCAGGTACTTGCGCAGCTTGTCCTTACCCTGGAACCGAGCATCCTTCAGGGTGTAGTAGGCACCGTCACGGCGAATGACCTTGTGGACCACTCCGGTCTCGATGACCGAGTAGTAATCGTCAATACCCACGCCATAACGAATGAAGATCTGAGTAGAGTGGCCCTGCTTTGCGTCCACCTTGGACTTCACGATCTTGACGTCCGTAACGTTGCCATACGGGAACCGGCGCTTCTTTCCCGTCATCGTGTCTTTGCGCTCGATGAACTCGGACTTGATGCGTGAGGACCGCATGCGGAGGTAGGCGTAGAACTTGAGAGCCTTTCCGCCTGACGTGTTCTCATCTCCACCGTGCCCGCCACCGCTGGTCTGAATCAAAGCGCGCGTCTGGTTGATGAACACCAGGGCCGTACCAGGATGTGAAGGATCGGATTTCTCCTTCTCCCCAGGGACCATCGGATGCTTCTGCAGCCAGGTCACAAACTTCGGCAGCACCATGGAGAACTGGCGAGCCACTGCACCGATCTTGGCCGCATCATCGAAGCCCTTGATCAGCTCGTCCTTGGGCACCATCGCCGCTACCGAGTCGACGCCGATGATATCGAAGCCCGTTAGGATTCCGATGTACATCTGCTTGAAGCCATCCTCCATGCTGTCAGGCTGAAGAACCAGCAGCTTGTTGACGTCGTAATCCAGACCCAGAGCCTTCGCGTAGTTGTGATCCAAACTGTGCTCGAAGTCGATGAACATGGCCGCGCCCCCGGCCTTTTGAGCCTGGACCATGGCGGAGATCAACAGGGTGGTCTTGCCACTTGACTCAGGCCCGTAGAGTTCAGTGATGCGGCGGCGCGGGAAACCCGGGCAGATTGGCCCCTTCCCATCCTTAGCCGGAGTGCCACCGATCAGCATGTCCACCGGGAAAGACCCCGTGGAGATGTGACCCATTGTGGTGGCCCCTGGCTGCAAGGGCTTGGACCCGGTGGTCTTGAGGATCATCGCTCTCGCCTTAGCGAAGATCGCGTCCCGGTTTGGAGCTGCTTTTTTCTTGTCGTCAGTCTTCTTATCGTCGGCCATAACCTGCCTCATTTTGGTAGCTGTGAGAATCTAAAAAACCTCTGGCGTTCCTTGAACATCGCTCCCGAGTACACGATCTGTCCTTCACGTTTTCCTTTCGTGAAGGTGTGCACTTTGGCGAACGCCTGATACTCAGAAGGTGTCAGGTCCTCTACACGGAGTTCGTTTCTCAACAACATCCAGAAGCGACCTGTGAATTTTGCAACATGATAAGCGTCAGCCTCGTCAGCGTTCCACCGTGGGACCCCGGTTTCTGCCTTAGCAACGTCGATCATGTCGCTCTTGAACATCTTTCCTTTGCGGAGCTTTGGGTCCACTTTGGTCAGCATCTTGACCGTGACGGGATCAAAGTACACAACGTCCTTGCGCCTACTCCAGATGGCCTCGTTCAGCATTGCAAACAAAGCGTATGCACCGGGAGACCACTGCTCTCCAAAGGTTGGGGATTCCACCCCAACCGCCTCAATGAGCAGGTACGTGTCCAGTAGGGTCTTCAACTCTTCGCGCAGTTGTACGTAGCGCTCAACCCACACCGTTTTAGGCGAAGTTGACCACCTGCCTTTGGCGAATACTCTTCGTTGACCGACGCCGGACGAATCGAAGACGCACCAACCAAAGCCAGTCAGGGACGGGTCTAAACCTAGGGTGATCATTGGATGGAACAGGGGCGCGGTGTTACCCACGCCCCTGCCTTCAGATCACACGCTGTCGAGCATCTCTTGGAAGTTGTCCGATGAGATGTCGTCCGCGCCGGACGCGCCGCCGCCTGACGATCCGCCACCACCCAGGCCGAGCTTGGCGCGCAGTTGATCCGTGGTCAGCTCTCGGAAGGGAGACAGCTTGTCATACATGGCAGCAGCTGCCGTAAGCACGACCTGCTTGATCTGCTCGTTCTTCTGCCAGACCGCGGGACCGGCAGTGGATACGGCCATGTTCTGAAACTGGGGGTTCTCGCACTCGATCTTGAAGTCCTGAGAACTCAGGGACAGTCCGTTCTCGCGCAGCCCGTCATTCAGCTTCCAGATCGACTCGTAGACCTTGTTTCCGAAGCGCCAGGGGATGAGCTTCGGCTTGTTCTGCTTGATCTGCGCCGCGAAGTTCTCGCGGTTCAGAGCACCCTCACTGTCCGTGGGGTACACGAGCAAGAGCGTGATGAAGTACGGCTTGGCGTCATTCAAACGCTTCCACACGGCATCAGCTTCGGCGCCATCCTTGCCGAGACGAGAGAGCACGAATCCGATGCCCTCCTGATAGTGAGCCTTCTGGGCCTTGAAGTGAGCCTTCGAGATGTCCAGGCGATCGGCTGCCGTCAGCTGATCCACCGTCTTCTTCAGTTCCTCGGCACGCTTGTTAAGAGCGCCCTTGGCGATGACGGCAATCTCTTCACGAGAAAGCTTCTTGCCAGACTTCTGGGACGCCTTCATAGCATCCTGAACCGCGTTGGCGTCGACCGTGTAGAAGTTCACGAAAGCGGCCCGAAGGACCTGACCTTTCTGGGTCATCTTCAACCAGTCTTGCTTGTTTCCGCCGACGTTCTTCTGGTCCGGCTCCAGGCTTACGTCATCGCTGAAATCGTATTCTGTTGTGTATTCCTCAGTTGACATGGTAACGTTTTTTCCTCTAATTGGGCTGCCTCAACAACAAGTGCCATTTTAGGCTGGATGCTGAGGTCAGCAGTTTCGGTTGACAGTCTAGGTATACAGTGCCTGGGGCGTAGAGCCTATTGGCGGGTAGAACAGGGACTGCCAAGTTCCTCTACACCATTCGTACAAAAGGATTACAGTCCCTCTAGCAGCGACATAAAGTCGTCTTCTTCGGGGGCTGGTTTAGATGGAGGAGCCGTTACGACGTCCACCAAAGTATCGGAGCCAGAAAGGAACCTAAGAGCTGCGGCTTCATCCCCCTCTTCGGGTACGGTGGGGGACTCAGAAGAAACCTCTGGCTGCACAGGAGCAGCCTCGGTTTCGACTCCGGGCGCCTCCCCTTCTGGAGTGGGATCAGCCATCATCTGGGCCAATTCCTCAGCGCTGACATCATCGGTCACCATGGACCGGCTGCGCATTGGATCCCGCCCAGCAGTATCCGTTCTCTCGTCGCCATAGAATCCGCCACTCCGGATCTCGGCACTCATGAGCTTGCTCTGATCCTTGATGGCGGTCATCGTGGCGTGAAGCTCGCGATTCCGGTACGACACGACCTTGTATACAGAATCAAGGGAGTGCATGCGCGCCTTGAATTCGTTGATCGCAGTCCGCTGTTCCCTTAGGCGGTACCCAACTGCTGACTTCCGATCCTCGATGCTGTCCAGGTTCTTGATCTCGGGTTCATTGGTCAAGAGGTTGTCGTAGTCCAGGGCGTAGAGGGCCTCCAGTCTGCGCAGCTCACCGCTGACCAACAAGCGCTCCCTGTTCAGCTCGTTCAGGACCAGCCCAACGCGATTGAGGAAGTTCCGGCAAACGGCGATGTGGTCTCGGAAGTATTGCGGCCCCAAAGATGTCGGGTCAGGGACCAGCTCCAGAACGTAACCGTCCATCTCTTTGAAGATGGCGTCGACTCTCTCTTCGGTCAGCATGCCTAGCCCCTACACCAGGGGCGTCGATAGTCGTTCAATGCCAAACGCTTTATATGCCCGACTCAGCCCCCATTCGCGTGGCAGCCCGTTACCTGAGGGCGCAAGAGGACGCCGCTGCCCTTGAAGCAATGGCTGACCACGTAGCAGACCTGTTTCTGGATGCTTTGGCGGAAGAAAAGTTCACAGGTAAAGATGTTGCGCAGGCTTTTGGTCAGGCTGGCATCACGGCTGGGGACATCAACAAGCTGCTACCAAGTGCCAAGACGGCTGGTCTGGCAGAGTTCGGGACCAAGCTCAAGATTCTTGGCGGCTTGGTTCTTGAGGGGCTATGGCACGCGCTGATCCACCCCTTCCTGGCTTTGGGCAAGTTGTTCGTATCAGCCCAGTTCCGGAAGGAGGTGAAAGCAGCTTTCCGTAGAGCCCTGAGCCATGAGGTTCGTTCCACCCGTCACATGCTGAGCGTGGCAGGTCGCTTGGCTCGTAGGGAAGAGGTGAATCCTCAGGAGACCAAGGCGGCTCTGCATCAGATGACTGACATACTCAGCAAAGCCGTACTGGTCTATTTTGCTGGCCCTTCTGTGGCTCATTTGTTCTCCGGTGGTATCTGGAAAGCGTTCGTCACCCTCCTATCTCCCATCGATGAGATCATGGTCATCCTACTCGACAGGCCGTTGAGGGCCGTTGCCAAGAAGCTGATGAACGCGGACATAGGATTGCTCCCATCCGGATTCTACACGCACTTCTCTAAATCAGCCCAACAGTCTCAAACAACGCTCGATTGAAGGCTCGGAACGAGCACTGCTCGGTGAGCATACTTTCTGGGGCTACCCACTGGACCATGGAAGATTCTCGCGCTCGGGGCACCCCCTCCCATTCCGTGACCAAGAAGGTGTGGACATAGTACCCGCACCCATCATCACACTCAAAGACATGGATCATACTGATAACGCGGATCCCTGTCTCCTCTAGCGTTTCCCTGATGGCTGCCTCCTCACAAGACTCCCCTGGGTCCAGCTTGCCTCCGGGCAGGCCGATGTCAGCGTGATCGTCCAACCTAGATACGGACAGGACTTGCCCTCGATCAATGATCAACGTAGTTGCGGCTTTTCTCATGGCTCAAACCACCTGGCTATCAACTTCCCCCACATGCGGAGACACGAGACTTCGAAACACCGTGTTCCTCTGGATCACTTTATCGTTGGCTACCGCCTTGAGCACCGCGTCCACTTCCCCTAACAGCCAGACCTTCTTTCGTGCGCGGGTGACGGCGGTATAGAACAGGTTGCGTTGAAGCATCCTTCCCTGAGCACGGACCAGAGGCAGAATCACAGTCTCGAATTCTTCACCCTGGCACCGATGAACCGTGACCGCATAGGCCAACTTGAGCATGTGAGGGGCCTGATCCCGAGGGATCATGACCTCCGTGTCAGGGGAACTTCCGATCCCGTGGATACGCACCTGCAGACCCTCCCGTGTGATAGCCTGCAGCTTCCCGACGTCCCCATTGTAGACATTGAGTCTGTAGTTGTTCTTGATGACCATCAAGCGGTCTCCCACTCGCGCATGCAGGCTTAGCATGTCACAGCTGGGTTGCCCGACATCCGGATTCAGGGCGTCCCGAAGCAGGGTATTCAGGTTATCAACCCCAACGATCCCCTCATACTTAGGAGACAACACCTGAAAGTTTGCGTCCCGGGCTTTCAGCTTGATCGCGATCTTGACGATCAGGTCAGCGATCACTGCTTCGTTCTTGATCTCCACGAATTTGAACTCTGTGTCCTCCGGCTTCTTGGGCAATCCAAGAGGGGTGGCACCGCGGCGGATCCTGTGGGCAGCCAAGACTATGTCACTAGTCTCAGCTTGCCTAAACACGTGTTCCAAACGAATGGTAGGGACGCTGTCACATCCGATCAGCTCCCGGAGCACATTGCCCGGACCCACTGATGGAAGCTGAGCGTCGTCCCCCACTAGAACCAGCATCGTCTTAGGATCCAAAGCATCCAACAAGCGATAGAGCAGCTCTTGATCAACCATGGAAATCTCGTCCACGATCACCGCCTGGGTATCCAACTGATCCGCGTGGTCGAAGCCCCATTGAAACCCATCATACTTCAGAGCCCGATGGATCGTCTGAGCATGAGTCTCGGTTACATGAGACAGGCGTTTGGCGGCAATGCCCGTAGGGGCCATGAGCATGTGGGAGAGCCCCAACGTCCTAAACAAGTGAACAAACGTTCTGATCAAGGTGGTCTTGCCCGTTCCAGGGGCACCGGTCACTACCAAGACTCGGTTAGCAATCAGCTTGCAGACTGCCTCCCGTTGCAGATCCGACAGAGTGATACTCTGAGTCTTCTCGTAGTCGCTCAGGAACAAATCCAAATCTATGATCAACTCGGAGGGGGTCAAAAACCGAGAGAGCATAGCAGCCCCCGAGCGCTCGTACTGATACATGTCCGGAACGTATACCCCGATTCCCGGGTCAATACGGACCGACTCCGTACGTTCCAACTCAGTCAAGGCTTCCTCTACGGAGGCACTGAGATCCGGAACATCAAAAGGGGCTACCGTGGCCCTCTTGGTCATCTCCTCCAACAAGAACGGCAGGTCGCCACGTCGGACAAACAAGTGGCCTTGCTGCCTAATCTGATCCCGGATCACAGAGATCACCCCAGCCGCTATCCGGCGAGGGTCCCCGGCGCCTATCCCTCGTAACATCGCGATCGAGTCGGCGCGCTCGAAGGACACGCCATCGATCTCCACAAGCCGGTAGGGGTTATTGGCCAGGATCTCTACAGCCTCAAAACCAAAGCGATTGAACACTGCAGCGATCAAGGAGGCACCCAGATTGTACTCCTGCAGGAAGTCAGAGAGGGCTGCCAACCCGAGCACCTGATTCCACTTCAGGACGGCATCCAGAAGGATGTCCCTCTCGGCGTCGTTATCGGCCACGTCCAATATCTGGTGGCCCCTGAGGACCTCGTAGGTGTCTAAGCCAAACCGATCCACTACTTTCTTGACAAGACTGCGCTCACTGAATACGTCAACGCACGACTCCAGGAACTGTTGGATCTCGCGAGTCCCTTTAGCCCATGGCTTCCAGCCTGTGACTTTGAACTGCCTACCGTACTTGGCGTGGTTTATCCATTCGCCCTCGATCTCTAGCGTGGCCCCATAGGGCAGATAGTTGAGCCCAAAGAAGTGCCCAGTAGCTTTGGTGTCCCGCGGGGCGCTGAAGTACGATTGCTCCTCAATCTTGAAGGAGAGGATGTTGAAGGTGCCGCTAGTGTGCAGCACCCTCTCTACTTGGCCTCTAAGAAAACCCACTACATCACGCTCCAATCAACTGCAGAAGCTCGGCTTCGGATATGCACTTGGTGCCATTCTTGCGAGCTGCTACGGCCTTGGAACTCGTTGATTTTGGATCAGCGATCACCAGGTACGTCAACTTCTTACCGACAGAGCTTTTGACCTCTCCGCCCGCTGCCTTCACCATCTGCTCCAAGTCGGCTCTCGGACGAGATGAGGACCCGGTGAAACAGACGCTTGAGCCAGATAGGTTGCCGTGCTGCTTGCCCTCGATCTCTACACCCGCGGCAAGCAGATCATCCACGATGCCACTGCTTTTTTGGAGCCAGACCCAGATTGTCCGAGCCTTCACCGGACCCAACCCTTCCACGGCGGATAGCTGCTCGATGTTGGCAGCCTTCAGCTTGGGCAAGGTATCGTACCCAGCATCCATGGCCAACTTGATGCTGCTCTGCCCGCAGAGCGGGATGGATAGGGCGCCCAGCAAGGTGTCCAGAGGGATTCGGTTTCTCTCCCAAAGAGTCTTGATCACTTTGGCAGCCGACCTTTGTCCCATGCGATCCACGTCGGCCAGCTGAACCTCAGTGAGCCGGTACAGAGCAACAACATCAGTGGCGAGCCCGGACGCCACCAGTTTCTCGATCAAGACCTCCCCCCACTCCTTGACGTTCAGAACACTGAGGTACCGCTTGATGCGCCCTACCGCTTGGGCCGGGCATTCAGCGGAGTTGACACAGATCAGGTATTCCCCATCCATCTGGACATCGCCACCGCAGCAAGGGCATTGATTAGGAGGCGGCGCTATGGTTCCCGTGCCCTTACGCACTGCGGCTACCCTGGGAATCACGTCTTGAGCCCGAGCGATTACGATCGTCGCCCCGACGTCTAGACCAAGCCCGTTGATGTACGCAATGTTGTACAGACTAGCATTGGTGATCTCGGCCCCGATCAATCGCACTGGATCGAAGATTGCCACGGGAGTTATCCGCCCGGTGGCCCCCACCTGCCATTCGATCTTGCGCAGTACCGACTCCCGGGTCATGGCAGCGAACTTGAAAGCCACCGCCCCCTTGGGGCAGTTGTCTACCTCACCCAAGGCCATCTGGGATGCCATGTCGTTGAGGCGGACCACCAGCCCATCGATCTCGTAATCCAACTGCCCGCGCTTGGATTGCTGATACTCGACCCAGATATCATGGGGAGTTTTGATCCCGGGAGTCATGGCTGTCACGTACCAATTGGGTACCTTCAAGCCCTGAGATTCCAGCCACTCAAACTGCAGACCTTCTGTTTCGAAATCCTGCCCATCGGCGACCTGGTAGAACATGACGGTGAGGTACTCGCACCCCTGACCGTCATAACGCTTGGCGATCCCGCTCGCAGCATTCCGCGTGTTAGCGTACTGCGGAAAGTGCTTGGCGTAGTCCGCTTTGGTGAGGATGATCTCACCCCTTAGGGTGCCGGTGAATGCCTTCGGGAGCTTGCCCGGCACTCCCTGCATGCGCGCCACGTTGACTGAAATGTCCTCACCGGTGACCCCGTCCCCGCGAGTCACCGCCCTTGAAAAAGCACCCTTGACGTAATCGACCGCAATGGAGATCCCGTCCAGTTTCTCGGTCACCAGCAGGGCTGCGAACTTGGACTCCCCAGTCCCCATCACCCAAGTGGTCAGTTCCTCCAGGGTGTTGATCTTGTTCAACGAGCCCATGGGGATGGTGTGCTGGGCCTTGATCCATTCTGAGACCGCCGGAGCCCCCACTGCCTTGACCTCCGGGCTGTCGTTCTTCAGCTCGGAAAGCTCGTCCATCCACGCGTCGTAGATCTCATCCGAGACATCAGGCGTGCCGTTGTAGTAGTTGTGGCGGGCTTGGTGGATCAAGCTTTCGAGTTCGATGACCCGGTCAGACGTGTCCTCGCCAAGGGAGTCGAAAATGTCAGGGGGCATCCCTTGTTCTACACCAATGGATGCCCCCTGGACAACATCACTTTCCGCTCTTTTTCTTTTCCCTTTTGGCCTTGCTGGCTGCCCTGCGTAGCTTGAAAAGGGGAATGCCAAAGTGCACCGCGAATCTGAAAATTTCCAAAATGAATCGCATGGTTGGCCCCTAAACCTTGATGTCCCCCGCCTCCACCATGCGAGCTAACTCGGCGATGGCCTCCAAAGGCGTGGCGATCAGCCTTATTTCCTTACCTTTGTGCTTCTCCAGTTGTTCCTGGATGTCCAAGAATAGGTTGGAGCCGTCCTCTTGCTGGATCCGAAGGACCATGCGGCCCGTCATCGGATCCAGCTCCACTACACCCTCTACCATCAACCCTAAGTCCATGTTGGCCTCAAACGATCGAGCAGAAGCCACCCGCGCAAGCGGCTTCCCCGGTCAAATCGGTAACGTCTTCTTTCTCTACCAGGGCCGAGTAATCGACGGGCTTGTACGACCGTAGGATGTCGCCCCAGCGCTGCTCATCCGCTTCCGTGGTGATGGCCTCATTGGGAGCAAACGCGAAGTCCTTGTCCCCGCTACTGGACAATAGGGCTACGCCGGTGAACAGCTCGCGGTTGGCCCAAATGTAGGACGCAACGTCGTCCCATTCCTCAGGGCGCACTGTCACGGTGTTCGAAACGTTGTGGTTCAAGCCCGGGGAATCAGTGACTTCAGCGGTACCAGGAAGCACCCAGTTTTGCTGCGTAGACTTGACCAGCTCCAAGAACTGAATCGCTTGGATGTCGTCCTTGACAACGGCTTTAGCCGCGGCCTCTACAGGGAACTCGATGACCCATTTCCCGTCAGGCTTACGAAGACACATATGCGGGTTGATGGCTTTGAATGCTTGGAAGATCGGCTCTAGTTCGTCAGCGGTCACACGTCTGATATACCGTCTGGCATGGTGAGCATGGATCCCCGACCCAACACAACCAAGCTCCAAAGAGGTTGTGCCGGACGGCTTGACACAGGTTGTCCTGGAGGCGGTTCGGATACCAATGATGGCCGCGAACTCCGCGTTCCATTCCTTGATCTTGAGGGCAATCGTACGCTGGTACTCAGGGTTGCACGCAATGTCTGGGGCGTCCAGCATGCCTGTCATTCCGATCCCCAGCAGGGCTTCCTTTTTGGCCAACTCTTCGGATATCCACCCCAGGTAAGGCATCTTCGTGTAGGCCGCCTGCAACGTACCAATCAGGGTAGCGGCGCGGGCAACGGTCTCGAAATCCTCGAAAGACGTAAGCTTGGCGGCATTGATCTCGCACAGGTTACAGAATGCCCAGCCGGTATAAGTGTCACCGACTCCAACTGAAACCCCTTGGGTAGCCAGTGTGGCCTTCAGAGTCTCGTCGATGGTCAGCTTAGGGTTCAAGCCAATCTCGGCACAAGGATTGGTCCCGTAGTCATAGTCAGCGGTAAAGTAGAACCCAGGCTCGCCCCACTGGCGAGTCATCTGGAAGATGCGCTTGAAGTTCTTCTTCTTCACCTCATCCCGCTTGAGCACCACTGAGTTGTTGGCGTTAGCGAACCACGGATCGTTCTCATACCACGTGCCGGTCTTGGCGTAGAGCATCTCACTGTCCTCGAAGGAGAACAGGCAGATCATGGCGGATCGCCGGATGCCTCCGGACAATACCGCATCCGCGGCATGGCACAGAATGCGGTGGCACTCAATGGGACGCAGCCTACGCCCCTGTGCAGAGAACAGAACCGAACGGATCTTCTCCAAGGACTCTTTGAGCTTCAGATGTCCGGGAGCCCGACCTCCAGAGGTTTTGAGGGGCGCACCTGCAGGGCGGATCTTGTGGTAGCTGAACTCGATGTTGTTACCGTCCTGGTAACTCTGCATCAGAGCTTTCAAGGCGTCAGCCCAGCCCTCGATCGTGTCCTGCACCACGTGGTGTTTGACCTGCTTGTGATTGATGTAACCAATCACGGGCATCTTCTCAACGTGGTCAAATTGAACGGAGTACCCAACCCCGCACCCTGACAGCAAGAGGTAGAGGGCTTCTGAGAAAGCGTCGAAGCGGTCAATGAGTGTGAAGGAGCAGTTGTAGATGCGATTGTTGTTGGCAAGGATAGCCTCACCTCCGAACTGCATGGAACGCATAGAGGGCAGGAGTCGCTTATCCTGTACCAGTCTAAATGCGGCCTTGATCTCCTCCTCCAAGACAGGGAATTGCTTCAAGTGCATTCCCTCCACGCGAGCCACCGTTTCTGAGTAGACCTCGCGACGATTCAGCTCCGGAAGATACCGGGCATACTTGCTCGCATGGATGTAATCGGACAACCCCGTTGGGTCTACGGCCTTACCCCGCATCTGGCGCAGATCCTGACGGCGCCTGCGATACAAGATGTAAGCCTTGGCAACCTTAAACTGGCCATGATGCATGAGAGCAAGCTCTACAGCATCCTGAAGCACCTCGACGTCCACCACATCCCCACGGAGGGCGTGCAACACCGTATCCACTACTTCCGTGATCACTGCCTCATCCACGTCCCCAGCACTCTGTACCCAGGCAGCGTGGATCGCATTACGTAGCTTCATAGGGTCAAAAGCTTGTAGCGTTACCCCGTCCCTCTTGCGTGTGAATTTGGCAGCCGGGTGGCTGGACCCGTTGGTGTGCTGCGCGTGCGTGTGAGCTTGCTGTGACATTGTTAAGAACCCCTATTGAGCTATGGACAGAATGGTCAGCTCGACCATTGTCCTCTTGGAGAGTGAGCCAGTTTTTACATATGCGTCTAGTTTACATAGCTGTCTCATGTGGCCCACTAGCGACTTGACGTCATGCTTGCGTGCAACCTGTCCAGACAACGACTTCTTGTAGTGCCACGGGTTCATGTCGATCAACGATGGGATGTCATCATCGCTGGTTCCCTTGTCCTGCAGCGTTCGAATCACGAGAGTTCGCTCGACCTGCTTCATCAGAGCGTTTAACACCGGAACACAGGCCTTTTGCTCCCCAACGTTGCCATATAGGATCGAGAACAGGTTGATCGCCTTGGTCGCGTTCTTCCTGATCGCTTCTTCAGCAATCATCGAAGGCTCAGCTTGCGGCGTGCGGGTGGTCACCAACAGCACGTGCTCTTTGGTGATCGAGTGCGCCCGTCCAACGTAGATGGCCAGCTTACGCACTTCATTGGCTAGACGATACAAGTCTGGACCAACGAACTCTGCAAGCAGGGTGGCCACCTCCTTCGAGATATTCACGTGATTGAGAGCTGCCTCCGACACCACGAAATCAATGTAAGTGTCGGTTGCCCACGGCTTAGGCTTCTTGTGCTCGAACGTGGTCCCCTTGTTATCCGGGAGCTGCCATACCGCTGGAAGCTTGGTGCCCCGCACAATGGCAAGTAGGATCAGGGATTGATCACGATTGTCTCTTGCGGCTATGAATGCCTTCAGGTCGTCAGCCCCCTTCAACTCCTGAGCGTTGTCCAAGATGATGGTACGCGGAGCCTCTTCGTAGGCTTCACAATGCGCGACTAGAGCGACGTCTGTAAGGCCCTCCCCATCCAAGCGAACAATCTTACGCTTACCCTGGCACGCCTTCTCGATCACGCGATCGAGGTGGAAGTCCTCAGCTCCATACGCAACTTTGAACGGCTTAAATGTCGATTCCTTCGGGGCCATAGCTCTCTTGGTTCAGATGAAGGTTTCGGCAAGGATGGTTTTGGTCTGGAACCCTAGATTCAGGGTGGTGGCACGCGCTTGTACGCGTAGAGCATCTAGTCTCCTAGAGAGGGAAATCCATGTTCTGATGGGTGCGCGATTGCTCAGTAGAGCAAGGTCCTTGCTCAGATCCACGTTGATGACCCTCATGGGATCAAGCTGCACGATAAGTACATCGTGCAGCAGTTGAGTGAGGAACGTCAGCCCCAACTTCAGTTCCTTCTCCATCGCGTTGATTGAAGTGAATGCGCCTAGCAAGTCCTTCTCCAAGGCCATCTGGAGGATCCTGAACGATTGATCTCGGGTAGAGAGTTTGCCGTACTTGCAGTAGTGCAAAGCCCTCCCCGCAGATCCCTCACCCATTCGTGAATAGACAAGAGCTTTATCCTCGTCCCGCTCGTGCTTCGAGACGACCGACTTCACGAACTCCTCAGGCAAGAGGTGGTAGCGAACCACGCCGCAGCGCGATTTGATCGTGGGCAGTACTTTTCCCTGATCCTCCGCCAACAAAAAGAAGCGCGTGCTAGCCGGGGGCTCCTCCAGCGTCTTCAGGAAGGCGTTGGCAGCCGGCAATGTGAAATGATCTACACCATCAATCACCACGCATCGGATGTCTGCCGCCGAAGGAAACTGCCGAGCCTCTTCTATGACCTCTCGGACTGCATCGATCCCAATTTCCTTCTGGGATGCATCTACAAGCATCACGTCCGGGTGACGCCCGTTTCTGATCTGGTAGCATGACGCGCAGGCACATGTGACATCCTTGGTGCCTACGCAAAACTTCTCACGCATCGCACAGAGTACTGAAAACTTTCGACCTGTGCCTTCAGGACCCAGCAAAAGGAGCGGAGATACCTGGGAGCCCTCAACTACCTTCCTGAGCAGTGCGGTCCCCTCCGCTTGGTGCTGAACCTCCTTGAGCATCCGATTCCAGTAACCCTTCCGCCCTGGTGATTGAGGGCACGGCTACCAACTGCAATACAGCCAAGAAGTTTTGGCCGCACTCTTTGCAGATGTGCCGATGGACCTCTACACCACTGGGTAAGAGCTGCCCTCGACATTGCAAGCAACGGATGAAATCGTGGCTCACAGCTCGAATGCACCGCCCAAGGACACTCCGTGCGTGCGCTTGCATACGCAGCACTGGTAAAGGCGATGCCCAGGGCTCATCCCTTCCAACTTGAGTTCAATAGCCAAGATCGAACTGCACGTTGGGTTCTTGCACCGGATGTGGACTTTGGGAGGCTCTTCCGTCTTCGGGGTAAGGCCTGGGGCTGTTCCTGCGGGATCAATTGGCATGTCACACCTGAGAGGTTGGATAGTCGGTCGGAAACAGCTGCTGCAGAATTCTGACCAGACGGTTATAAGGCTCGAAGCTATCATACCCATCGATGCGTTGCTCTGGAGGCGACACCGGCACCGGAGGGGTGTTGGGGAACGTGCCCATGGAGTAGGCAGTGGGCTGTTCCGAAGTCAGATTAGTGAGAGGCAGCAGTCTCTGAATTCTGCTGTACTCATCAAAGGGAAAGCGGTCAAGAAATGACCGTAGACCACGTCCCGGATTTTGAGGAGGCGGCTGCATCAACCGTTGAGGTTGTGGGGAGGGCACCAAGGCGGGAGGATTGGCGGGAGGGATCACAGGAGTGAAGTCCCCGGACCCGTAGCGAAGGAAGGGGAAGATTTTCCTCCAGTCATCCCCTCGAACCACCACCGAATAGAATCCAGCCCTCACGAACTCAACATAGGGAGTATCGTGAGACATCCCTGACAGGACTCTCGCTCGCCCCGACAGGGAATCTACGATCGCCTGCGCAACTCTAGGCGCATCTGAATAGAGCAGGTTGGCCAGTCTTTGACCACCCACCTGCTGTAATCTGGAGTCCATTACCAGAGACGTTAAACAAAGGCCCTAGCGAGCCTCAGCCGAATCCGGAGTCTTGTGAATGATCGCTTCAGTGGTAAGAATAATTCCCGCCACTGACACGGCATTGGTGAGAGCAGAGCAGACCACCTTGGTGGGGTCCACAACACCCGCCTCTAGAAGGTTCTTGAAGGTCAGATCCGAGGCATCTAGACCCACGAACTCTTCCTCGATGTCCTGAGTTTTGGCAACGTACAGGTCCCCAACCAACCCGGCGTTGTCAGCGATCTGACGTAGAGGCTCACTGCATGCTCGGAGCACCAGGTCAAAGCCAGCCTGCTCGTCATCCCCATTCGGAAGCTCAGCAGGGGAGAGGCGCTCGTCCTCGGGAAAGTCCTCGCTCTCCTGGTCAGCGATCAAAGCAACCACCGCCTGAGCGGCGCGCAGCAATGCCAGACCGCCACCAGTCACGATGCCTTCATCGATGCTAGCCTTGGTGGCATAGAGGGCGTCCTCCATTCGGGCTTTCATCTCCTTCATGGCCAGTTCGCTAGCGGCTCCGACGCGGATCACGCAAACCCCACCCAAAAGCTTGGACATGCGCTCGCGGAGCTTGTCTTGGTCGTACTCGGACCCAGAGCGTTCAATCTCGGCCTTGATCTGGGCGACCCGCCCATCCACCGCTTCTTGATCTCCGCCACCATCCACCAGAGTGGTATCCTTGGAGGTCACGCGAACGCTGGCCACCTTTCCTAGGTGCTCGAACGTTGCGGAATCCAAATCCATGCCCGCTGTCTTGGAGATGAACAGGGCTCCGGTCAGGACCGCGATGTCCTCCAGAAGGGCGTGTTGATTGGCACCGAATCCGGGGGCCTTGATCAACTGAGCTTTCAGCTGCCCAAGGTTGCGATAGAAAGTCGGCACAGAGTCCCCCTGGAAGTCAGGGGCGAAGATGAGCAGGGACGCGTTCCTCTTCACGAGGGCTTCCAGGATGCCTAGGATCGGCCGAGCTGACAAGATCACGTGGTCGGTGACCAGGACATAGGCATCCCTCAGAACACTCTCCTGATGCTCCTCGTCCAGGCAGAACGAAGGATTCACCCAGCCACGGTCCAACCGCATACCGTCGGTAGTCTCGACCACCGTTTCCATGGACTTGCCCTCTTCGATGTTGACCACACCATCACGGCCGACCTTGGCCACCGCATCCGCAATCACCTTGGCGATCACGCGGTCACCATTGGCGCTGATGGCAGCCACGCTTTCGATGTCAGCCTGACTCTTGATCGGGAAGGACCCGGAGTGCACAGCTTCAATCAGAAGCCTCGTAGCTTTGTCCATCCCGTTCTTGAAGTAGACGGGACTGAAGTCCGCCTCGATGCGCTTTGAGCCCTGCACCACTAGGTAGCGCGCCAGAAGGGTGCTTGTAGTGGTACCGTCACCAGCGTCATCGCTCGTCTTGCTAGCTGCCTCTCGAATGAGGCGACAACCAAGGTTCTGCACCGGATCAGCCAGCTCGATCTCTTTGGCCACGGAAACACCGTCCTTGGTGATCGTGGGGCCACCAAACGCTTTCTCCATGCAGACGTTCCGGCCCTTAGGCCCCATGGTGACTACCACCGCGTCTGCCAATTTGTTGATGCCAGCAAGCATCCGAGTCCTAGCGTCCGTACCATATCTGATTGTCATGGGATTTTCCTTTAGCGAGTGGTCTTGTACACCGCGGCGATCTCATCTGGATCCAAATCCGGAGGGTCCGGGTCCTTAGAGCTGATGGATGGACGGTACAGAGGGACTTCGGCGTCTCTGGCTTTCCATGCCGGGTGCCGGGTCTTATGGGTTCTGGTGTGAAGCCACCCCAAGCAATTCAGGAACAGGAGCTTAGGGTCGCGGTGCTCATCGGACCACAGCACGACTCCTTGCGCGTCAAGTACCCCTGCCTGGTAGTTGATACCATCAAAGTCCTGCCCTAGGGTCCACCCATCCGGAAGGGCATCTGCAATCCGCGACAGAACATCAGGCACCGACCATGTTGTCACTTCAGCCGGGGAGAACACTACTTGTCTCCTTTGCTGGAGCTACCATAGCCATCCGAGTACCATCCGCCGCCCTTGAGGATGAAGTTACCACTGACGATCTGCCTCTTGGCCTTTGGGGCTCCGCACTTCACACAGACCTTCAGGGGCTCAGCACTGATGCGCTGCTCGACTTCAAATGACGCCCCACAAGCGTCACAGGCATAGCTATAAGTTGGCATATGACTCACCTCTGGAAACGGATCTTTCGTAGATCTCCCACAGCTCATCCTCAGAGAAAACGTTTGCCGAGAAAGGGCACACGGCCGGACTACCCTTGCGGCGAGCCACTCTAGCAAACTCTTTGGAAGGCTTGTCTCGTGTCAGCAGGGTGATCGTACCCTCGTCTGCCGTCACCCGATGGAAGGAGTCCCGATCCATCTCGTAACAACCCTCATAGGTTGGTCCGGGCAGCACTGCGTGTTTTGCAATCCGCTGTAGCCGGCATGTGGACAAAAACTCTGGCTCCCCAGCCTCGCCGGGCTTGCAAGTCACTTGTGTCAGCTCGAACTCCCCGTTGGGATCAGGCACTACGGCCCACAACTCATTGATGAGCCGCCCCTGAATTACTGTCGATAGGAAGCCGTATCGATGATCGTGCACATCCTCGGGCTCTTGGGTCTGCCTCACCTGTTCTGTGTAGAGGTGCAGCCGCGGACCGAAACTCAACTTGATCTGAATGAACCCAAGCCCAAACGCGTGGATGCTCAAGCAGTACTTGCGCAAAAAATCGACGTCTTTCCAGGTAACGTAATGATCCACGATTCACCCCGCGTCAAAGAAGCGCTTTTCATGGGGTGAAACGATAGCCCCCTGAGCCGGCTTGATCCCTAGCTCCCCCATGGCTTCCTCGTCCCATTCGAACTTGGGTCGAAAATCTCCATCCCCGTCAGCGTAGATCGCCACCTCTCGACTGGAGCCCATCCCTCCAAGCTGCTGCATCGTCTTGAGCATGCCTAGGAACTGGCGTGCCCACCGCGCATTCATGGTGCACGTGACGCGGAATGTGATCTTGGGGTCAGTACTGGCCATGCCAGTACATACACCGATCACCGGATCCCATGCTGAGGCACTGAAATTCATTTTCTTTCCCGGGTCAAAATAAATCCTCCCCGAGCTTGCCATTCAGCTCCCTGAGTAGTACATACTCTCCAATCCCTCACCCCGAGGGAAGGAGATCAGAACACATGTTATCTAATTCAGATGGGGCCGTCCTAAACGGCCGAATCGTAAAGCCCTACTTGTTCCAGACCGCCCTAAAAGTGCGACGGCTAACCCAATTCGTACCAGACCCCAGCCTCATGGAGGACCCCAAAGCACCCAAGACGCCAGAGCAGAAACAACTCATGGAGGTGCGCAAGGAAATCCAACGTCCCTTGGAAGGACGGAAAAAGGAAAATATGCGGTCATACGCGGACCACATCCTCTCTGGAGGTGAAACCCCTTCCATCATTCTCGCATCACTGGCCTCGTTGCCAGTCGAGACACTCCCTGTGCCAGGTGACGACATCGGAATTCAGCACGTGCAAATTCCGTACGGTATGCAGCTGGTTGCGGCGGATGGTGACACTCAGACAGCCGCCCTATACGCGGCGATGGTCGAGCGCCCCGCCATCGCAGATGACACGATCCGAATCGACATCTACCATGGACGTGATCTGGATTTCTTCAGACAGCTGTTTCATGACCTCAATAACAAGGGGGTGCGCCCATCCACAGTACTCGGACTGGGAATGGATGGCAGAGACCCTGTGGTCAGGATTTGCAGGGAAATAGAGAAGTTACCCTTCTTGACCGGCCGCCTCAACAAGAAATCGCGTCAACTAAAAAAGAAAGGTGGCGAACAGATCATCACGCTGACTGCCCTCCACACTGCCGTTCGCACGCTCCTCCTCGGTAAGCCCGGGATCGGACGGAAGGACGCACTCTCCATGGACTCGACTGAAGAGCGTCGCAACAGTGAATTGGCGTGCCTCTGGTTCGGCTCTGTCTTCGATGCGATTGGGGCAGCAATGGAAGATCGCGAGTGCTTGGCATCCGGTCCCGCTGTACTGCCAGCCATTGGGGCTGTTGGTCACCAACTTCTCAGCTTGGACCCTGCCCAACTGAAGCTGGAGGCCGCGCGTCTCGCGCTGGAGCTAAAAAGTGTGGACTGGAGACGTGGACAACACTGGGCAGGTATCGCGGGTCGCTGGGACACCGATAGAGGCACTTTGTCCACCGCTGGTGCCAAAGAGGCTTGTCACGCTGTCCTCACCGCACTCACGGACTCCAGTTCGTCAGCATACCGAGCCATCCGGCACCAGTGAGATTCTACGTCTTGGTAAGGTGATACTTCCTCATCCTAATGGAGCGCTCACTCCGTCCCAGATGCAACATTGCATCCTGGACGGGGTGGGTGCGGATGTAACTGTCCTGCTCCGGCGTCCACCAGTTCTTCGGGCCGCGTCGCTCCATCCCCTCCGGCCGGACCCACCGCATGAGCCCGACATATGCCGCGTGCTTGCGCTCTAGCCGGAGCGCGCTACCCTCGTACAACTCACGAGACAGCTTCTGAGCATCCTCCTTGAAGACCGTCAAATTGTAGATGTGGTCCCGTCGGTTGCGGTTCGCCCTCTTGCGCTGACCGATCACACCCTCCAGGTACCCGACGTAAGCCAAAGCGATCGCCTCGCTCTTGGTGGTCAGAGACACAAAAGGCCAGCCTTTGGCGGTCAAACCCAGCGACCCGTCCCCATCGACCAAACCCCGGAAGTAGTCCCGCGGGCTGAAATCCCAGGTTGGCGGAGCCACGGTCTCCGATTTCGCCCCAACGGGCACCCCCAAGCGCTCCAGCTCTTCACGCGTCTCCCGGTCATAGAGGGTCCAAACACACGAAGCATAACCATCCTTGAAGTTGGTGTCCCGGGTGCGCTCAGACAGATGGGAATGCACCGGGAAGGCTGCTTGCAGGGCTTCCAGGATCTGGCGATCCCCGGCTTGCAGCTCCACTCGAACCTTCCCGCGATTACGAGAGTCTGAGCTGTGGTGGCCGTCGGACTGTAGGAAGCCAATGATGTAGGACAATTGAGGTGTTTCTAGGAAGTGGTGGAGCATGCCCACCACTTCCTAGAAAAGGAATATCACCCCTTGACGCAAAGCACCTGTTTGAGGGTTGCCACAATCTCCACCAGGTCAGATTGATTCGCCATGACCTGATCGATGTCCTTGTAAGCCCCTGGAATCTCGTCCAGGACGGCTTGATCTTTTCGGCACTCTACTCCGGCTGTCTGCTCCGCGAGATCTTCCAGAGTGAACTTTCGCTTCGCTGCTCCCCGGGACATACGCCGTCCGGCTCCGTGGGAAGCCGAATGAAACGACTCTGGGTTGCCGAGCCCGCGAACGATGTAGGATCGCGTCCCCATTGAACCAGGGATGATTCCCAGTTCTCCGGATCGTGCCGATATGGCTCCCTTACGAGTCACCAACACATCTTCCCCGAAATGGTTCTCCTCAGAGACATAGTTGTGGTGACAGACAATGGGCTCTTCGTACTCGATCTGTGGGAACATCTTCGAGAGCACGTCTTGGGAGATCTTGAGCATGACCTCCCGGTTCGCACGTGCGTAATCTTGTGCCCACATCAAGTCATGCCGATACGCCACCATCTCCGGAGTGCCGGCAAGGAACACTGCCAAGTCCTTGTCAGGTAGGGCTTGGTTGTGTGTCAGCTTCATGGCCTTGCTGATGTGGATCTCAGCCAAGGTTTTGCCGATGTTCCGGGACCCGGAGTGAAGCATGATCCAGACGTTCTGCTCTAAATCCAAGCAAACCTCATAAAAATGGTTCCCGGACCCGAGGGTACCCATCTGCTTACGGGCCTTCCCAACGATGTCCTGGACGCTCTCATGCAAGTTTGGGAAGGCCTTCCACAGCTGGTGCTTGTCGGCATGCTTAGACACCTCTTCGTGCAACGAAAAGCCCACTGGCACAGCTGCTTCGATCGCTAGGCGCAACCCCTGAAGAGAGTCCGGTAGGTCCGAGGCTCGGAGGTTCGTTTTGACCGCGGCCATGCCGCAGCCGATATCTACGCCCACTGCCGCGGGAGAGATGGCGCCCTTCATGGCGATCACGGAGCCGACCGTAGCACCCTTGCCGAAGTGCACATCCGGCATGACCGCGACGTGATGGAACACCCAAGGCAATGCCGCAATGTTCTTGAGCTGCGTCAACGCTGCGCTCTCCACTTCGTGGATGTTCGTCCACAGATGGATCGGCGCGACCTTACCTTGTAGCTTGGAGATGGACATTTATTCTTCCTCTAGCACCAGACTCGTGATCTTGGCGTACAGCCAAGGGATCTCAGGATCTCCCAAATTCTGCAGGATCCCATCTCTGGACAACTGCTTGACGTAGATTCGATCTGACTTGGTCCTACTGAATCGTACGAATCTGAACCGCCTCCGGATAGGATCGCCCGCTCCATGCTCTGGGTAGCAACAGGTGAACTCGCGCCCTTCTAGGCCGACAAACTCTCCACGCCTAGCCATCAGCTCCCCAGCCCCTCCCCGACTTCCCAACGAATGAAGCGGCGGATGGTGACATTCTCACCCAACTTGGCCCCAAGTTCAATGCGGAGTTGGTCGATTGTCTTCCCCGGCTGGGTGACCGATTCCTGATCCAAGAGACAGGCCTCCTGGTACCACTTGTTCATCTTACCATCCAGGATTTTCTCCAACGCAACCCCAGTCTTACCAGCCGGGACTTGGTCCATGAAGATTGAACGCTGGTGCAGATTGATGGCTTCCCCCACATCGGTACGGCTCAGGAAGCGTGGGGTGGAGGCCACAATGTGCATCGCCACTTCATCGCAGAACGCCTGGAACTCCGAGGTTCGGGCAGAGAAATCAGTCTCGCAATTGACCTCCACCACCGCGACCTTGGCGCCGCCGCCATGAACGTAGGTCACGACTTTACCCTCGGTTGCGATGCGTCCGGCGCGCTCCGTAGCCTTGACCATCCCGCGCTTCTGGAGCAGCTCCAACGCCTTCTCCACGTCGCCCGCGGACTCTTCCAAAGCCTTGCGGCAAGCGTCCATACCCACACCCGAGCGGGTGCGCACTTCCTTGATTTGTTCCAGTGTGGCCATACATTACCTCTGCAGGAAAAATTGCGTTCCTAACTCTGTGACCCTTACATGACGTCGATTGCCCCACCCAGATCCGTCTCCGCGTAACCATCCTTTACGGATCAGGCCCAGCACCATGGCCTCCTCTTCTTCGGCGTACTGAACGATCAACCCATCCCCCTGAAGGATGTAGTGCTCGGCACAGAAGGACATGAATTCGGATTCAGATTTAGGCATGAACGAAAAACGGGCGACAACCTTTCAGCTGCCGCCCGTTACACTACACCGAACCTAGGGTTACCAGCTCTTGGACTTCTGCTTGATCTTGCGCTTGGCCTTGGGCTTCTTTTCCGCCACAGGGGCCTCAGGAACGGTGGTTACCGTGACCACTGGAGGAGTGGCCGGAGCAACATGCATGGCCCCACCGCCAATGAAGATCGGGTTGAGCCCCGTGTTTCCGCCAGTCCAAATGGCCTGGTTGCTCGGCCAAGAGGGCTGACCGAAAGGGTTGTTCGGATCCACGATCCAACTTGCCCCTGCTTGCCCGCCACCGATCTGCGTTGGACCTACAGTCGAAACATCTTGGATGGGTAGAGCGTCCCCAGTCCTCACGTCGTCTACCGAAAATGCGTCCGCAACGTTGGTTTGAAAAGAGTTGTTCATCGCGACGCCCAAGGATTCCAAATCCACGGCAGCGTCGGCAGAGTATGTCCCGCCAAGCCCCCGAGTTGCGCCGCGGGTAACGCTTGCACGATAGGAAGCGCTCCCCACATAGGCATCTCTGGAACTCAAGCTGTTCCCAAGGTTGCTGGACACTGCACTCAGGCCGACCAGCCCACGTGTTTTGACACTGTCCGAGAACGTGTTCATAACGGACGATGCCCTCATATAGTCGCCGCGCTTGGCGTGCTCATCCGCCTCCAATTGCGCTCTGACCATCTGGGCGATACCCACGATCTGATCCAGCTCCGGGTCGATCTTGGTTTGTTCTTCCCCGGACTTGACGAACTGGACCTTGGCTTTGACCTCTAGGGTCTTGCGCTCGCGCTTCAAGTTCGCGTCCATCACGTCATATCCGATCGTGACATCGAGTACGTTCACCTCTCGGGGGAATGCGTTCTTCTGTGCTTGCAGTTTGATCGCGAGAACCAGGTGTCGAGTTTCCTCAGAAAGGATCTCTGGAAGCTTGATGGTAACATCCCCCATGTCCTCCTCATCGGCGTCCACATCTGTCACCACTTGAGTGATGCTGTGCCCTGCCAATGGGGATACCTCGACCGTGATGTTTGTGGCGTAGGTTGAGCACAGGCCGCCCAACTCTTTGCCGAAAGCCGACAAGGCATCATCAGGGTTGCTGATGAATGCGTAGTTGCCGTTTCCGCCGTTGGCCAACCCAAGTAGCAACTCCTGGTTAGCCCCCAACCCGTAACCAAAGGCGCTCAAGCTTGCGGTTCCAATGTTGGGCTTGACCAATGCCAGGATGTCGGGGGTCTTGACGGCGGGACCGCGGTTGGCTTCCCCATCCGTGAAGAGTATCACTCGCGTGATCACCTCATGAGCCAAATCCATCTTGTTGGCTACTTCGAATCCCATCAAGAGCGCGCTAGCGATGTTGGTGGCGTTTCCAACGTCCAACCCGAGGATCTTCCGCTTGAGTTCATCTTTGGCTTCTTTGGTGCAACGCACCGGGCGCTGCACCAGCTCAGCATCAGACGAGAAGGTGATGAGCCCGCAGTGATCCTGAGGAGTCATGTGCTCGATCAGCTTGATCAAGCTCTTCTTGGCGTACTCTAGCTTGGCCCCCATCATAGATGGGGAGACGTCCACCAGAGGAACAATGCAGAGAGGGGGTCGCTTGACTTCCTCTTGAATGGAAGGGGCCGTGAAGCTCACGACCAGGTGGGTGTCCTTCTCCTGATCGAAGCGGACTTTGTTAGATGTGAGTTGTGCTTTAATTTCCATTGGCTTGGTAACTTTCTCTCGTTGCCGTCTGGCTACTCGACTCAGGTGACGCAGGGCTGGACAGCCCTCAAATCACGTGAACGAACTAGCGGGTTGCAGAACGTCCTCCGCCTCCCCAAACCTATCTCTAGGCGCGATCAGCGGTACGAGAGGTCCAAACCATATGGCGCGACCTCACGCTTATACCCTATACACCAACAAAGGGATTACCGGGGCAGTCTTTCGTTCAGCTTCTCGCGACGAATCGTGCGAGAGCTGACCTGCTCTTTCTGATAGGCAACCACGGCCTGACCGTGGGCCGAAAACAAGGCCCCCGTGCTGGACTCCCGATCAACCCTCCACTCGTAGAGAAGCACGTCAGGACCCCCGTGGTGTTTAGAGAACCAGTCGGTGCGCCCGATGGCGCGGACCCACTTCTTGAGGATGACATCGAAAATGGGCGGAGTCCCGGATTCCGGCATGGGCAAGGGCTTGAGCCAAACACGGAACCAATCGGCGCCGATCTTGTAGTAGGCGGAGCGCTCATCAATGGCCACCCGCGCCGGGGGAGTCCGCTTGTAGCGGCGGCGGGGGAGCCGCGGCGCCCAGCGCAAGATCCCTTGGCGGTCAACGTAATAGTCCCCGTCCAGAGGGCGAGATTGGTTCCCGTAATTCTGGTGCGGCGGTGAATGGGGGACATCCCCATGCCAAACCGGATTGAGCACCACGAAATCGTTGAGCAAGTGCATCTTCGTGTGCTGAACGACGGTGCCCCCACCATGCAGGGACGCGCTCAGCTCCGAGAACACCTTGTCCCAAGGACGCCCACAATTCTTCCGCAAGAACCCCTTGAGGGGCGCGAAGTACTCCCCAAATTCCTTGCGCTCCCGGTAAGGGCGACGAATCCCTTCCTTGGTGGGAGTCGTCTCCAAATCACCGTGGTTAGCCGTGTGCCGATGCCAGCGGTACGTTTCCCCTCCATTTCGGCGAGGAGTTTCCACGAGCAACTGCGCCAAATCATTACGCATTTTTACCTCCAGGTTACAGTAACTACAGTGACCCTGGGCGATGCCAGCGTCCTATGTTACCTACCTGGAAGTTTGAAATACCGGACATGAGATGTGGTCCTCGGTGTACCGAGTATCCGTGAAAGGACACACGATGTCAACCCACTCATACCTGGTTACAAAAGATCTATACCTGGTCACGCAACAGCTGACCCTCACATCTGCCCCCAAGAAGGTGGTAGAGATGCCTACCAACCATTTCCTAGTGATCGATTGCAGCGGCTCGATGAGTCAAGACCTGCCCAAGATCCGGGAGCAGCTGAAGCGCAAGCTCCCAAAGCTCCTGAAGGAGCAAGACACAGTCTCGGTCATCTGGTTCAGTGGCCGCGGGGAATTCGGCACCCTGCTGGAAGCCGAGCCCGTGGCGTCCTTGACGGATCTGCAAAACGTAGAGCGCGCTATCGATCGTTGGCTCAAGCCGGTGGGGCTCACCGGCTTCACCGATCCTCTAAAGGAAGCTACCAAAGTCGTCGAGCGCGTGGCCAAGGCCCGCAAGGGTAGTGTGTCCAGTCTGTTCTTCATGAGCGATGGCTGTGACAACACGGGGACCCGTTCAGGGATCCTGCAGGCCATGGAGACCGCGGCTAGCGAGTTCGCCTCCACAACGATCATCGAGTACGGGTACTACGCTGATCGCTCTTTGCTGTCCGCGATGGCGGAGAAAGCTGGAGGCTGCCACATCTTCGCAGAAGACTTCGATCGCTACTCACCGACGTTCGAAGCCGCGATGCAGAAGAAGCAGACCGGCGCCAAGAAAGTGGGGGTCACGATCCAGGGAGACCCAATCGGTGGCTTCGCGTTCTCACTCGGAGATGGGGAGCTGACCACCTATGGCATCGATGCTGGGATGGTGGCTGTTCCCGAAGACCTCAAAACGCTGGCATACCTGTCCCCTACCCTGATCGGGACATCCAAGGGCAACCTGTCCGATCTGACGTCTCCGGAGTTTGCCTATGCGGCCATCTCCCTCTTCGCGGTCCGCATGAAGCCTGGGATCGTATACCCTCTCCTAGCAGGCCTCGGGGATGCGTCCCTCATTGACCAGTTCTCCAGCTGCTTCGGCAAGCAGAAGTACAGTGAGTTCCAGGCCCGCGCACAACGAGCGGCATTCGTCAAAGAAGAGCGCTTCACTGCTGGGCAGGACTTCAATCGAGTCCCCAAAGAGGATGCGTTCACAGTGCTAGACGCCCTGAACCTGCTGGCCAGCGAAGAGGGCAATAGGGTGCTGCTCGACCACCCAGAGTTCCGCTACAGCCGAATCGGCCGCGGGCGCATCGATGCCAACGAACAGCTGACCGCTGAAGAGCAAGAAGAGATTCGGGTTCTCAGTGAGGAGCTTGCCACGACCAAGAAAGCAGCTCGGGTGCAGGAGATCAGCACCCGGATCGCAGCTATCACGGCAAGCAAGCCCAAAGCCCTGAAGTTCGAGGCAGACGCGGCCCCGAACGGCTACCCCATCTCGTCCCTGACCTTCAATGAGGATCGGCCGAACGTGTCCTTCCTAGTTCGCAAGAGCGGGTCCGTTGACCTTTCCTCACGAACGGACAAGCCAACTCAAACCCCGGAGGTGTTCCCAACCTTCGTGTTCCGCAACTACGCGGTCATCAAGGACGGTCTGGTCAACATCGACAAGCTGCCTGTGAAGGTTACAGCAGAGACGTGTGACAAGATCATGAAACTAGAACTGCGGGGTTGGGTTCAACGCCACACTACTATGTCCACGGACGGCAAAATCGGCCTTACTTTGAATCTCCGTGCCCTACCGGTGATCAACCGCAAGATGGTAAAAGAGGTCTCGGCAAAGAATTTCTTCGAGACCCAGTACCAGCTCCTTCTGGCCCAAGCCGAACAGAAAGTTCTGAACAGCTACGCCAAGGAGTTGCTCCCGTCCAGGAAGTCAGAGGGGTTTGAAGAACGCTACGGCGCCGACGCCGCGCAATGGCTCAAGGAACAGGGGTTCACCGACTACTCGGGTTTCTCTCCCAAAGCCGTTGTAGCTGAGTCCACGGACTTCTACATGGGCAAAGAGTTGAAGGTCAGCCTCAAGGGCTACTCCAAGCTACCAAGTCTCAAAGAGGTCAAAGACCAGATTGCCAAGAAGAAGTTGAACGGTCCAGGTGCACTCATGGCCCCAACCGTGACTCTCGTCGAGGACTTCCTGGCCAGCGACTTCTACCAGAAGAGCAAGGGCAACTCGGCAACGCTAGAGGTGTGGATCGACGGGCAAGCCAAGGCCGCCAAAGAGAAGGTGCGCAAGCTGATCTTCCAGATCTCCCAAACCACCTTTGCGCTGGTGGTTGGTCAAACCTGGTTCCAGGAGTTCAGCTCGCTGGATGAGAACAGCCTCACGTTGACACTGCCCGGCGGAGCAACCGTTGAGTGCAAAGCCGAGATGAAGGAAGTCCAAATTCGCATCTGAGGTTGCTTTGACCACAACGCTGAACTGGTTCATCTACTCTCTGGTTGATCCCAGAGAGCCAGATCCTCCCCGCTACGTTGGGTGGACTAGAGATCCAGTTCGGCGTTTGCGATCACATTTGAACAACGCCAAAACTGGAAGAGATCGCACCAGATGCGGGAATTGGAAGAGATCCTTGTTGTCAACCGGAGTTAAGCCTCAACTTGTACTGCTGGAATCGGGCACAGGTGATGAGTGGAAGGTTGCTGAAGTGCGTTGGATCCAACATTTCCGTAACCTAGCAGGGGACAAACTTACGAATCACACCCTAGGCGGGGAAGGTTTCACGGCCACCCATACAGAAGAAACTCGTAAGCGCATGAGCGAAGCTCAAAAGGGTCGTCCTAAGCCCCGCACACCAGAGCACCAGAGCAATTTGGAGGTTGCGCTTAGGAGCCGAGTTTGGACGATGGAGTCACGCTTAAAAATGAGCGTTGATAGGACCGGCAGGGTAGAAACGGAAGCCCACAAATCTAAGATCAGCAGAGCGTTGAAAGCCCATCTGGAGGGTAATCAAGAGGCACGCCAAAAGAGGAGTCAAGGAGCCAGTAAGTTAGCAGGGACACCAGAAGAAAAAAGGATCCGAAGTGAGCGGTTGAAAGCCATATGGGCAGATCCAATCCTGCGAGCCGAAAGAATCAAAGCTCAGATAAACGGCAGGGCACTGAAACAGCCAGGGTAACTGCTTATATCCTAGCTAGCTAGAGGTGCCTCCATGAATAATCCAGAGTCAGATTTGCAAGAGTTGAGCGCGCTACTGAATGAAAGACGACTGCTGGATACGGAGATGGATCGCATGTCCACGATATATATTACCATCTCCGGGCACGTATCCCCCAGTACGCTCAGCACGATACATCAGGCCATCATCTCTCTAGACGCAGAGATCAGCGCTATCGATGACCGACTAGAGATCCGCAGATGGGTAGACTACAGAGGCTGGTGACCAGCTAGGATCCGGTTCCAGCAAAGGGCCTGGACAGTACTTTCCGTCCTCTCCTTTGCGCTCCCCGGCGTGACGATGCTCACACCAGTGACAGAACGGCTCCTCCCCATTTCTGGGGGTACCGCCCGGGGCCTTCACTGTTCCTGTGTTCTCCATCACCCGAACATCAATTCAAGGTGGGGCACATTCTGCAGCCAGTACCTCCACGATTCAGGCACCGTACGGATGGGCACGGCTGGCATTTGCAGAGGCAAATGCGTCGGGCGGACTGGCTGCTTCAGCAACCTCATCTTGGCTTGCTCCGGGGTCCTGCCACCCTTCCGAGAGTTGCACGGGATGCAGGAGCTTACGACGTTGGTCCAGACCGTCTTGCCTCCCTGAGTGCGCGGGATGACGTGGTCGTAGTTCAACTGACGCCTTGGGAACTTGTTCCCGCAGTACTGGCAGGTGAACTTGTCACGTGTGAGAACGTTGACGCGGCTGAACTTGACACCCTTCTTGTTCGCGGGGATCGCCGTCTTGATGCGCGCCACGGAGGGGATCTGAAACGAGACGCTCGGGCTCGACACCTTAGCGTCTGGAGACTCGTGAGACTCCAGGACCTCGATCTCGCCCTCCACCAGCTTGCAGATCGCCTCCTGCCACCCAACTATGCGGTGGGGTTCCATCCAGGGCGTGAGTAGGAGTGTGTGAAATTGCATGGCGTTCTCTCAATCAGTACTCGGGGAAGGGATCGAACCTTCATGCCTCTCGGCAACAGGGCGTATACCCCATCGTGTCTACCTAGGATTTTTCACCACCCGAGCATAGATGCAGCGTTGTAGCAGATTCCCTTTTGGCCCGCCACCACTATGGAGGGCTACCAATGGATCATAAGAAAGCGCAGTGTCCAGTCTGTCACGGGGCTCGTACCCGCGTCGATCGAGACGTGGAGAAGCTCTGTTTCCTATGCAACGGGGCCGGGACTATTTCCTCCCACATCGCGCATGTGATCGAACGCCGGCTAAGGCAGCGGCGGGCATCAAAACCTAGTTCGAGCTGACCCTCCGCGCCTCCAAGAGGGCTTCCTTGCTCACTGCCTTCACCAGGCCTTGGGAGTCAAGCTTCAAGGAGGATGAGGGCAGGAGAATCGCTCGTTTGGCGCAGCTCGCCCCCCACCCCTTGGTGAGCACAAAAATGCCCATACGATCACACGACCGCCTACCACAGCCCAGGCACACGTAAACGAGCAACGGGGAGCGCTCGTTAGACTCAAGTGTAGTCTCCATCACTCTAGGAGGTACACCAGAAGATTCGTGAGCTTACGGTAAAATCGACAAAGTCAGGATTTGTTCGTGCACGTCCAGGGTGCGAACCTGCAGGGCTTCCCGATTGTTGTCGTTGAAGATCACGTAATCAGCCACGTCCAGCTTCTTGGCCAACGGGTACTGGGAGGCGATCCGGCTGCGCGCTTCCTCCTCGGTGATCCCGTTGCGCTTCATGACTCGCGTGGTTTGCAGATCGGGGCTCGCGGCCACCACGATCAGCTTGTCCATCCCAGCATACAACCCCAACTCAACCAGCAGGGCCGCTTCGTAGAGGATGTATGGGGTAGTGGTATTGCGAGCCTCCTGGACGCGCTCCTCATAGAGCTGCCGGATTCGAGGGTGCGTGATGGCTTCCAGGGCCTTGCGCGCCGACGGCTCACGAAAGACCAGCGCCCCCAGCTTGGCCCGATCCAAGATGCCTTCGGGGGTAAGGTACTCGGACCCAAATAGCCCAACCAGCTCCGCCAAACCAGAGGTCCCTGGAGCCACGGCATCCCGAGATAGCTGATCAGCGTCGATTACCGTCACCCCCAAGGAGGTGAAAATCTTGGCGGTGGCGCTCTTACCTGACGCTATACCTCCGGTGAGCCCAATAACTAGTTTGTGGGATTGGTTAGACATGAATACCTACATTTACGCCATACTGTACAATGGTTTGCCGGTTTATGTCGGGAAGACCAAGCAAAAGATACACCGTAGACTGGTAACCCACTGGAGCGACGCAAAGCGAGGAAAAACCCACACGCCCTTTGGGAGATGGCTAGAAAAGCAAACAGTCAAGCCCGAAATCATTTCCTTAGAGGAAGTGCTGGATGTCTCTGAGTGGCAAGAGCGCGAAAGATTTTGGATCAAGAGCCTCACTAAACAAGGGCTCAAGCTATTCAATACTCACCCAGGAGGTAATGGAAGCCACACTATTAGTCACCGCTTTCCTGCAGAAGCTATTGAGTTGTTAGGTAAAATTTCAGATTCCAGAATCGCGGAAATGATCGGGCTCACTCGTGAAGCGGTCCGATATCACCGTACGCAACTTGGGGTTGTTGCCTCGGATGACAGATCCAGAATCAAACCACCAGCACCAAGGCCCAAAGGGTACCGTCACGTCAAACGGGTGGAGCTTCCTGAGGAAGCTGTGAAACTTTTGGGGAGAATCAGTGATCAAAAGATAGCAGAGCAATTCGGGCTAAGTCGGCACATTGTCAAGACGCGCAGAAACGAAATGGGAATCCCAAGGGCGTCAGCCATACACGGGAGCGCCCATCATTCCTCAAAGCTAAGTGCAGAAGCCATTCTAGATATCCAAGCTAACTACATCAAGGGTTCGGCGGGACATAGATCCAGCAACAGTCTAGGGCACTTTGCCAGGAAATACTCAGTCCACCCCACTTCCGTTTGGACCGTCGTCAGGAGCTACTTGGAGTCCAAAGAGTAAAATTGCTGTACGCATAATGCAGCAATCACCGATGTCTTGACCCTGACCCTTTTGTTTCTGGGTAACTTCTCCCCGGTCATCTTGGTGCAGATGGCTAGCTTGAGGATGGCTATGTCCAGCTCAGCCATGTTTGAGAACTTAAGAGCCGCGGGGAGAGGCTGCTCATTATATACAGCAAGGAGGAAATCCGAGATGGTAGCTAACTCATTGTTTCGACTGGCATCAAGCCACTCCTGGATTGCCGAATGGTGCAAGGTTCCCTGGGTGTGCTTCCAGGCGTCATCATCTGCGGCAGCCAGACTGGGCAACAGTAGGGACAAAATAATGATGGAAATCAGCTTCTTCATCGCTACCCTTTTGGTTCTGACTTTTGGGCGAGCAGTTCGATCAGGTGATCGATGCGCCGGTTCTGAGAGTCTAGCATCCTTCGTAGTTCCTGCACGTCCAGTTCGGTTTTGGCACTCACGAAGTAGGAGCTTTTGGACACATACCGGTCTTTGTAGGACTCACGATTCTGCGCCATCATGATCATGGGGGCAGTGTAGGCGGCCTGCAAAGACAGGAACAAATTCATCAAGATGAATGGGTAAGGATCCCAATGTGGCCCCCACGGCAACGCGTTGAATACCAGCCACCCGAGCAGGAACAAAGATTGGGCGATGATGAAGCGCCAAGAGCCCACCACATGGGCGACCTTCTCGGCGGCGCGCTGACCAAAAGAGGGGGTTTCGTAGCCCGGCACCCTGAGCGAGGGTAGACTGCTGGGTAGGTGAGGTGCGGACTCGGGATCAATCTCCATGATGGCCTCCTACAAAGGCTCACCATAGGTGCGCTATTCTTGCGTTCCCGGCTGGACTCGAACCAGCATTTGTCTTTCGACCCGGCTTAGGAAGCCGACGCCCATCCTTTGGACCACGGGAACAGAACTCAGTCGGGTACCACCCTTATAAGGGCCGGCACACATACTTTCGTGGACTCGCCACCGTTCACCGACTCCAACTCCTTGTAGACCCCGCCGCGGGCTTCACAGGACGTGGATGGCTGGAGTGCCAGAGCGGTAAGCCCCGTGACGATCAAGGCGATTACAATCAAGAGCTTCATCATGTTCTCATCACTCCGCCCGGGTGGATTGCGTAGTCAAGCTTCTTGCCCCGGAGCAAGAAATCCTGTGCCGCCTTGGCGATCATGGACGACGCCACAGCGATGAACGGAAGGTGCTCTCCTCCCTCGCACGTGGCTTGCCCGGCCACGTTCTCTGAGTCGATCACGAAGTTTTCGTCCCAGACCACCCGCCCATATGATCCATCTGCAGCCAAGGCCCCATGCAAGCACGGAGTCTTGGTGTGCCGCGCAAACGCCTGGACGACCTCCCGGGCCGGCGCGTTGTCGAGGCAATCCAGAAGCAGGTCAGCCCCCGAAAGGAGCTGGGTAGCATTGTCCGTGGTCAGCCGGTGAGGCACCGCCGTAGGCTTGAGCCCGAACAAGAACCCCATCGACTGCTGCAGCGACTGGGCCTTGTTCTTGCCCACCCCGGGCTTGCTGTGGAACTGGGCGAGCACGTTCTTTTGCTCAATTCGATCCATGTCGATGAGCTTGAGGTCGGCCTCATTCCTAAGAAACAAAGCCACATGCGAGCCCAGAGCCCCTACGCCTATGATGGTGACCTTTTTCATGTTCCCGAACCCGTCTCCTCCTTCTTATCACAGTTTGGACAGAGAGGGGGAGGATTCCACTCATCATTGGAAGCCGTCTCGCATTCAACCACCGCGCCACAGCGCTTGCACTTGTAGCGCAGCAGTTGAACCCAGTGCTTCCAACCGGTGAAGTACATCAGCCGTCCAGCTGGCCGCCGAATGGCGTCTTGGGGCGCACCGCGACACGGTTCGGGAGGTCATCCTTTGCCGGGAAGCGATCGACCACGTAATCCGAGAAGTCAGCCGTCTGGGCATCGATACCCGGGACGTTGCCGTTGAGCACTGCCTCCGCGGCCCAACGCTTGATCTCAGCATCGGTAGCGTCGAATGGGATCGGGTCGGTCAAGTCCCCGTTGGACCCCGCGAATGTGACGTTCAGGTTTGCTTCCATGTCTCTTCTCCTTGATTGTCAGAACCCTCAGGCTCTGCGATTGCCTCTACGCTGGACTGCCAACGTCGAACCATGTGATGGTTGTAGTAGGACTTGCCCCGCAGCTCTCCCATCCACGTGGGCTCATATAGCGCAGGACCCTTGGCGTAGTCAAGCTTCCCTGGCCCAACCCAGCACAGTTCGATGAACTGATCCTCGCTCGTGATCCACCAGACCAACCGGCGGCCCAATCCAGACTCGACGGCCGCGAAAGTGGTCAGGTCCGTGTCCGAAGGGCCGGGCTCTCCTGACCCCGGATGACTATGAGCAAAGCCCAGAATGTTGGCGCGGTTCTCCCAGATGACTTCCCAAAGCTCTCGGGAGTCAGGGAGCGCACCACCACTGCGATCCACCGGCAGATGCCAGTAGATCGGCTCGCAGCCCATTCCAACCAAAACTCCAGCTTCAATGCTCATGGCGTTTCTTCTTCCCTAACCGGATACCGATCACCGAAGATCTTGATACACAGTTGCCCAATCTCTTCGTAGGTCAAATCTCCTGCATTGGTTTTGAGGATAGCCCCCATCACATCTTCGCGTTCGTGAATAGCTAAGCGATACAGAGCCTCAGAAAGGGACTTACGCTCCTTCTCGGTGAGCTGCTTCGCACGCTCGGCCTCGAAAGCTTCATGCATACCTGGGTGGCTCATGGTTCCTCCAACTCGCTGATGACATCCGACAGATCCAACCCAAAGCGTTCTCCAGTTCTCCGCAGATCCTCAGCAAATCGTGCTTTGGAATGCAAATTGCCCCATTGATCGCTGTACCAACCGGGATGAGCGTTGTCCGCTGGAGCCGAACCCTCGGAACGATCGTAATCTGAGTCCTCGGACCACCCGCAGCTGGGGCACCCCCACGGGCCATAGATGATCCCCACCCCGACATCCACGGAGTCCTGTGTGCAATGATCATTGCACTTGGGGCAGTTCAATCTGCCCTCACGCAATGGAAGAGAACGTCCCGGTCCTCTTCATGAGTGACGAAGCGTCCGTGGCAATGCTCCGCCATCAGTTCCCGGGCCTCTTCCATGGCCGGGACGTATGCCCCGGACAGGTGAACCAAACCCCCAAAAGAATCGGTTCGAACGGGGCTGGCTCCGGAGCTGCACGCCCCAAGGACTAGGGCCAAAATGAGTGCTGTGATGGTTTTCATAGGTAGCTCCTCAATCCACGTGCCTGTACACAACCAACTTCCCATCGCGATCGGCTTCCATGATCACCGAGGGCAGGCTTTCCAGAGTGAACCACGTGTCCCCTTTGGTGCCATACGCGAAATCGTCATCATCCCCGTGTGCGGAGAGGCAGATCCCAGAATCGATGATCCTTAGCGTGTTCTTGTCACACGTGCACTCGAAACGGCGACGCAGGACCCGGAATCTCACCACCATCTCGTTCCCGCGATGAGCGGCCCGATGATCCAGGTACTCAGCACCCCCTAGCGCCAACGCGGCGCGAGCTGCCGCTTCAAAGTCCACAGCGGCAATGGCGCGACGCCCGGCGCCGTCACCTAGGCGACCCATCATTTCTCGGCGAAGCTCTTCCTTGCGGCGTGCTTCCTCCTCCAAGCGCAGCTGTTCGGTTAGCTCCGCTCGGCGACGATCCGCTTCGATCCTCTGCCAGCGCGCCATCCGGAATGCAGCGTCCAATGCTGGGACCACACCCTTTACGTGACGAACAGAATCCAGCGCGTCCAAATAGGCCGTCAGTACCCCATCCTCGGCCCCCAGAGGCATCTCCTGCTGGATAAACACCAAGGACCCATCCTCACTGCAACGCCCGGCTGAAACCAGCACAAAGCGATCCAGCCCCGGATCAATCAGATTCACGCGCTCCGACTGAAACGCAATCTTGATCGGGTCCGGGTTCACGTCCACATCGCTCGCAATGATGCGATCCCCTACCAGGTAGCCCACCATCTTGTGGCGCAGGTTGGCTGGCTCCGGATCGCTGGCTTCCAGATATCGTGCCTTGCGGCCGTCAAGAGTGAACTTGGCCCAACCGTGCTCCGCCGGAAGGGGTCCTTCGAGCGTCCACCCTCTGGGACCAGATCGAAGAGACCTACCTCCAAGCCACGGCAGCACGATCGTGCTGGGCTCACGGTTCTGAAGTAGGCCTCTCCAATCCATTGTCGCTCCTGTCCAAACGCTCAAGCCTAGCATGCCATGATTCAAGAGTCTCGCGTGGCAAACGTCTACGAGCCATCTTCAGTCGAACTTCAGCACTAATCCCAGCCTTTTGCCGTTTGATTCTCTCTTCTCGCTCTTCCTCAGAATATTTAGACCATGCAGCTTTCAACGCCACTCTAGTCTTCTCCCTAATCTCTGGGTCTGAATGCTGAATCAAGGCCCTGGCCTTGCGACGTTCTCTCTCCACTGTAGAGTTGAAAGCAATCTTCGTAGCCCTCTTGTGTCGGGCCTTCACATCAGGTTTAGCCATAGCAGTTTTGACACTGGAACTGTTTCTGGCCTTCACCTCAGGCCGATTCTGAGCAACTACCCCAGAATTAGATATCTTGCGCTTAGTGTCTTCCGATGGCCGTCCAGCAGCGCCCCCACTTTTCAAGTTGTAGCCCACAGGGAACAAAGAGGTTGCCACCCATCGTATCTCCAAAGAGTCCAGCTCCTCTTTGGAAGAAGCCCCTTCCACAACCTCGAACTGGAAGTTGTCTTTCCCGTACTTGGCTATGGCATTACGCAATGCGTGACAATGACTATCCGAACGAAAATGGTGAACCCACCTCTCCGATGGGTTCACCGTCTGCCCGTGATATAATTTGTCATTCACAAGGCATCGTATTCTGTACACAATTCCGTAAGTCACACCGCCCAAGCTGGTTTGGAGAGGAGCTTGGTGCCCATGATGGTGTCGATCAACGTGACCCGCGGGGTAGCCATGAACTTAGCTGTGGTGGTGCCCACCGGTGTCGATGCGATCAACGCACTGATGGTGCGGGGGATCGCATAAGGGTCTTGGAAGATGCGCTCATCGATCATGAAGCAGGGGATTCCCAGCTCCGCTGCCGTAGTTGTGACCGCAGTGTGCGCGTGCCCCATGTTGCCAGGCACGTAGAGGAACCCGAATGCGATCGGGTTGAGACCCGACTCACGGACGGCTGCCGTGAACGGTGCGTCTTGCTCGTCACCCACGATGATGAAGATCGCATCCTCACCTTCCTTGGGCTTGTACTTCTTCAGAGCCTTTACACCCTGAGCGTGGCTCGTCCCACCACCGGCATTGATGCCCTTGAAGGCTTGTTCGATGCCAGCTGCCGACTGATGCTTGATCACGACCTCACGCCCTGTCTGGCTGAACACCGAGACGTGGAGCTGATCCGCCGGGAACCCCTGCAGGAACTTCGCCAAGTACTCCTTGGCCTTCACGATCGCCCCGTCCATCGAGCCCGAGATGTCGACCATGAAGTAGATGCGAAGGTTCTTGACAACCTCTGCGACAGCCGTCTTGATGGCGTTGTCCGCGGCATCCTTGAGCTGTTCCTGAGTGGCCTTGGAGCGCACGCGAGTCGCGATGTTCGCAGCACGCATGTCCTCAGCTGTCGCGATAGCCCGGTCCCACCGGTGCTTGATCTCTTGCACCTCCAAGAGCCCAAGGTCCTCCAACGTCGGAGTCGCGATGATCAGGTCCTTGTCCGACAACGAACCAGCATCGATGGCCACGGCCACGATCGCCCGCGTCAGACCCACGCCCTTGGGCAGCAAGCCCACGATGCGCTTGAAGTTCGGCTTGTCCCTTTGGATGAGCTGGCAGATCTGCTCCTCCGAGAGACCTTCCCACGATTCGGCGGCTTTCACGGCCTCACCGATCGCCATCTGCCGATGCCCGTCATCCGCTTGGATTTGCGGCCAACGAAGTGTCTCGAAGAACTTTTGCGTGTTGGGCTTGTAGCCCACGCGACGCGCCAGCTCGATCACGGTGCGGCGGAAGCCGGCCTTGACGAGACCCTCCAACATCCGGGGGTTCTCCTCCCGGTAACGCAGCCACTTGTCCACGGCCTTGGTCCAACGACCCAAGAACGGGTTGCGCGCCGACTTGCCGAACCCGAGCTGGCGATTGATCTCAGCCACTCCCGGCAAGCGCAGCACGTCGTGCACCCGAAGCAGGAGCTTTGGGTTGAAGTCGGTAGCCTTGGAACCAGCGGCCTTCGCCCCCGGCTTCTCCAGGTCCTTGCGACCAAGCAACAGCATGGCCTCACCGACGTCGCGGTAGTCCTCATCGTGAAACACGAGCTTCCCACCGTCGATGACCGGATCACCCTTGCGCGACTGAACAAGCAAGAATGCAGCGAGGATCACCTTCAAGTCTCGGTGCTCCAAGCCAAACGCGTAGCTGGCCCACTTGGCGGCGAACTCGTTGTCGAGCTTCCACACTTCCGCGACCTGCTTGTACATCCACACCGCGACTTCCGGGTAGATGCCAGCGGGCTGGTAGCGACCGATCACGCGATTGCCTTCCTTGACGCGACCGTCGTCCTTCAGCTTGCCGAGCTTGATCTTGGTGGATTGCTTGCCGGTCTTGCGCAGCTCGTAGACAACCTTGTCTCCCTCTTCGAGCACGTGAGTGACAGGGAGCCACTTCACTCCGATCGTGGAGCCGGCGTCGGGGACCACGATGCCGGCTCTCCCATGATGAGCATGGTCCGAATACGCCAGAACTGTCTGAAGTATTCTCTCCGCCGGCCCAAGATTTTCATTCACATTTGCCATAGTCGCCATCCATTTGCTGCTGTGTTACTGAACGACACATCTCCAAGAAATCCTGTAGTTTCCAGTCATTAAGGGATGCGTTCACAATCCATGCCACTAACCGTACATTGTCCCGCACGTAACCCATTGCAGGGTCGATCCGATCAATGGAGGGCCTCCAGGGTTGTTCCTCACCGCGCTCACTCACCCCATCGTCCACCAACATGGGCACCCCTGAAAGAGCGCACAAACCATTCTGTGTTGACCATAGATTGAGCACGAAGTCAAGGTCAATCTCAAAAGCCAGCCCAAACTTCTTGGACCTTATCCTAGCTGACCTTACTCGATGGGCCAACTGCCCCTCAACCGTACGGTATTTGCCTCTTTGGTAGACTTTGGAACATTCTTTGCACCAAGAGTACACACCGCTGCGAGTGCGGTTAGTTGTCGTAAAATGGGAGATTTCAAGTTCCGTTTTACAGTTACTGCAGCACTTATGGGTGATGACCGTCACCTACTCCTACTACACCGGAACCGATGCTACTTCAAGTAGCGATAGCATTTTGATTGAGTTACGTGTGGGCGTGTGTGGAGGATGTTGCGCATTGGCACGCGACAGAGCCCTGTATTACCGTAGGGTTATGAGATACCCATGCCGTGGATGTGGTTGCGCCACATCATCTGAAAAACCTTACGTACACGAGATCGTGATCGATGGCATCCCCACACGGAGCACCCCAAAGCTGAAAATGCAGTGCGATGGGTGTGGCGAGTTGACCCTGACCATGAACGAGTTGCAAGAGTACGAGCGAGCCGCAGCCGCCGCAGTGCTCTGCACCATGGTTCCTGGTTCGGGCGCCATGGTCCGTTATGCACGCCGCGCTTTGGGACTATCCAAAGAAGGGCTGGCGGACGCAATCTACTGCAACTCGATCGACGTGATCACACGATGGGAGGACGGGCAGGAAGCCATCGACCTCTGCAGCCAAATGGCGATCGTGGCCTTGCTGATGCCAAGCGAAGTTGGCTAGCCCTTATCTGGGAGATGGTCAATCAGGAACGTCTTCCGAGCCGTCGAAATGTAGTCGAGATGCCTGCGCAAGGGTGGCGCCTTGGCCTCACCTCGCATGACCTCCTCGGTGTGATGGCGACACAGCACCATCTCACCTTTTTCTGGGTGGATCCAACGGGAGTCACCGCAGTACTCACGCATGCAGATACCGGGTTTGTAGACAGGACGTTCACCGTCGTAGGGATTCATAGGATCACCATCAGCGCGGCTTCGGCCCGCCCTGCTTTTGCAACTCTTGGGCCACCGCAGCTGCAAGCTTGCCAGGGGCTGGGTGCTCACCAAGCTTCAACCCAAGCACCTTGGCCAGGCGCATCAGGTTCTCGTACTCGCACTTCTGGAGGTCATTCTTGGTGAAGTGCAGAGCCATGGCCTCAGTCTAACGCAGCCGAAAGGATTGCGCCACGCTGACACAACTGAGCGCGCCCGGGGATGGTGCGGATCAACTTCGTTATGCGCCGATGCTTTGAGCTGCCATTCGAGAATCTGGGGGATTCCATTACTGTGGTAAGGGCGATCTCCCATACTTCGAAGGGGCCAGTGAACCCGATAACGCGTCGCATGGGATCGTCGCTCGATACAACCACGTCACCAGCCAAGACATGCTTCTGCATGTCCTCGATCATCTCGAACAAATTGTTCCACATCATGGCGTGCTCGCCGCTGGCGCTCCATCGTGTTCTTCCGTAGCAGGAGCTGGACGCGGGATGTCGATCGTCGGAACCACAACTTCGCCGTAATCTGAAACCTACTCATTTCTACTCACGCTGAAATGATGTTCAGTTCCTGCTTCACCGAGGACTGCTTGGCCAAAAGGTCAAGTCTGACGTTCTCTCCACAGGCAGACGCCGTGTCACTCACGGCCATACGCTTTAGGTTGCGAGCGGCATTTACATCGCGGTCGTGCACGCAGCCACATTCCTGGCACGTCCACTCACGCTCCGACAGGCTAAGCTCCGGCTTGACCGCGTCGCATTCCGAGCATGTCTTGGAGCTGGGGAACCACTGGCTGGCCCATACGACCTTGCAGCCGTATAGCGCCGCTTTGTAGGTGAGCTGGCGCTTGAACTCGTAGAAGCCCACGTCCGCAATCGCTCTGGAGAGCTTGCGGTTCTTGAGCATGCCTTTGACGTTCAGGGTCTCGGCCCCGATGACGCCATAGGTCTTGCACAGGAACGTGGTGAGCTTGTGGAGTGCGTCGTGTCGGATGCACCTGATTCGGTAGTGCAACCTCGCAACCTTCATACGCGCCTTCATGCGGTTCGCGGAACCTTTCCGCTTCCTGGACAACGACCGCTGTAGACGCTTCAACTTAGTGAGATTCCTCCGGAGTGCTTTCGGGTTCTCAAACACCGTCCCGTCCGACAGGGTGGCGAGACGCTTCAGCCCAAGGTCACAGCCTACCGCCGCTTGGTTTTCGCGGATGGGCGGGATGTGGTTTACCTCGACCTGAAAGCTAGCGAACCACCGGTCGGCAGTGCGGCTAACGACACACGAAACGATGCGACCTTGCAGGCGCAGCGCCTCTTTCATTCTTACGGTTCCGAGCCGGGGCAAGGTGACGGTCTGACCGTTCACCTCCACCGCGTGGCTCAGCTTGTCCTTGGGGCCGTTGTCGGCTCGGAAGCTGTCATGACGGCCCTTCTTGTGCGGCTTCGGATACTTGGCGGTGCCTTTGAAGAAGCGCTTGAACGCTTGGCCAAGATTCTTGATGGCTTGCTGCGGTGCGCACTTCGTGACTTCGGCCATCCAGGGCCACTCGGATCCTTTGGCCGCGTTCAGCTGGCGGCGTAGTGCTGCCTCGCTGGGCTTCTCGCCCGCTTTATACTGGCGGCGCCACTCGGACAAGGCCCAGTTGTAGGCAAACCTTGCCGTCCCGGCAGCGCGAGCACAGTACGTGCGCTGCTTGTCCGTTAGGTCAAGCTCCACCTTGTGGGCCAGCTGAATCACTCGGCGGCCTCCACGGTGTCCAGCTTCTTCTTGCGTCGCCCAGCCGACCTACGTCCGTAGACTTTGGCCGAGAAGCTGGCGATGAGGCTCATCATGTCCTCAACGATTTCCGCCTCGTAGCTCTTGGGCAGCACGTCCTCCATCCACTCGACTTCCACGCCGTGGCTCTGAAGGAACTTGACGAAGATGGTTGAGTTGAAGCGTGTGAACCTGTCCTTGTGCTCGATGACCACACGGCCAATCTCGCCCGCGATGGCAAGGTCGAACAGACGGTGGAGCTTGGGCCGGTTGTCGTTCATCCCGGATCCGACTTCCTCCAGGATGTGCTGGACGTGGTAGCCACGCTTCACGCAATACTCAAGGACGCGGCCTTTCTGGCGCTCCAGGTCGCCTTTCTGCTTCTGTTCGTTGGAGCTGACTCGACAGTAGGCAGCCACCACAGTGGACTTGGCGGCAAGCTTCCGGGCCTTGCCTTGGAATGCCTCCAAAGCCTCGACCAGGTAGCGCCGCTTGCCGCCCGGAGTCCGGACAGCTACAAGCTTACCACCTTCGTCCCAACGGCGAAGCGTAGTGACCGAACAGCCAAGCATTTCAGCAGCTTTCGATATTGAGACCAAGCCAGTCATTCACAGCAAATCTTTCCGCCACCCGGTCGTAAATACGCTGGAACTCCTGGGGTGAAGGCACCACGTCCAGCTCGACTGGGTGTTGGTAGACTCGGCCGTCAGACAGCTCAAACTCCTGAGCAGTCACCCGCACTACCTTGACTCTATGTGTCTTCGCTCCCAGCATCTGGTACCTACTACACCAGTCCCATAAGTAGAAACGGGTAGGAATGGACATAAAAGAGTAGGTTTCAGCTCAACTGTTCGAACCCGCTACGCGCTCGGCAATGATGGCGGCCTCGAATGCTTTGCGTGGGTCCTGAGCCATACCTAGCCCTTCACACAAATGGTTATTCGTTGGCTATCCGGGCCAGCACATCCCCGTGGCAGGCCTTGTCTGGTTTGCACCAGCACCCAAGGACTTTACCGCGCAATTCTTGGCGCACCAACCGAACCAACCCAGGCTGGGCCAGCAACCACTCTTCGTACCGGGCGATCGCCTCAGCGCGGGTGGCCACCTTGAACTTGGCGGTTGTTCCCTCCCGGTGGCTGAACGGATTGCCCCAGATGGTTGGCCGCGTGATGCAGACGTCGAAACGACTCGTTCGCAGATGAACAACCAACCCACTTATATCCACACTTGGCATGCCCAGAACACCTGAGTTGAAGAAAGAGAAAAACCAAGCGAGGAGACTAGCCAGAATAGCAGCCGGACTGTGCTCTCGCTGTGGAAAGGGTACACCACCCGATGGAAGACGAACTTGTGATAGCTGCAAAACGTACGCCAAAAATTTCGCCTCTAAGGAATGGAAAACTGAAGCCGGTAAAGAGAAGAGAAGAAAGAGGCAAAGAGAATGGCAAGCTTCCAACCCTGAAGTGCTTAGGGCAAGGTCCAAAGCCGCCTACCATAGAGCGAGGAACTTAGTGTTTGAACACTACGGATGGAAGTGTGCCTGTTGCGGAGAAACTGAGCCAGGATTCCTAACCATAGACCACATCAACAATGATGGAGGGCAGGATCGAAAGGCCAACTTCTACAACAGAATAGTCCGAAAAGGTTACCCTGAAGATCTTCAGACACTATGCTATAACTGTAACATCTCAAAAGCCCACTACGGGCAGTGTCCTCACATAATGCGGAAGGCAGACGGCTCGAACGCCATACCCTTTCGGGTACCACCCGATTAGCAATCGGGGCCGGGCTCCATCAGCCCAGTTTACCTTCCAAAAACTTAGCCCGCACCTTCGCGATCAGCAGAGGCACTTGCTCTTCAGTGACCTCGTACACCTTGAGGTTGGGTGTCGGGGCCAGCAACCAGGACTCGGTTGGGAACCGGTGAGCCAGAAAGCGATCCCCGCCCAAAGCAGCCTGCAAGATCACACAACCAGGACGCATCAGCTCAACATCGAATGCAATCTTCATAGCCTACCCTTGATGCGATTCAGATGCTTCTTGAAGACCGTGGCCATGTGCCTTGGCCCCCTTAGAGGAGACCAATACAACTCCCAACCTTCTTTGAATCCATCTACGAATGCGTGCCAGAGTATCTTCATGTTCGCCACCCTAGCACACTTTGCGGAAGATCGAGGTCCCGACCCCCACAGACTTTCGCCTGCCCACCGCTTTCAAGGCGGGTCCCGCACCTTGCGAGTTGATCTTCCAATGATTTCACATATCCAATTCAAAACAAGGGTGCTGATCATCCCCAAAGTAGAACATCAACACCTGAGATACCCGACGCTTCATTTGTTCACCCGGTATCTCCCATGTCTCGTCATTTTTGACGAAACTAGAGTGCTGGAAAGCCGTGTACTCACTTCCAACATCCAAATAACTTGCAAACAGGTTGACCGCATTCACACGCACGCGAACACGTAGAGGATCCTCCTCTATCAGCTCCAATACCTCCCACTCATCCCCGTGATCGGAGGCGATCTGCCCAACTTTCAACCTTGTTCTCATAGCGGAAACCGGAGGTATTGATCCCCACAGACGGTCTTAGCGCCTGCACACTGTTTTCGAAACAGGTCCGGCCCCCGGCCGGTTCAGCTTCCATGGTGGCGGTAAGAGGAATCGAACCTCACCCGAAGGCCTTATGAGAGCCCCGTCCCGCCTTGGGATACCGCCATGTTACTCTTCTTTGGGTAGATGCGGAGGAAACGCTGCCTCGCACTCCTTGTTGAACTCTTCCATCCCAACCTGAGGCCTGGGGTTGTCCAGCATAGCCTCAATCTGCCGAGGAGTCAGGTGTGTTGGCGTTGGATTGCTGTAGTGATCCCGCTTGGAGAGCTTGTTGATCAATGCCTCAGACTCTTCAGCGGTCTGGTATATGATCGGGAACCCAGGGAATGCACGCTTGGCTTCTCGCTTGGCTGGAGGGGCCAAAGGGTCCACCAGGAGGCCTTCCCTCACAGCTGTGTCTACGCTCACTCGTTCCAAGAATCCCGCGTGCCATGCCGCGCCGCCGGGCAGCAACCAAATGATCGATCCCTTGTCAATCTTGGTCAACCCGAGCCAGAACGGCGCAGGAGCGACTACCCTCTGGCAACGCAGGAGGAGCAACAGGGTAGAGAAAAAATGGCGTAGGTAGCGGAGCATGACGTTATTTACACCGATTCAGCGAAGCCCGTACAGGTACAAAAAGGCGGCCCACCCAGATGGGAGCAAATCGGTTGGCTCATCCAACTGATTGCCATACTGCACCGCCATCTCAAGCATGTACTTGGCATGCATGAACGCCTCCACGATCGGGCGAGTCTCCTGCAACCAGTTGGCATTGGTGGTACCATGGTTGAAATGGCGCCCGGTGCCGTCCTGGATGATCCGCATGAACCACTCGTTCAGCCTCACCTCTGGCATCAGCGCTTGCAACGCGTCCACCATCGCGGAAGTGCTGTGCTGCATGTAGAAGACCTTGAAGCTCTGGTGGTAGAACCTGTACACGTAGTCCTCGTAGCACCAGTGATCCGAAATCTCCCCCAACAGCTTGGTGAGCTGCGGGAGGTCCCTCTTCAGTGCTGCCAGCAAATCGCGATCGGTTCCCATGGCTCTTTACTACACCGGTTGGGCGCTCCTGGAAGGAATCGAACCTACGTAAACGGCGTTCGAAGCGCCGCGCCTGTCCTCTAGGCTACAGGAGCATGCGTTCCCGGAAGGAATCGAACCTTCGTGGCAGCCTTCGCAAAGCTGTGCCTATCCTCTAGGCTACGGGAACATTGAACTATTCTACTGTGTCTAGAATGTCTTCGATTGTGAGCTTGTCCAGCTCCTTCGAGACACGAGCGGCCACCAACTGGGCGTAGATCTCCATGGGGTCCATCTCCTCTCCGCCCTCTTCCTTGGCGCGCTTGAGGAAAAACTTGAACAGGACCTTCGCCGTGTATTTGCCGGCCGTGATGATGTCCCTGACGTCTTCCATGTCCCCCTGGACATCCCCGATCCCGTCGGCGGTGATCGCATTGATGCTGATCTTCTTGGCGATGCCCGTCACAAAACCGTAGATGGACTTGCTGGCGAGCCCTCCGCCCCCGAGCAGAGCTACGACCGCTATCTGGACCGCCACATCCCGGGCAACCGTCTGCATAGCCTTGGACTGCTCTGGGGTGACCTTCTTGCCGGTCAGGAGGGCCTTGACTCCGGTGCCGCAAGCCTTGAACTCCGCGATCTCATCCTTCGAGTGCTTCAGCGCATTCCTGGCAAACGTGCCGGGCGCCTTCTTGATCTCTTCAGCGGCCGTGCTGAGGGCCTTCTTCCGGTGCTCAGGGTCGGTCAGAAACTTGTGGGCTTCCTTGGGGAGCTTCTTGATGGCCGCCGCAATTCTCTTGTCCAGCTTGGCTGGGAGGAGGGGGACCTTGGGCTCGTTACCACTCTCCTCGGGCTCCTTTTTGGGTTCCGGGTGCTTGGCCGCGGGGGCCACCGAGTGGTTCGCCTTGTCGGCCTTAGGATGCTCCTTCAGGTAGTCCTGAAGGGCCTTGTCCGATGGGAACTCTTTTGCCTGCAGGTAGCGGCGGGCAACGCGGTGAGCCGAATCCATACCACAGGCAGGGCACAAGAAGGATCGCGTGACGGTGGCCGGCTTTCCACCTGGCTCTTGCATGGCACCATTAGGTTTACAGCCCCCGGCCCCATGCGGCCTCAGGCGTCCGTTGGTGCTGGCCTCTTACGCCAGCCGCACCATCACACGGCGTCCCTAGAAGGAATCGAACCTTCACCGCTGGTTTCGGAAACCAGTACTCGTCCGTCGAGCTGCAGGGACATTCTTCCGATTCGAACCAAACACTTTGTGCAACTGCTGATCTATTCATACACCACCCAGATATGCACCCGTGTGACCATTGCCAGACAGAAACCAGTAACCCTCGTTTCTGCTCCAAGTCTTGTTCAGCTAAGCATACCAACAAAGAGGCCCCAAAACGAAAAAGGGTGAACTTCTGCTCTTGCGGAAGCCCCCGTAGGAGTGGTGTGGCATTCTGCTCAAGTTGTGTCAAGGCTAGGGCTGCCAGCATCAAAACTCGAACTCTGGGAGAGTATCGCCAGATGCTATCTGTAAGGGGTAAGCACAGCTCATGGACACATGCCCATATCCGAGCGCTTAATCGGGATTGGAATCGAGACTTGACCAGTCTACCGTGCTTAGCATGCGGGTACTCAAAGCATGTAGAGCTATGCCACATCAAACCGGTATCTGAGTTTCATGATGGCGCTACTTTAGGAGAGGTCAATGCACCGAAAAACTTGTTGGTGCTTTGCAGGAATCATCACTGGGAGTTTGATCACGGTCATATTACACTGGCATGCTTGCTTGCGCCTTCGGCTGGACTCGAACCAGCATGTAAAACGGCTTAGAAGACCGCTGCCCATCCTTTGGACCACGAAGGCATTGAGGCAGCTGGGTTGTTCATCCCCTTGAGGCACGCTGCTATGCCAGGAGGCGTGGGTCAGATTCGAACTGACGAATAACGGGGTTGCAATCCGCTCCCTTTCCTCTTGGGTACCACGCCAAAAATTCACAATCACAACACCCCACCGTTCCTAACGTAAGTCCTAAGACGATGGCATACAGCACACACTAAATCACACTTGGAGATCTCATCCATCACCTTCTCCCAAGAATTCCCAAAAGTACCAGCCATCCAAGAAACATTCCCGGATTTAGTCGTTCCTTCTCGGTGATCGAAATCCATGGCATATGGGTGAAAATAACACCCACAATCCACGCAGGGGCGTCCCGTCTTATACTCTTGGAGTTTGCTCGCGATCCTAGTGCGTCTGGATTTGGCGTTATCGAGGTACGTGTCACGGTTAGACACGTAATGCTCCCTATGGCTGATCTTCTTGCAGGATTTACAGTACGACTGATACCTAATGGACCCGTCCTGATACGTGCCCCTTCTAGTAAAAGCACTCTCTGGTTTAAACTCCCTACATTTACTGCACGCCAACATGCATCCCCACCGATCATTCTGCCAAATACTGCACTACCGCATGATGGTTGCTCTTGATCATCCTAACGATCAACCCCACCAACCGATTGCTCTGATCATACACCGGGCCGCCAGAATCTCCGATGCACATGGGAACGTCGTACATGAGGTCCCTGCCATCAATCGACACAACGCGACCCACACTCTCGATCTGTCGGTAATGCCCAAGAGGGCATCCCCACCCCAACAGCCTCGAAGTGTCTCCCACCTTAGGCTTGTGATCGGCCCACACCACATCTTTGATCCCCTTCAATCCCGGGACATGCAACATGGCCATATCCCATTCCGGGTTCGGAACAATCGGTAGATCAACTTTGAGCCCGTTGACCCACATCGGGCCTGGACCCATGCAGTGAGCGGCAGTCAGGACCCAATGATTGTGGATCGGGACTCCGCTACATTGCATCCGATCCTTCTTGATGATCGTCACCTTCACCGAGGCGGGGGCCTGGCAACCAGCCAACAGGCACAGGAGAAGGAATCTGACTATCATGGAGCGACCGACAGGAATTGAACCCGCGTGTTCAGCTTGGAAGGCTGATGCCCTGCCACTAGGCCACGATCGCATTATTCACTAGCGGAAGACAGAGCATTCGAAGCCCATACCCTTTCAGGTACGCATCCCTTTCCAGGGGAGCCCGGCGAGCCTTTCCGGTTTATCTTCCTCTATACCGCCACACCCCAAACAGCCCTGCTTCTCGAACCTCTTTCAAAACGAAAGACAGCATCTTCCATGCCTCATAAGGCATGTCTCCACGTAACAAATTACACCGAATGCAGCTAGGCAAGCAATTTTCATTAGTGTGTCCCAACTCATTGTCTTTTCGATCCAATGTCATGAGATTGGAGACGTCGCCGCAATACGTGCACGGCAAACTCAGAGACGCCTCAACAAAATCTCGCGTCAAATCAAACGTTCTCCCATAGCGACGATCAGACTTTCTAGCGTCGTCAAAAACGTACCAACCCCGGTTCTCCGGCTTTAGACGACGGCGTTTTTGCCGTTCGTTGATTGACTGTCGACTCTCTGTGGAGTAAACGTAGTTTTCGTGCCTTATGAAGTGTGAGATATCAAGACCATAGGCTTTGACTCGTTTGGCCACACTCATTTGAGCGCCACCACCCTGTTTCAAACCTAACTCACGCAACACCCCAGACATAGACGTGCTATTGGACACCGCCGAGGCTAAAAGTTCGCGAGAGTATTTGATCCTGATCGCCATCAGATATGGAAAATCATAAGTACATTTTCCAATTGGTAGGTAGAAGGTCTTTAGACAGCACCCAAGTAATGCCGCTCGGCTCCAAAACTAGCACATCAGTGCTCCCGCCAACCAATCCTGGTTTACCGATGCACTCCAGCAACCAAGACGTGGTGCCAACAAACCGAACAGCGAATCTCACGCCCATCCTCGTAGTTTGGATCATGGGCCGCAAGCCGTTCATCACGTCTACCACACACCCCATCGTAAGAAAATAACTAACACCTTGGGGGATGACCTTCTCTTGACCTCCCCCGAACACTAAATGCCGGGCGTGATCTATCCCGGCCCAATACCCCACGACTGTAAGCTCTAGGTCACAAGCTGATTGAAATCTCTGCCTCAAATCCCCACACACAGACTCTATTTCTGGTTTAGAGACCCAAGATTCCGAGATATCACGCAAATGGAACCCTATAGTAGCGCCCTCAAACTGAACGTCCCCCGCTACCGCGACTACAATGTCATGGCGCAAGACATGAATTTTTTCAGCGGTGTAGTAGGATCCAGACCCGTCGGTGGAAATACTGCAACTATCCGCGGCTATTACCACTGATTCCAAAGTGCGTACTGTCACTATACAGGTCATGAGTTTGGTAGGCCGTGAGGGAATCGAACCCTCCTGTGACCCGCTTATAAGACGGGCGCCTTCTCCAGATGTGCTAACGGCCCAAATCAGTTCTCGCTTCTCACTACACCGGGAGGGTCCTGCCACTCTATCTCCGTGGGAGACTTTGCGACCAAGATCTGCCCGGCACGCGGGGGCGTGGTGGTCAGTGCAAGCACATACTCCCCACGTTGGCTCTTCCTCGATGTGATGTGGATCTCGAAAGGGACCCTGCACACGTTGCATTCGTGGTACCCATGCCTGCATGTCTGATCGTTACTCATGGAGCCGTCGATGGGAGTCGAACCCACAAACTCCAACATACCAAGTTGGCGCTCGGCCACCCGAGCAACGACGGCAAAATCTCTGTACCCACCGAGGGAGTCGAACCCTCACCGTTGCGCGTTTTAAGTGCGCTGCCTCTGCCTTTGGGCTACGTGGGCAAATCTAGTAGCGGCGGAGGGAGTCGAACCCTCACTGAATGGGATTTGAAGCCATTGCCTCCTGCCAATTGGGCTACGCCGCCATGTGACACTAACCAGATCCTACAAATACACCAGGGGGGGGCCGACGGGAATCGAACCCGCTACACATGATCCACAATCATGCCGCTAACCAATTGCGTTCGGTCCCCAGTGCGGATGGAGGGAGTTGAACCCTCACTTGACGGCTTCTCGAACCGTTGCCTCTGCCAGTTGGGCTACATCCGCATGGTGCACGAGAGAGGAGTCGAACCTCCACGATCAAATGATCACCGGCTTCTGAGACCGGGGCGTCTGCCGTTTCGCCACTCGTGCATTGGTACCGCGGGAGGGACTCGAACCCACCTAGTTCTCCGTGTAAAAGAGATGCCCTCCCCGAGGACGACCGCGGCATGAAAATCAGTCGATGCGTTGTAGCAGCTTCTTGACCAAACGCATCATTGTCAACCCCGCAAGCTCGGGATTGGTGGCGATCGCTTGCTCGTGGATCGCCTTCGAGAAATCAGACCCTCCCTGGAGCTTGGTTGGAATGTACCCAACCCAAACCAATGGGTACCCACCATGGATCCCTAGAGTCAGAGCAATCGTCTCTAGGGCGGGGTAACCGGAGAAATAGTAGTAGAGCTTGAGCCGCTGCTGAGTGGCTCTCATGTAGAACTTATCGTGAAACTTTTTGCTCAGTTGGTTCTGGAAGCTAGGGAGCATTACCTCCATAGAGAGCTTGGCATCGTCGAACACCAGCTGCTTGGCATCCTTCACCACTTCGGGCGACTCATGCAGCTTGGGGTTGAGAATCGGAGGAGGCTCATTCCGCAGCTCACGCTGGCGCTCTGGCGTCATCGGGCGAGCCGGAAGCACTGGAAACAGCCCTCTGGCTACCTTCAGCTGACCCTCAACCCAGCCCACCACTTCCGGGCTGGGCTCCGGGCCACCGGTGGCGGCCTGAACCGCCCAACGGGCGGCAACGCGGAGAGTCCTCTTGTCCATCATCATTGCGCCTGGATAAGAAGACTGTGGAGCCTGCGGGCTCTGCCCCCGCCACCTCAACCATGCCATGGTCGCGCTCTCCTGAATGAGCTAAGGCCCCAGAACATCGAGGGCGGGCGCCGAGCTTTCACAAGCACTGCTACTTGCTCGGCACCCGATGCTTACCCAGTGGAGAGTACGGGAATCGAACCCGTCAACTGCTGTGTGCGAGACAGCACCGGCCCCTTGCCTGTCACTCCCCGTTCGTATCTACCGAATTATGAGCGGCAACCGCTAAGCAAAACTCGACCAAGCTCTCGTCTGAATAGGTGTTCCGAGCAAGATTGGCCATGACGCTAACGAATCTGACATTACCCTCCACATAGCCTAAAGAGCAATCGATCCTGTCAAGGCTAGCATTCCTGGGAGATGGGGTTTCCCAACCTGAAGTGCATGAAGGTAGAATCAACTTCCACCCCGTAATAGGGCACACACCTTCCTGCGAATTCCATACACTAGACAGATACACCAGGGTCAAACTGGTAGCACCCCGATGGCGTCTATCCTTAGCCTTAGCCCTCAAAAGGAACCAACGAAACGGAGCGTGCTCGTCTCTGCTTCGAGGACGCAAGTTAGTTAGGTTGCCAGGTCCTGGATGAGTCTTATTGCGTTCGGTCATTGCACAAGAATGACCGCAAAAGAATCGGGTTCTGCCTTGTTTGACCCAACGATTATGCTCCCTTGTCAATTTCAAAAAGGGGGATGAGCAGTTGGCACACAGTAGTTCGATCTTGTTAGGCATGGTGGAAACGGGTGGAGTCGAACCACCGTCCAGAAACGATCCGAGACGAGTACTACGAACGTATCCTCTTGTTGCTACGTGGCTCGGTTCACCAAGAGGCGGCTACCCGGCCACGTTCCGACTGTTTCTAGTGAGTGTCGGTCGGAAACACCTGACTCACCGAACCCTTGTACTTTCTCAGCCCTCCGAGCCGCGTCCCCCAAGGGTAGGGAAGCTCGAAGTTTAGCGCCTCAGGCCGCTACGGCAAAACCGTTGTCGTTGGCTTTTGTATCGTCCAGACAGGATTTACGTGGTCACCTGGACCCACGGTTCGCACTCCATCACTTCAGCGTCCCTGTCGAAACCGGGGCGTTCCCAAACTTCACTAGAGCCCTAGATCGGGATCGAACCGACCAAAACCTGAGTACAAAACAGGGGCCTCACCATTGAGGCGACTAGGGCAAAACTCACTTCAAGCTCAACCTCGCGCCGTCCCTCTTCAGAAAGGTGGCTGTGCTGAGCACGATCTTCATGTCCACGTCTGACGGTTGGAAGTCCCCGCCGCAATACTCGCAGGCCTCTTGGAGCAACTCTTCTTCTGTGAAGGAGCCTTCTGGGTCCTTGGTCAGGGTGATCGCGGCTAGCTCAAGGAGCGTCACGATCGCTTCGAGATCTTCTGGGTCCCATGGTGTGATCTCCACCTTGGGAGGAGACTTGTCGGAGCCTTCAAAGTCGTAGCTCATTCGTCCTCGTCTTCCGGGTCACCATCGGGGAAGCACACTCGGCACCTTCCACCGCACCGGCTCCCTCTTTCCTCATTGTAGAGGGCATGCTTCTCTGGGTCCACATCCGTGTCAAGGATCGCAGAGTCCAGGAATGCTGAGAGGTACTGCTGCACCTTCTCACGACCCATGCACTCGGTGTCGACGAAGACACCTTTCTGGGTTTGCACGATCGTGATCTCACCGAATCCGAACCCCGTCTCGGAGAACTGAAACACCACCACAACCTCTTCGGGTGGTATCTCCAGCGGGTGAAGCCCTTCTTGCGGAGCCCCCGCTTTGTGTGACCCGTAGCTCAACGTTACCTTCGTTGGGATCCCGGCCATGATTTCTTTAAGGGTCTTCATACCTATTCCCTGGACCGATTACCGAATGTAGGAGTTTGCCAATGACAATTAGGGCATAGAAAACGTAGGTTGCTCAATCGATTGTCTTTCCAATTTCCATCAACGTGGTCGACAGGGAGGTATAGAGCTTTTCCGTTCCACTCAGGACCTAACCCACACTCAGCACATTTATGAGGTATACCTACCTCCAGAAGAGCCCGACGCAGTTGGTGTCCAGGTACCCTTTTTGAGTACCCGTCCCGCAGTATAACTTCAGATGACTTACGATTCTTAGGGGGTTCCCCCAGATTATGGCGTAAACCTAGGAAATGAGATGTGTCTATACCGAGTGACAGCACCCTTTCCTTGATGTGGCGAGTCAGACCGCCAGATCGATCATTTGCCCCTAACTCTCTCATCATCCCCATCCAGGTTGTGGATCTGGAAGCAGCCGTACTTAGGTCCTCGTTTGTATATTTGACATGACTCATTCGTCGCTCCATCGGGAATCGAACCCGCAGAGTATCGGCTTATGAAACCGACCCACCCACCTTGAGCGTGGAGCGATTGTGAGCCGATAGCCCGCTCAGCCTTCCTGGCAGCCGCTACAAACCTGCAGCCCTAGCCAGTATCTCTGAACGGACACCTTGGGTTTGTCCTCACTCGGCTCTCGATGAGGCAAGGTTGGTAGCGCCGGAGAGATTTGAACTCTCACTGATCCGCCTCTAAAACGGATGCCTCTGCCAGTTGGGCTACGGCGCCATGTTTTCTAACGTAAGTGCGTAACCTGTGACAGTTGGAGCACACCAATTCACACTTGGCTATCTCCCTGAGCAGGGATTCCCTAGATAGGTCCTTCCTACGGGCTATCGTAAACTTCTTGTCTGACAAGTGATCAAAATCCATCTGTACAGGATGGTATGTTCCCTTGCAATCGGTACAAGGCCCTGATTTCAACTCATTCAACCAAGCCGATGTAATAGGTACAACCCTCTTACGCCTGCTGGTAGCCTTGTCCACATACCTCTGCTTGTTATCGGCATAATGGGATTTTGCGTACTCCTTAGCGCACTTCTTGCAGTATGGTTGAAGAGTGCCCTTGGCCTTGCGTTCCCCGAATGCGTTTGAAGGCAAGTCCCTCTTGCATTTACCAGCACATATTGGCATGACTTTTGGGTATCATACGGGAATCGAACCCGCCAAGGTCGCTTTCACAGAGCGCCCGGTTCACCAGCTCCATCATGACACCATATGTTCAGTTTACACCCGTGGGCTCATTCATCCCTCGGGCAAAATGTGATTGGTACTCCAACAGCGTCTGCGTAGCGAAACGCCGGTTGCGCTGGAAGTACACCCTCAGTTGACAGTTGAGCCCCATGATAGTGGCCTCTGTGATCGCGAGGGTAATCATGTTCAGAACCCGACCTTGCAGGTCAACGGCCGGGCACGCCACCAGCACCCCATCAGAGCACAGACCGACTGAGAGCTTGAACCCGGGCTTTGGTATGAACCCAGCCCGTCCGAACTCCACTGACAGGATCGCTTGGATGTCATCCAGCACTTGATCGCTGTAGGGTTCCGCAGTCATTGGCGCCGTTTCCTGGAGTCGAACCAGAATGTCTTGTGAGGAACTGCTGGGTGCGCCCTTACGGGTGCGAGATGCTGATCCTGGGATAGAGCTTTCGCTCCAGCTTGAAAGGCTGGTGGGGAACCGGTCCCCTGTAAAACGGCAAAGTCTTGCCCGCGTTCGAGATGAGAGACCTGTGTTTGCATTACCTTAGCGTGTAAGGTCTCTCTTGGTGAACGTGAGCGGTGGGCCTTTCCGGAGTCGAACCGAAAAGATCTTGTGTGCACCACTGGGTGGGTCAATCTCTGACCCGAGGTGATTGGTGCAGTACTAGTTGGCAGCCACCTGCCAAAAGGCCCATTGAGACATCAGTGTAGAAACCTACTTCTTCTCCGAGGAGAAAGGTAGTGATGCCGGACTACCTTAGTGGGGAACCTTGGACTCGAACCAAGTTTGCTTGTAAGCGTCGCTAGGTGCTCCCTTGCGGGTGCGAGGTACGATGCTGGTATCGTGCTTTCGATTTACCGTCGAAGTGGAGGCCAACCCCCCGTATTCCCCATAGTGCTCGTCTTTCCGAGCCGTCAAAATTTTGCCCACTTCCGAGTTGAGAGACCTGGTTGCTTTTTGCCTGTTCCTAAAACGGGTGCCTTGCCAGTCGGCCACATCGGGTTTCCCCAACGGATGGATTCGAACCACCATGATGCGTGTAAGGACTCTAGGGTGAAAGCGAGCAGCGGACTCCAGGGAGTTGAACCCTGACCAACGGTGGCGGCCTAACCCGCCGAGTCCAAGTAACCGTGACGTAGGAGTACGACCGACACAACTAAACCGGAGACACAGACAAGACACCCTGTATGTACACCGAGATGTGGGAGCCGTCAACAGCTACTGGCCAAAAATCGACATCTGGTGTCGAATCGGTGCGGGTAGGGAGAATCGAACTCCCGAGATCTTCGTTGGCAACGAAGCGCTCTACCACTGAGCGATACCCGCATTGAACTTTTTTAGTAGGGATGTATCAGGTCTCCAGGGAGACCAAGGTGGCTCCCATATCGCCTAGGGCCGCCGACACGTACACGTTCCCCTCATGGTCCTTACGCTTCATCAGGGTCACTTTGGCCATTGGATGGGGTTTGCTCCCGTTCCCGGGCAGCAAGGACACAGTCTCCCCGTACCGGCCCTTCCCGCGGCGGCCCACAATGTACTCGGTGGGGGTGCCATTCTCTGCGTCTCCATGACCCATGACAGCCCTGATCGCCGCTTTGACCCTCTGCTTGGGGCGGAGGGAGTCAAAAACCTGGATCAGCTTCTCTTGTTCCATTTTCGCCGTAAGTAGGCGTGAGATTCGGAAATCGTAGGTCATGGCCTAGCTCCGGCACAAAAGGAACCACAGTCAGCGTAGGGGGATTTGAACCCCCAACCTCACCCACCCCAAGGGTGCGCGCTACCAGATTGCGCTACACGCTGATGAAAAGCGCTAGGATACCCGTCACACCCCCTAGCGGGTGCCTGTTACAAGGACGGCTATGCTGTCTGCCAGCTGGTTTGCACAACGGCATTGGTGGCCGGAAGAGGAGTCGAACCTCTGACGCCCTGCTCTTCAGGCAAGCGCTCTACCACCTGAGCTATCCGGCCATTGATGCTCGATGACCCGCGGCACAAGGCCTGAGACCACCGAGCGGCACCTCCACGGGGCGACGATCCCCGTTTCCTGCGCTGAGAACGCAGTGTCCTAACCTACGTAGACGATGGAGGCATAGTGCTCTGTACGGGTATCGATCCCGTTCATTGACCTTGAAAGGGTCACGTCCTAGCCAGTAGACGAACAGAGCATTGAAGGCACTAAGACGGCGGCAGTCGAACCCAGCAGCTACTGGATTCTCTTCGTAAGCTTTTCGCGACGCGCTACCGTCACTACTTTGCCGAGTGCTGACCTCCTTTCGAGGGGAGCGTCACTCTACAGCGTCAGGGGCTGCCACGGGAGGACAAAGCCTATGTCTCAGAGCCAGAGCCCTAGATCGGGATCGAACCGACCAATCCCGCATTACGAAAGCGGTTCCTCACCATTGAGGAGACTAGGGCACAGCACGGCAGTAGGGAATCGAACCCTCTCGACGCGAGATTTGGAGTTTCGCCGGCTACCTTAGCCTCCGCCGTATATTGACCAGCCGTCTCTCCGACCTGTCACGTTCCCCGCTTGGGTCCGGCCGAACGTTCACCGGTTGATTTCAGATGTCCGAGGCTTCCCTCTGGTGTTTGTAGTCCCTCTCGTGCTCCAAGAGGTATTGGCCCGAGATTGCCGGATCCGATACTCCCGTCACCGTCCACAGACGGTCCGGAGTGGCCGTCTGCTTCCCGAAGTAGACTACCCGGCCTAGCCCGGCAAGCGTGGCCGGAATCCATGCCGTCTGCACCGATTCCCCTTGTTCAGTGGGAGAGCGAAGCACGCATTGCTTGTACATGACGTCTTTCTTAGACATGAGTTCCTCCTTAGATGTGTCCGCCTGTGCCTACCGGAGCGTCCTGTGGACGACTTACCGAAACGGTTGACCGCAACATCCATGAAGGACGCCTTACGCGGTTGGCACTACAGCGGTTGGTCGAGATGGCGAGAATCGAACTCGCTGCCTTCTGTTCCCGAAACAGACGTCCCACCATTGGACTACATCTCGTTGAACTCTAGTTACTCTGAAGACGATGTGCTTTTCTTCTTCGCCCAATACCCTCTCGGGGGCGTGTCGATTCCCAACACCTCACACCGCTTCTTGATGGCTGTTGACGTGACTCCTATGTCCCGCGCCACATGCGTAGCAGGCTTCGACCAGATTAGGACCCTCAGTTCCTCCTCTCCTGGCCATTCGATCTTGGTCCGACGCTTGCGGCGTACGTACCGCCTTCTCTTGGCTGTCTTCCATCTAACCGGACAAACGATGTCTCGCTGAACCCTTTCGGCCTTGCTGCCCGCATATCCGAGAGTCTGCGTGTGACAGTTGGGACAGCGAAGCTCCAAGTTACAGGCCCGATCGTCCCGCCAGTTGCGATTCACATGGTCCACTTGAAGAATCAGCACCTTGCCATTCCATTCGTCACCTAGACCGCAATCCGCACATCGGTAGGGCACCCCGGATTCGATGAGGGCTCTACGCAACATGTAGGAAGGGGTTCTTTTTCCCGAATCCCTTAGGACCAGTACCTCTGCTGCTGTCTTTTTCACGGTCTAGCTGGAGGGACTTGAACCCCCGATCTCACCGCCCCAAACGGTGCGCGATACCAAACTTCGCTACAGCTAGATAGCTACCCCAGTTGGACTTGAACCAACGACCTCCTGACTTCGCGAAAAGCCAGGTGCTCTGATCTCTACTGAGCTACAGGGTAATGATTGAGAACGTTCGAGGAACCAGGCAGGATGTTTGCAGTTGGACTTGAACCAACACACAACTGTTTGCTTACAGTTTGCTCTACCAATGAGCTTTGCTTGTATGCCAGGTATGGTGAACGCTCTCAGTCGGCCGTAGTGGAGTCGAGCCACTTTCTCCCGCGTATCAGACGGACAAACTAAAACCCTAGTTATAACGGCCGTTGCTTTCCCGATGGTGACTCACGTACACCGCGGACGTCGGGAGCGCCCCTTGTTTGCAACCAAGTCTTGCTAGGCCCGCCTCTTGCGACACGGACCCGTTACTCCTTCCACGCATGGTGGATGAGCTGAAAAGTGAGAGAGCGTTCGAGGAATCAGGCAGGATAACCGCTTGCGCGGGCGATTGGACTTGAACCAACTACTTTCTGTTTAATAGACAGATGCTCTACCGAATGAGCTACGCTTGTATGCCAATGAGACTGGTACGGGACCAGTCAGAACTTACACCACTACCATCTATCAACCCAGCATGGATCTTCCGGTGACAATTGGAACACACCAATAAGCATTTGAGAATCTCTTTAATCACCTGTGGTTTTGAGTACGAGCGAAAGCGACCAATAACAAAATCCTTGTCCCCTTGATTGTGGTGGAAGTCAAGAGCTACAGGCTCAGTTTCTGAGCAAAAGGTGCACCCTAACTCACGTTTGAGTTGTGTAAGCCAACCTCTCAATTCTTGGTTCCGAGACTTTCGAGATGAGTAGATCTGCTTGCGCATCACCTCAGCGTTGGCTTCGTAGTAGACTTTTGCTCTGGCTTTACTACATTCAGTGCAGAATGATTGGAGCCCATCTTTACGCCCATTGTGTTTACCGAACTCAGCTTCCGGTTTGGCCACCTTGCATCTGGAACACCGTTTCATAAGGAAACGAACTCATCAAAGGATTAACAGTCGGCTGGCACGGCAGGACTCGAACCTGCAGACGCCCTTTCGGGACACGCCGTTAACAGCGGCGCGGGATTACCATTCCCCCACATGCCAAAAAACGCAATCTAACCCTCAATCCCCGAGTCGAACGGGGTCCTCGCGAGCAGTTCCACACCTTGAGGGCTCAGACGATCACGTCAACGTAACGCGTCACGTTGGCGCCGTATTGGGACTCGAACCCATTGGAGTGTCCGGACTGGCTAATGCCTCCAAGTACCAATATACGGCGATGAGCGTTCCCGGCAGGACTCGAACCTGCAGTCTCCGGATTCGTAATCCGGTGCCCTTCCAATTGGACTACGGGAACATGGTGGAGAGTACGGGGATCGAACCCGCCAATGTCTGCTTGCAAGGCAAACCCGGCCCCATTGCCTGTCACTCCCCATGTCCGAGTCTCTCCTCAGTGTCAAGCCTGGATAATTGGCGGCTTTCCCTCCGTGGTTGGTGTCGGGATCGAACCGACTGCCTATGGACTTTCAGACCACCGCTCTACCATTTGAGCTAACCAACCATGTTCGCTGTTTGCCGCTTCCTGCGGAAGGCTCGCGACCTCCTACTACCAGACACCGCATTGCGAGGCGCGTCACCGGTAGCCCTGGACATGACCTCAACCCCTTGCTACACCAAAAGCGGAGCTGACGGGACTCGAACCCGCCTCAATCGATCGACAATCGATCCGCATCCCCGATGCGCACAGCTCCAAACGTAGAGATGGGGCGCTAAACCTTAGGAGCCGAACGCCCCATCTCTTCACACACGTAACAACATTCAGCTCTCCGACCCTCCACCTGGGGATCCGCCCATTCGTGGCCCATCGGCGCTGAACGTTCAAAATGCTATTCAGTTGTCAACGAACTACAGAGTCACAATCGTCATCCACGGTGATCCCACATAGGGGCCGTTTCACTCTGTCGGTACCGCGCAAGGGAGTCGAACCCTTTAATTCCGGTTAAGAGCCGGATGCCTGACCGTTTAGCTCGCGCGGCAAAAATTCAGTATCATGAAGCTTTCTATGACAATTCGCGCAAAGAATGACACACTTTTGGATTTCATCCACTAAGCGAGTCCAAGACATCCCTTGACTCACTGCTCGTGCGATTGAGAACTCCTTGTTGTCATCCGGGTGGTGAAAGTCCAACGCTATCGGTGTCCTTTCTGGGCATGAGCTGCACCCATGCTCCTCTTTCCATTCCCGCACTCGTGAGAGGTTACCTTTCCTTCGTTGTTTGGAAGCAGCGTGTATTTGCCGCCTCATTCGGGCCTTGTTTTCTTCGTAGTATCCGCGAGCGTGTGTTTTTGAGCAGTCCCTACATTTCGTTTGCAAGCCGTCATTGCGTTTCCGATTGACGTTGAACTCAGATATTTCCTTAATTTGCTTGCAAGTTGTGCACTTCTTCATACCGACTCTTACCTATAAGTGAAAAGTAAGAGTCAAAGTCGGCCCGGCAGGATTCGAACCCGCGATGGGCTTGCGCCTTCTGGTTAAAAGCCAGCTGCCTTCGTCCACTCAGCGACGGGCCGGTAAAGCGTTACCGTCTCCGTCGTGCGTTTGAGTTCCTTCATGTATACCTCGTGTTCCATGGTTGCTTAGTGGTGGGGGGCGGTATGCGCGCCGCCACAAAATTAATGGCTGATTTACAGTCAGTTGGGTTCACTCGTACCCAGCCCCACCAGAATGGTATCCGTGGCGACTGAGCGTCGATAGCTTTCGTGCTGTGGCTTGATGGGGGTGAACATGGTTGATTCTCTGGGTCCAGAAACGTTTGAAGCCCGCGTCGGAGGTTCCGAGGCGGGCTTCAGGGCACACGTGAGTGTTGCTGAATTCCGCCTAACTATCTGCCTCGGGGTTGCGTGGATTGCGAGTGGTAAACTCCGAGGCCTGGTCATGGTTTGAGATCACAGTTGCCTTGCTACCGAGATAGCTCAGGTTGATGGATCCCGTGCCTACCAAGATGGCCCAATCGACTCCATCGGCACACAACGGCATCCCACCGGTTTTACCGGAGGCCGTGATCTGCTGTGTGGATTGGAGCGACATTGTCTGGAACTTCTTGGTTGAGGACTCGTGTCTAGGAAAACTTCGTTGCGCAGGACCTGGGGCGACAAGCCCACAGGCTAGAACCGTTATCTACTTCGCTGCGCCTGATTGTGCAAGCGTTTTTATAAGGAAAAGCGCAAGGGTTTCGAAAGAAAGTTGTAACTCACTGAAAAGACGAAGGTTTTTGTGTCCTTCAAGGACCCGTTACGGTCGCGTTTGCAGAGAACGAGGCACTTCCTGCCATCGTATCGGACGCCGCATACGCGACTTTAGCGGTTGCGCCCATGCTAGCAGAGCCCGCTATGATTGCAAACTCCACAATGCTCTCAGCAACGTCAGACCCGGCCGGAGGAGCTACCGGTTGCGTTCCGAGCTGAACAATCCCAATGGTTCCGGTGAAGTCGCTGAGCCCCAGCCCACCCAAAGACGTCCCTACGTACAAAGACTGCGGAGTGAGCCAGTCCCATGCCGACACCGGACTTGTGGTCCAGTCAGCCACTTCATTCCCGATCATCATGGAGGCGAACCGGCCTCCGAACACCACGCCTTGGGAGTTCCAGGACAGGGTGAGGGTGAGCGGGACGCCCGCACCGAGCGCGCCGCCAATGACCTTGGACTGACCAACCGTGGTCCCGTAACGATCCTTGAGAATCGCGTAAGGGCGGTTGCTCGAATCGAGTGCAAGTCCCAACATAGCGGTGGACGATAGAACAATGAAAACAACCGCTTGGGCAGATCCAGAGGCGCCCGTGGTCAGCGTGACTTTCAAAGCTCCTGAGCGACCAGAAATCGACTGGTTGGTGAGGTCAAATACCCCCGTGCCGCGAGTATGAAACGCGCCGCCCGGCAACGCGGGAGCCACGAAATGCTGGCCCATGGTTCCTGTACCGTTCACGGGCGCCACCAACCCCACATCCATGATGTAGCCAGTCGGGAATAGAATGGACGCGGACTCTTGCATCGGGGTACCTCGTAGGTACCCAATCACAAGATCTTTAGCAAAGTTCTTGTGGTAAACCATACTCGATGACCTCCACTTTACCTACCGGCGTCAAAGAGATGCTCCGCCAAGCCTCAAATGCTCCTGTGGGTCAAGCCTTCACTTGCCAGGTATTCGGAGCGCCTTGGGACGACTTCGTAGAGTTGTGGGCGCCGCGAATTCATGCGTTCGTGCGTGAAGCTCTCGGGCCGTACGCGGTTAACCCGCTGCCTCTCATCCTACCCATCTCGGATGGCTTCCACGCCTCGGGGGCCAACGCAAGCTTTGCCATGAATGGTCAGATCTGCTTGGCGACCCACATGAACGGTGACCCGGGGGTGACCCTCGAAAAGCTCACGCATGAGATGGTGCATGCAAGCTTGGCAGCATTCCCCGAAGGCGACCCCTTCTACGAAGAAGGCATGGCCGCGGATTACGGCACATGGGTGCTCTCTCACGCGCCGTGCTGGGAACCATACCGAGAAGCGATGATCAAAGCCGCGGAGGACAACATCCGCAATCGTCGCGAGCGCGCTATGCGAACCCAGACCGATTATGATCGTAAACGGTGGGCAGGTGGGCTCTACGCTTCCGTGGCTTTCGGGCCGTACATCATTGCTCGTCTGCGACAGAAGAAACAGGAGGGGGATCTGACTTGGTGACCGAGTGCTCGGGCGCCTCATTCCCCCAAACCGCCCATCCGGGCCATGCCTCCCTGGCAAACAGCTCCACTCTCGGACGATCTCCCAACAGCTCCACGATCAGGTCCCTGAAGATCGGGGGCTTCCTTGAGTGCTTGGACTGCTTGGGAGCCAGCACTACTTCAACGGGCCACTCCGGTGGCTGCACTACATGACCATCCCAGTCATGTTCGAACACATGCTGTACCTGGCTCTCTGAAAGCAACGGGAACACCCTCTCGTTGGGATGGGTAGAGAACACCAGGACCAGCTCGTCTAGGGGCTTGACGAATCTGGGGCGAGGTCCACTCGCCTTGATCGGAGTCCCATCCTTCTTGGTTTTGACCCAGATGTAGGAGATCCCTTGGTAGTGGAGCCCATGCCGAACGCGCCACTGCTCCGCGCAACGAAGGGCCAGATCCAACTTGGGACCGGTGACCCAGCAGAATACCGCGCAGCGCTTGCTCATGAACTGAGACCAATCGAACTCAGAGATTTGCTGCTCGGTCATCTGCTCGTAGGTGAGCTTCGCTGTTCCGAATGATGTGTACGGCCAAGGGAAGTCCGCGTAGATGATCTCGTACTTCATAGTCAGCGCCCCCTCCATGGGATCTCAACATCCAGGCAGGGGTCATCTTTCAACGCCTCAAGCCGGGTGATCACCTCATCTCTGTACTTCTCCCCGAAGGAGTCTTGCAAGGCTGAGGAAATCTGGGAGATGATCCTTGAGTGCTTCTTCCCTGCCCGCTTGGACTCACGATACAGAGAAATCCAGCAAGGCGTGATCCCCTTCTCATCTAGCAGCATCAGCAGAACATCCAGAGGGAGCCCGTTCGTCTCATACTCTCTGTACACGCCGATCACTACGTCCCGCCCATCGGACGTTCGCCCAACCTGACTGATCATCTTCCTGCTCACAGATACCTCGCGAGGCGCTGACGGCAGATCTCGATCGCCTCTGGGTTGTTGTCGATGAGCACGAACTGGCGGCCGTTGCTGGCCGCGGCCTCTCCAGTGGTACCTGAACCGCAGAAGAAGTCTAGGACTGTGTCTCCGGGATTTGAGTGAACCTTGATGATCCGATTGAGCACACCAAGGGGCTTCTGAGTTGGGTACCCAGTCTTCTCCTTACCGTTGGTTGGGACGATAGTGTGCCACCAAACATCCGTGGGTGTTTTGCCCCGCTCCGCTTTCTCCTTGGTGACCAACCCAGGAGCCATGTATGGGATCCGGTCCATTTCATCGAAGTTGAAGCAGTAGGCCTTAGGATCCATGCAGTACCACAGAATGGTGTCGTGCTTGGCTGGCCATCTGGATTTGGAGCGGGCTCCGTAATCGTAAGCCCAGATGATCTCGTTCATGAAGTGGTCGCGTCCGAGCAGACGATCGAGCGCTACCTTGATGTAGTGGACCTCTCTGGCATCTAGATGAACGAACAGCGAGCCATCCGCGGTGAGACAGGGAAGGGCCGCACTGATTCGTGGGATCAGAAATCCCTCGAAGTCCTCGAATGAGTCCTGGTAGGATCCGCTGGGAACCTCTTTGGAAAGGTACTGGTGCCCACCGAAACCTTGACGACCCCCTTCCGGGCTCATCTCTACCTTGATCCGGTCCCGCTTCTGGGTGCGTCCAGTGTTGAACGGGGGATCGATGTAGATCAGCCGAGCCGACGCAGGAGTGAGCTGCGGCAAGATCTCCGCGTTGTCACCAAGGATGATCTGGTTCACCCAGAGAGCTACACCGACTAGCGCAGATCCTGGAAGTTGTCCTTCAGCACCTTGAAGATCTTGGGCTTGATGTGGGAGTTCCAGTTGCGCTCGGTCATCCCCTGTGCATGGTCCAGCATAGTTGGTATGCCATGCTCCGGGTCACCTACGATCTCCCGATCCTTGTAGCCTTCCAGCAATGACAGCCGAACGTAGCGCTCCGCATCCGGATGAATGGCATTCAGCTTTGAGCGGACCTTGGGGAGCATGCGCTCGTTGAAGAGCTTCTCGGCCGACGCCTCATCGAAGCTCGGAGTCACATCGTAGATCGAATGGCTCTCCTCTTCGTCACCCGGACGACCCAACACATCACTCACTTCATGCTTGAGCCGTAGCCGATTGAGTGCTCGATTCTGCATCGCGCGCAGCACGTAGTTCTGAGCGTGGGTCAGGTCCCAACCCGGCTTCATGTGCTTGGCTTCCTCTTCCAAGAACTTGAGGGCGAAGTCTTGCATCAGTTCTTCGACCGTTTCCGGGTTGTGGAGCCGTCCCATCAGGATCAGGAAGACCTTCTTTCCAAAGTCGCGCCCGTATCCGTTCGGCAGCCGGTTGGCGATCGGCTTTCGAGCCAGATCGAACTCGGAGGCAGGCTTGCCGTTGATGTCCGGCATATCGGTGACTCCGCTGTTCAAGAACGCGGCATACATGACCTTGCCGAAAGCATCCGTGGTCGAGCTGGCCAGGCGGGACATGAACTCCGCGAGCCGGACCCCAAAGGGCAAAGAGGCCCAGATTTTCCTCCGGGCCTCTGCGGCGGCTAGCACCAACTTCGCAATACGTTCCATCACTCCGAGCGGAATGACAAAAGCACTAGTGCTAGAAGTCCATCCTGAGTGTCGATAGGACCGCCTTGCGCACGCGGGGCGGGAGCGCGGCATCCTTGAGGGCTTGGATCAGGCTCTGCCCCTCTTGGAGCTTCCCGAAGATCTCGGCCTCATGTTCTTGGGCGGGCCGGCAATCCGGCACATCCTCCAGACAGTCAGCCAGGGTTTCTTGGAGGAGTTGGCGAGCCTCGGTCAGCTCCACCATCGTGTCCTGAGAGGACTGGGAGGTGTCCGGGAGGGTGGCCTCCCAGTGCGTGGTGTCCTCTTGCTGCGCATGAGGAGTATGCGGGCGCTCCTTGTGACGACGCTTCATGGTCCGGCAGAAGTTGGCGTAATGATTCAGAACTGCCATCGTGAGGTAGTTTCGGAACTGAGATTGGGTCACCCTAACCTCTGGGATCTTCACATCCCCTTCCGGGCGGTTCTCTGCAACCACCATACCTTCCGAGTCGATCATTCTGCCCATGACCTTGAACGGCTTGCGAAGCACTCCGTTCACCCTCTCCTCCAAAGTGAGCTGAATCACGTCGAAGAAGGAGAACAAGGCCTGCTTGGAGGCGTACCCTTCAATCCCCCGAGCGCGGAACTCTTCGAGGTTGATCGGGGTCGGCATCCAGCGCCCCCGGCGCCGTTCCACGACCTGACCGTCCTCATCGAGCTTCGCTGGGACACCCTTGTGATACGTGCACATCGCGGTGCTCCACTGCTTCCAAGAGATCCCGAGCACATCGCACGCTTCGATCGCGTTGAGGACCTTTGGTACCTGACGGGCGACGTAATCCTCAAACCTTTCGAGGACTCGGGCTTCGAGAATCTTGACCCAGATGTGACTGTGGAGGTCCTCGAAATTTCGCTCTACCTTGTTAGATCTATTCAGGAGTTTGTGGATATAGGTGCCGTACTGGCGCTGTAATTCGGTGTAAGTCCTCGGAACAACGAAACCTTCAGAAGATGATGGCGCCATACAATCCTTTGTCAGGGGTTGAAAGCCAGGGTCCTGTAACCGCTGAGCTTTTTGGAGGAAGGGATCCCTACAACATAAGTCAGCTAGTTGTCAAATGGAAGTCAGGATACTCTGGAATGTTTTTGCCGGGAGCCGATTATTTCAAGAAGAAGACCAAGAGGGCTCTGGAGTTTCACACTTACACCGGCCTCTTAGCTGAACGTGATGACAAGGCGTCGATGTGACAAGGGGATTTCTGCTTTTTTGTCAAACGAAGCTGGGATTCCGGGAGCTGGGAGACTCGTTACACTCACAGTGGGGGTTTCGTCTACTTGGAGGAAAGTGATCGGTATCGGAGGTACAAGGAGAGCTTCTAGGATCGTGAAAGGAAAATTGAGAAGAGGTAAACTGAGAGGTAAAGTACTGAGAAGAGGTATCTTTTGGGTATTGGAGTCTCTAATTTCAGTCTCTCTGGAGGGGATCCAGGGAAGGTCTTGTCTTCTCCGAAGAGGGACTCTGTCTCGACCTTTCACGGGCTTACTTCGCCAAGCGCTCTTTTTCCAGGGAGGCAGATCCCCTGAGCGCCCTCCATCACCACCTCCCAGTGCTTCTCTGGTTCAATCGGCGGTCACAGCATCCCGCTTGCGCAGGTTAGAGCAGTTGGTTTTTTCATCAGCGGATCCGAGTAAGCTCTCGGGGCTGTGGACTTTCGTCACGGAACCTGAGTACCGAGGCCAAATTGATGGCCACCGGGACGCTACACCCGAAAACCTGGAGTTGGTGTAGGTAATCGACATATGGCCACAACTTTTTTGACCCTCGCCGATGTGCCCGACTCCCCTCGGGTACGAATTGAGCTTCCAGAGCTACGGATCGGCGACCGGCTGGCGCTCCGCTTCCAGCTCACCAGACAGCATAATGGCCGGCGGGAGGTACTGGACGTTCAGGGGGAGTACCGAGTCACTGGCACGCTGGCAGACACCTCCCATGGGGCTCCACGCCAAATCCTCCACGTTGAGGCCACCGGCTTGACTCCTTCTTGGAGGGCGGTCAAGAATCAGGTGGCCAAACGTTTAGGTACATGTAGGTTCCCAAGGACCCCTATTGGCTGAGCAAAATACTGCTTGATTGGTGGAAAGTTCCCGGGTATGAGAGATTCATGACCAATAGTCCGTTGCCCTTCAAACAAGACGTGGCCAAGCAGTTGCTCCGCAAGGGGTCCCTGTTCATCCACCTCGACCCACGTGTGTCTGATGTGGTGGTACCACCGTGGCTGAGGCATCAAGCTCAGTTGGTCCTACAAGTCGGTCTGGATATGCAGATTCCCATCTCTGACCTGAGAGTCGACGGGAATGGGATCTTTGGCACGCTTTCGTTCAGCCGAACCCCGTTTGCCTGCAACATCCCATGGAACTCCATATTCGCCCTCGTAGGTGATGAAGGCCGCGGTATGGTCTATCCGGAGAGCATGCCGCCGGAGATCGTCGCTGAAGTCGAGCGTGAGGCTGCTCGGTCCAAGATCTCTGGGTTGACCCCCGAGGGAGAACGAGAGGCTCACCGTGCCTCCCCTGCTACCCAGAAGGTCACCGAGCTGAGCGCAGCGCGCAAGCCGGCAAAGACCAAGACGAAGACAGGGAAGACGATCCCGCCCTGGCTGCGCGTCGTGAAATGATCCAAGCCTTCCTTCAAAAGCGCTGGGGTGGTTTCATCCTTACCACCCGAGAGCGCAAGTACGGACAGACCGTAGCGTGTGGTAGTTGGGAGGCCATGTACGCTGCCCTCCGGTTGTTCAACCCGCCCAAGAAAGGTGCATGGGCCAACTACCGCCTACAGCTATCTACTCATCCCGCTCCGCTAGAAACCGAAGCACCACCGATTCACTCGCCACCAAAGGGGTGAATTTCTTCAGTTTTTTCCAACGCCTCTGGGGGCTAGGCTCTGGAACCTTCATCTTGGGGACGTCCTTGACCTCTACCACAGGCTTGGCGGGCTTCACGAGCTTCTTGGGATCTTGGGGGCGCACCGGTGCTGGAGGAGGATCCCTAGGGACCTCAGGCTTCTGGGGTCGGGCGGGGCGCTTGGGTGGTTTGGGCTTCCCACGCCAGCGCGGGTCACCGGCGTGGTCCGGCTGAATCTTCTGGAACTGCCCGGGATCATTCTCTAGTGTCTCGGGGTTGACATACACGGTCCTACCGGTGTCACTCTCGGTGTTCTTGACAGGTACCCCCTTGGTCCGGGGTTTGTATGCCTGGTTCTCCACCCTTAGGGTTTTTGATAGGAGCAAGAACTACTCATGCTCGAACAGGAGTGTGGCAAACAGCTTCTTCCCGGCTCTGCAGAAAGTCCTACAGAACCCTCTGGTGAGGTGGTTGAATCGCGGGCTTCTGGTAGCGGCGACCGTGGTCATCACCAAAGTGATCTGGCCGATCGGCACGGAATGGATCGCAACTCGCGCCAGCGTAGACGCTGTGGAGAAGATCACCAAGGGCAACAAGGATGGGATCCTAAAGGTCACCACTCGGGTAGATGCCTTGGAGCAGAGCCACACCATCAACTACGACAACCTGAATGCAGCCGGAAACGACACTGGCCACCTGAATGAGGGTGAGCAGGTTCAATGGGCTGTAGCTCACGTCAAGCAGCTTCAGCAGCGCATGATCATGGAGACACGAGCCCGAGTAGGGTTCGAGGTCCTGATGCAGATGCCTAACCCGAAGTCCGCTAGAGCGCGGCGTGCAGCCACTCTGGTTCGGATCAAGTTCGACGAACTCATTCAAAAAGGCGAAGAGCCAGAGATCGCGGCACAGAAATCCCTGGACTACATCTGGGGCGGCTAACCTGGGTCCTCTTCGTGTAGATGCTTCCAGATGTCCATGACTTTGGTATTGGGGTTGAGATCCAGGCGTAACTCATCTAGGACTTTGGCCGCCTGTCTCTCTGTGATGCCCCGGACAGTCAGATCGAACAAGGAAGGATCTTTCCCATTGGGATTCAGCTCCATCGGAGGCAAACCTTTCGTGCCACCACTTTGGCGCTTGATCTGTCCCCAAATCGAGTTCAGCCTCTGCCTACCGCGAGCAGCTTCACCACGGCGTTCCGCTTCTTCTCCTACGATGTGGACCGCATAATCCGCCACGTGTTCGATCATGAACCACCCTTGGCTGGTTTCCTTGAACACGCGAGGCTTGGTGTTCAAAGTCTGAACGATCAGGTTGTGGCGTCCGGTGTCGCGCACTGCACGCATCCGAAATGCGCACCAATCCAAACCAATGTTGAGTGTGCGGCCGTAGAAGATCTCATGGCCGTCATCTTCGTATAGGCACAGATACCGGGTGCGTATCTGGATCGCATCACGGATTGCATCCTCTAGGGCTTTGGTGCGGCTCAGATCCATGGCCGCCCTTCTGGATCAGATAGCTGCGCGTGCCTCATCCCGTTCATAGTCAGAGCCCGAGAGCATAGCCCACAACTGTTTGCCAATGCTCAGCCCAGTCATGAACTCATCAGGGCCTACACCAGATGCGAGGAGCGCCGACTCAGGGTCCAATCCATCGGTAGCAGTGCTTACCGCTACCTTGGACATCAGGAGGTCATGCAGATTCTCTTGGAGCGTTCCCTCATACACGGGAAACAAGATCCTTGTATCGAGGTTTTGCCCGATGCGATCCACGCGTCCCGTTGCTTGCCTGTAGATGATGGGGTTACAAGCAGGGTTCTCCATCCAGATCTCAGTTGCGAAGTGCACCAGATTGTTGAGACCCGTCTGAATCGCCACGGGGTTGGTGACCATCACACGCGCATTTTTCTTCACAACTTGCTTGGTGATCCAGTCTTGGCGCTTCGAGGTAGAGACCTTGTTCGCATAGAGGATCGGTACTTTGCCCCCGATCTCACGTTCGATCATGGATGCCAGACGCGGCAGTAAGCTCACGTGCCAGCTGAACACCATCACGTTCCGCCCCTCGGCAACTTCTTGCACGATCCGATCGAGCATCCAGCGCTCTTTTGGCATGATGGTATCCGCCGAGAAGGCGTCTTGAGAACCCACCAGATCACCGCCGACAGATTCTGGGTAGCGGATCTCGTAATCCCCATCTTCGGTGTTGCCGGTGTCCGCTGTAGAGCGATCAAGGTAGCTCGGAAGCTCTGCCAGCTGGCCAAACAGCTTCCCGGCCAGCCCTTCCTTGAACATGTCCTTCTTGATCCGATTCACCAGCGTTTGCTGCAAGCGCAAGAAACGCTTCTTCAGCTCTGGGGTAGGGGCAACCTTGTGCCTCTCTTGGATGCAGGGAGGAAGGTCCAAAGCAAGGTCAGTCTTGTGCAGGGTCACCGAGATTGGAAGCAGGTGGCGCAGCAAGAACAGAGGAAGGACTCCCGGAGCGTTCCCGATCACTCGCTCGGAGCGCTGGACGCGATCCGATACGGCTCCGAACGCGATCACGTTGTCGAGCTGCTTTTCTTCATTCTCGGTCACGAGACGCTTGCGGTACCCATAGCGATCGTTGAAGCGCTGCTTGTCCCCGCGGTTGAACTCCCTGCGGAACTCAGGGCTCACTGCCCACATGATGCTGAAAAGACTTTCGGCATACCCATTCATGACCGATCCAGTCATCACGATGGTGGGCAGTCGCAGCCCGGTAAGTCGGTTGGCACTGATGGTTTGGGCTGCATTCTCGTTCGAGTATTCGTGAGCCTCATCCAGGATCAGGAAGTCGAACACGTTGGGGTGCCGGCGCTGAATGTGCTGCGCGAGCGCGATCCGCCGCGGCTCGGGGACTGCTTGGAATAGGAACCCTCCGCACGGCTTTCCCCACTTGAGATTGGAGCAGCGGATCAAGTACTTCAGGGCTGACCTGGCTGCATCGAGGCTCCCGCCCTCTTTGCCGCTCACGGTTAGGGTACCGTTGACCCAAGAGATCGGTTGCTCAAAGATCTTGACGTGAGTCTTACCCTCTAAGGCATCGACCACGTTGTGCTCGAAACTATCCCATGGACTGTAGTAAGAGTGGTTCGGCTTGGCTCGTTCGGCTTTCACCATTCGGCGTTGTCGAGCCCCATTGGGAGTCAACAACAGCATCAAGTCCCGCCCGAACTCCTTCTCATAGTACCCGGGCATGTCCAGGTAATACTGTGCCGTCTGAGCAATTTGTTCTTGATCGTCGATTGCGAGCAAGCACCACAGAACCGCCTTGAAGACTGGCGCCACTCCGCCCCCGCCCATAGCTTTCAACGCTGTGAGGGTTTCATCGAAGTAGTCCAACGGGAGCCCGGGGTAGGACCTAGGTTCTAGCTTGGCCAAGTAATGAGCAGCCGCTTTCCGACTCATCCGCCCATTCAGCAAACCTGACACAGACTCATCTTGCGGAGCGAACTCCATCAACCGGTGAGCCAGGCTCAAGGAGATCTGAGCCATCAGCCCTGAACCGAGTAAAGGCTTGGCCTCGCACTTCATGCGCCGCTTGGCCAAATCGTCAGGTGCGCACGGTGTCACCCCGCCGCATTTGGGGCACGGTCCTGTCACACCTTCCCATCCATGTGAGAGCTTGGCTACTTCGCGTGAAAGAACGGACACGATCGTCCGCCCCGAAGTGTCCCGCGCCACCTCCTCCAGGTCCGTGATCGAGGAGATGACCCGGACATCAGCGTCAGGGAGCACTGCACGTACCTCGTTACCCCAGCTTGTGAGCAGATGTGGGGGACATACCACCAAAGGGCGCCGAGCACCGATCGTTTTGCCCACCACCAACGATACCGTAGACTTGCCTGACCCAATCTCCCCCAACAAGATCGCCGCCTTACCCTCGCGTTTGGCCAACGGGATCCCCGGTCCTCCCAATAGGCTCACCAACGCTCTGGCGGCGTGCTGCTGGGCGGTAAAAGGTTTGCGGGATGTCTCGGCCAGGGAGATAGAGTCGGCGTCACGGCGCGGGTCGTAGAGGATCGGGCACTGCTGGCGCATCACGTCCATGAGGCTTTCCCCGTAGTGATGGAGCAACCCGCTGACCGTGAGATTCTCGATCTTGGTGTCCTTCCCGCCCTCAGTAGCCAATGTGTGGTACTTGTGGGTAGCTAGATCCAAGACGGTGACAACCAACTTGGGTTGCTGAATCTGCACAGTCGACTTGAGATTCCCATCCTTGTCGTGCTTTTCTTCAACGGTGCGGTACTCTTGGTTGAAGACCCCCTTCACCAGCAGTGGAGGCAGCTTGCTCTTGGGGTTGGTGGGTTGCACCCGAGAGCCGTTGAAGATTCCGGACGCGATGCCTGACGCGATATGCGCGGGCCGCGGCGGCGTGGCGACGGGGTACTTGCGGAGCAGTAGGTCATGCAAGGGGATCTCGGGCATCACCCCGCGGACCGCTTGATACGACCCACCGCGAGTAGTTTGCACCCAGGGTTGGACTTTCCGGAGCAGCGCCGACACATCGGTAGGGCGTAGCATCCACTCGGACAATCCCTCATGGTAGTGCTTGGAAGCCACAATCTGAGCCAGAGGCTTCGATGTGATGTTAGGTAGCTCTTTGAAGCCCTTGCCTTCCGCGTAGCGCTCAACCTTGGCGAGGAGCTTTTCGTCAGGGGTACTCCGGCTATCCGCTTTCTGCGCGAATAGGACGACCTGCTTGAAGACCTCGAAATCCCCATCCGGGAACTTGAAGCAGTGGATGTTTTCGTACTCCGTAGCCAAGAAGCTGGCCGACGCCTTCAGTGCGTAGAAGGGAACCACGAACAGGAGCGCGCCACCCTGCATGAGCGCCGGAGTGAAACGGTTGAGGAACTTCTGCTCAAGGCGCCCGTGCTGCCGATCGATATCGTAGGGAGGGTTCAGGAACAGTACCGAAACTCCCTCTTTTTCACCGCGCTCGAAGGTGACCTTGAATGCGTCTCCGTGGAGCAGGTTCCGCCCCAGGCTTGGAACCTGATCTTCACAAGTCTTTTTGAGAGCTTCGAACCGGCCACCCTCCATCTCAGAAGCGTATAGAACCGGGTGGGTGTTCTTGACCAGCAGCTTCATGAGGGCAAGGATCGCCTCACCCTCACCCGCGCACGGGTCCATGAACACTACCTCTTGTTCCTCCAGGTAGGTTTCGAGGAGAGGTGCGATCCGTGGTATCAAATGTCGCGGCGTCGGGTAGTAGCCCCCGACTGCCACTGAGCAAATTCGTGCTATTTGGATACCCTCTTTCTGGCCCAATATGCCCGTCTAGCTTCCGCCATTTTCTGCTTAGTCTCCTCAGACTTCTTCTTTCCCAGTTGACCTTTGGCGAACTGTTCTCGCCATTCCTGTGGCCTCTTCCGGGCTGCCTCCGCCCATTTCTCCCTCAAATGAGTTGGAGGATTTGTGTGGGATTCCGACAACTTCTTTCTGGTCTCTGCTGAAGCTTTCTTACCCAACTGTGCTTTGGACATGCGCTCGATAGTCTCTTGAGATCTGGGGGGACGCTTCTTCTGTATCCCAAGCTCTTTCCTCAGTTTAGCAGCTTCTTTTTGCGCCGCACTCATGTTGTTTCTAGTTGCCTGTGAGTGCTTGAATCCAGTTAGCGTACGTTTCGTGGCCTCGGAGATTTTTGCCTTCTGTTCCTCATTAGGTCTCCAACCAAGAGTCCCTTCCCCACCTAGGGTATGGTTGGTGAGAGAGTAGCCACAATCCCGGAACACCTTTATCCAGTGTCTCTCACGTTCGGCCCACGAACCTCCAATACCTTCCTCGATTATGTCCATGACCGGTTTCAGATCCAACTTCAGTAAAGACTTGATCCAACTTGCTGTATGAGTCCGAGCGCGCTTGACGGAATATAGATGCTGGGAGAGCCTGGATTTCCCATGTGTCATACCCACGTATCTGATCTCATCAGTCCGAGGGTCTTTCAACACATAAATCTTCCAGGATCTACTCATTAACCGTTTACCGGGTCAGTTTGAAAAACAAGGCAACTTCTTGCGCCAGCAGCTCCTCAAAGCTGGTGTGCCCCGCGTGGAAAGCGATCCCCGGAAGCAGCCCCACATCTGCGGTGTTGCGTTCATAGTACTGCCGATGTGGGTGCACTCCGAACGGCTCTTCTCTGTTGTAGCTGTAATCTGATGTGGCTGCAAACGTGGCCGCCCCCGACTTCAAGCAGCCGAGCATGAGCTGCATGTAGAAGCGCCCATCCGCAACAAGCGGGCAGCGCGTGCGCCGGTCCAGATAGGCCGAGAACAAGAACGAGGTCGCGGCCAGCTCAGCGATCCGCTCGGGAGGCAGAGTGTACCCACACTTTTTGGCGTGCTTGATCAGTGGCGCGGCATCGATCTCTTGCTTCTTGTGCCATCCTTGTGTAGGCAGCAACACGAAGCGGATCACTTCTTGGTCCACCATCCCTGGGTCCATCTGGAATAGCTCGGGGAGGAAGACGGTGACCAATGAACCCTCTTCCTCTCTTTGCCATATTGTCTGAAAGCCTGAGGATTTCAAGAACTCAACTCGATCCTCTTTGCCCCGACGGTAGTAACCAGCGCGCTGCAGATTGGCTTTACGCCCCATCTGTAGGTTGGCTACGAACGCCCGAAGCTCTTGATCGGAGCCCGCAAACATCGCCCATACAGGTCGGATGTTGTCTGTAGAGGTGTTGCCTCCAGCCCAAAGCTGATCTGCCTCGACAGACGCGAGCAGCACCGCGTGGAACGCCCGCCCCTTACCCTCTACCGCTGGCTCGATCACCGCATCCTGCATAGGTCACCCGATCTTCACCAAGAGAACACCTACCACACTCAGGACTGCAAGAAGCACCTTTTTTCGCGTAAACGCCTCGTTGAACAACAAGGACCCGAGAAAGCCTGAGATCAGGATGTAGCTCGGATGGATGGCATACACGCCGGACATCGGACCCCTATGTAGCGCTTGAACGATGGCCGCGCCACCGATGGCGGTGAACAAACCAATGAGCCCAGATCCCCGGAGGTATTGCTCCACATGCAGGATTTCCTTGAATCTCTTTCTCTCGAAGTAAACGGAGAGCAACAACGCGAAGCCCGCGGACGCTATCAGCTGCCACAGCAGAAATTGGGTCGGTGGGTCTTTCATTACCCCCTGTCTCTGCCAATACTTACCGAAGGTGGATAGCGTGACTATGCTTCCGGTCAGCAGCGCGGTCCGGGCATTCACCGGGAACGGTCCGCCCTTCCGGGTGAACATGTAGGTGGACAGCAGAATGGTCACCACCCCTACCGTCTGCACCAGAGATAGCCGTTCATCCAAGATGACCAGCCCGGTTCCGATCGTGCCCACAGCACTCAGCGCTGAGGTAACCGGGAACACTACCCCAACATCGATGTTCTTCATCAGGGTCTTTGTGAGCGCCATGATGGAAGCAAAGGACGCACCAACGAACAGCGCGTACCAGGTGCTGGGAAACGCTATCTGCGCGCTCTCCCCGCATACGAGGAGCCCGCAGCAGACGGCCAGCGCCGCGAACGCGTTCGCCCAGAACGTAGAGAAGAGGCTGCTGTGCCCGAGATTCGAGGGAATCTTGTACAGCGCAGCAGCCGTCCCCAGTGAGATGGTGGCTACGATTGAGTATGTAACCCAGTGCATTTTAGCTACCGGTGGTAGAATGCGCTCGTGTAGTACTGCTCGTGAGCCTGGACTTGGGAGAACCCTTGCACCCGGCCGTCTACCACGATCGCCGCCGTTAGCCGGCCTCCAAAGCATGCCCCGGTGTCGATTCCGTAGCAAGCGCCACCTTCGAAGGCGTCGATCCTTGGGTCCTCGAAGGAATGCACCGCGTGCCCGTAGATGACCGATTCCGGTCCGCGGCTCCAAGCCAGCGTGGACGACCAACAAGTTGTGGGCAATTTCCATGATTGTAGGTAAGTCGGTCAGCCAAGCCAGGTCCTCATCGGACAAGGCCATGCTCTGCGCCGCCCGGACGTCCGAGAAGGGCTTCATTGGGTTCTTCTTGCCCGTCGCGAGCCGCTTGGCTTCGTGTATGCGGTAACGGAGGTGCTGCTCTTCGTGGTTACCCAAGACCCCTTCCGCTTCCAGCTCGCGGGCAAACCGCACGCAGCCGACCGGGTCGGGGCCTCGGTCCATCAAGTCACCCACCAGAACCAGGCGATCGGTGCCGCGCACAAAGGACACCTGATGCAGCAATTCCTTGAATTCCCGCAGGCACCCATGCACGTCACCGATCACGATTGTTCTAGACATTCTGTCTAGCATAGCACCCTTTTGCTTGGGGTGCCACCCTTCACGTCATGCGCCAGTGAAGCCTTGGATGTAGTTGAGAGATCTCCACACCCCTGTAGAATCGAGCTGCCATTCCGCGTAGCCCCCAACCCCAAACGCCAAGTTCGTGGTGGGGTTTTCAACCTGGTAGCTGTTGTTTGGGTTCTCCATAGTCTGGTCAATGGGTAGGGTAACCGTAACTACCACAAGGGACAGGGCTCCAGACCCCACCTTGATTGCCAGACGTTCGCCGATGATAGCTTGGAAACTCGCGGGAGTGACTAGGGTCATGGCCAACGGTCCTCCACCTGAGGTGTCGATCATGTTTGTCTTGCCAACCAGCAGTTTGTCATTGGTATGAGCATGCGTTCCACCTCCTGTCCCATCTAGGAGGGTCCCATCGTAAGGCCACACCTGGCATGGGGCGGGCTCCAAAAGGTAGTCAACACCAGGGTTCGGAGGACTACCCACGTTGTTGGTGTGGAACTTGCGAGCCCCGTACGCTTCGCCCAAGGTAATGCGATACTCTGTGGCATTGACTGGGTTGGCTCCCGGGGACTCAATCATCTCCCACTTCCAGTCCACACCGCCCGTGGGGGCTACGACCCGATAAAGTCCCGGCCAATTCGTTTCGAAAGGAGCCAGGACCAGCTCTCCGACGTTGTAAGCTCCCGTGTCATCCTTCACAGGAGTTGCTGGGGTTGTACCCGTTCCTGAGATGTACCAGCCACCTGTGGCACTGATAGGGGTTTGCACATACCCAGCAGGGAAGTCCCCTTCTAAGCAATGAGTAGTGTCCCCAGACTTTCGTCCGTACGCTCCAGCCAAGCGCCGGATGGACCACAGAACCAACCCCGGACCCGCAGCCGAGAAATCGATAGAGCGGAATTCATACACACCGGGGTCGACTGAGGCCTGCTCCGTTGTGAGCACGTACTGCCCCGTCTCATTGACAAACAGATTGCAGTTCGTCGGACTAGGAGGCCCTCCAAGGTAAGGATTCGTCAGAAGAATTCTACCTCCTGGTTGACCAAGAGTGACCGATAGACGCTTTCCAAGGTTGGCATTACCGTCTGGGAGGGTGATAGTTGTAAACGGCGAGAAACAGTACGTGCTGGTATCTGCCGCTGGAGACACACTAGTTGCTAGCGATGTTACAGTTGTGTCGGTACCACCGCCACTCACGACATTGATGGCACCGTTGTTGGTGATCTGGACTTCCTGTCCTTGATCATCCAACACGAAGAACTCGGAGATGCCAGCTACGTCCTTGGAGTAAATGCGGACCTTGTTGGCCAACGTTGGAGGCGCGGACGGCTGCTCATTCAACGTCACGAAGTTGGACTGGGACAGCTCGGTGATAGTGGCTGTGTCGTCCTTGATCTTGGGCTGTCCATCGCTGTCCATGAACAATTGGACATGGGTAGATGCCGGGGTTTGTACCGTCGATGCTGCTTGTTTCTTGAGTTTGATTGCCATGATTTGAGTTCCCTCCGCCTAGGGTTTCAGTTCCAAACAGCCGGCGGACTCACTGTCTGGAAGAGGAGACATCAGAACGGATACGCCAACCACACGTGACCTGAGGAGCCTGGCTCGATGACTGTAGTGCCGGCAGAGCGCTGCGCTCGTAGGGTGAGCACACCACCACCAGAACACTCCAATACACCGGTGAGGGTCGTTTGGAAAGGACCGCCCGTGGAGCGCGCTGTGGAGTCCACGATCGCTGTGTTGTTGGTAGTGTTGCTACCAGCAGAGGCAGTGATCGCACCCGAGGCCCTAACCAACACAGCATGCTGAAGCAAGTGATTCACCGTCCCAGTGAAGTTGACTGACACACCTACGATGCCCGAGCTTGAAGACTGGGTGATCCCGAGTTGAAACTCGAAGGCATACGTACCGGTGCCTCCAGGGATTGTGAAGTCCATCCCTGTCACATCAGACAGGCCTGTGCCCGGGACCGTGAACGGTCCAGCTCCACCACTACCAACGGTTGCGATGGCTCGGGAGTTGTTATACAAATACTGGACTGGTCCACCACCCTGTCTTCCGATCAACGAGTCATTGCCTAGAATGATCTGACCGTTGGCGAATCCAGCTGAGTCTGTGGCAATAATCGCGTTTGGGAGAGGGCTCGGGTTGTTCCCGAACATGATGTTCACGTCGTTGGAGATGCTGGTCCAGCGGTTATCGGCGTTGGAGAAAGCCAGTAGCACATGGAGTCCGGCGGAGTTGATGGTCCAAGGGAGAGAAAAGTTGAACCCGTTCCAGTTAATGGCGTTACCGTTAGGGTCGATAGTGATGTCGGTGCTACCGTTTCCGATGCAGGTGATCTCGATCTTGTCCCCGTCCAATGGAAAGGCAGGAAGCAACACGGTGATAGGTCCACCCATGTTGTTGACCCAGTGGGAGTTGTTGAGCACCGCAGTGAAATTGGTGGCGTGCACCACCGGATCTTGGTGAAGACCAGCCAGACTTGAGATGAGTGATGTTTGTACGCCCATGATTGATGCTCCTAAGGGTTAGCCGATCTGGTACCAAGAGAGTCCGCCGCCTGCGAATATCAGGATGGCCCACTCGAAGTTCGTGTTCAGCACCAGGGATGGCGCTGCATCAATGGTATCGGCTCCATTGGGAACTATGGTGATGCTGTTGAGAGCGGCTCCAAAGTTCTTGATACCGATCTGATTCCCCGCAACCGCTCCGGCTGGGAGATTGATGGTTGCGGCACCCGCTGTGACATCCACCATCACTAGGTCTCCCACCGCAGCATTGTAGGTACCTGTTTGAAGTGCCGTTGGAGTGAGGCCAGTCGCTGGAGCCGCGCCCCAAGCAGCTGTAGTTGCGGTGAGTGCAGTCAGAATCTCGCCAGCCACAGGAGGCGCAGAACCTGAGATCACCACCGGGGCTCCTGTGGTGGCTAGACTAGGTGCGGCCGGGGGAGCAGCCCACGCCGCTACAGTGGCGCTTGTTGCAACCGGGACTTGACCAGCGGTGGGAGGGGCGGATCCTGAGATCACCACCGGTGCACCCGTGGTCGCCAGCCTGGCCGCCGCGGGAGGAATGGTCCAAGTCGCTGATGTCGCGTTGGCGGCAACCAGTACATCTCCAGCAACCGGGGGTGTAGAGAACGACACGTCAACTGGCGCCCCGGTTGTCGCTAGCTCATCGGCGGTTGCGACGCCAACCGGACGCACGTTTCCGAGGTCATCCTTGGTGCTCAGGATACCCGTACCAGAGTCGACGTATACCCGCACCTGACCCAAAGGCGGTGTGGCCGGCTCCCCTTGCTTTTTCAGTGAAATGGTTCCCATGTCTTCTCCTAGTATCCTAACAAATCCAAGTGCCAGTCATGCCAGATTGAACTCTAAGTGGGGTGCCGTTGTCTCCGTACCAAGTAGTGGTTCCGGTGGCGTCACTGATCTCTAACCAGGCCACAAAGTGGCGCCCGATTGTCACTTGCGTGGAGTACTCACCCCCGTGTGCCACAACCGCACTGGCAGTGTTGGGGTTGACGTAGTCCACCAGTCCCCCAAAAGCAGTAGTGGAGTCCAAAGTTCCTGGGGCGGCCTGTCTTGCCACTGAAGCGCTGGTGTTGAGTGAAGCAGCCCTAACTCGGGCTCTCAGATAGCCCTCTTGGAGCCCCGCCACCACATCAACCTGATAGTTAGTGGAGGCTTGAGCTTGACGCACGGTAGCTGTTGTGTATGTCCACGTATCGGTGGTGGCTTTGACCTGCCAGTCAACCCCTAGCCGATTATTGACATTCCAAAGGTCAAACTTGGCCGGCGCGTCACTTCCAGACGTAACCCAGTGGTATGTGGTAGCGGAACGCGGGCGACAAGTCCCAACGTATCGTCTGGTTGTATCACCGCTCTTGGTCCACACACCACTTGAGGACGAGATAGCAGTTGCTCTTGCGGTAGCGGTGGACCAGTTCAAGAACTCCAAAGTTGGAGACCCACTGTTATATGCGACGAAAATGTCGAACGGAAGGTCGGTGGTTCTTCCCGTGACCGCTAGAGACAGCTCTCCCATCTGTACCGGCCTGAAGCGAACACCATCCCACAATCCAATCACATCCCCAGTGTATGGGGTGAGATAGATTGTGCTCAGTGATGTGGAGTCACTGGTCATCACGGGAGTCCCAGAGACCCCTGTGAGTCTGAATCCGTTGGTCGCCCTATTGAACACTTCCCGGTGATAGGAAGAAGAGATCATTCTCCAGGTAGATGTGGCAGCCTCCCACTTGTACTTCAGGTCAATCCCTACAGTGGTCAGGGATACACTAACTGCTGAACTCTCTTGATACAGAGTGTCAATCTGAGTGGTGCCAGCCGCTGTGGTTAGGGTCACCAAGTTCGCGCTGTTCCCAACCTCTTTGATCGATACCTCTTCACCATCATAGGCGGATCCAGGTAGCCACAGGTTCATCGCAGCGTTTGCGCTGTTGTTGAACCTGTTGATCTTGCCACTCACGAGAGTGAAAGGTCCCGCACCCGTCAGAGTGGAGGTGTTCCACTCGTTCTGGAACATCAGCTTGGATATGAGTCTCCAAAGGCTGTTGGTATTGTCCCATCGGTATACCAACCTGAGATACGGTTCAAACAGACTTACAGAGGTCGCAGTGGTTCCTGTCAGAGTTTGAATGTTAGTGGTGCCACCAGAAGTTGTGAGGACAGCCGCAGTGGTGGTGCCCCCGACCTCAACCAGGTCGACTTCATCCCCATCCTTGGGGTTGTTGGGTAGCTGTAAAATTGGACTTCCGGAGTAGGGATTGATCATCCCTGATCGAACAGTGACTGTCCCTGTGGCGAGGGGTCCTGTGCCCCTTTCAGGGACTTTACGGCTCACTATCTTCCAAAGCCCAAAGGAGGCGTAGAACTTGTAACGTACTTCCAGCCCATACTGATTCAGGGTGTCAGAGGTAGACGACACAATGAGCCCAGAAGGAGACAAAGTCTCCAGAAGGTTAGCTCCACTGCGTTGAATCGTGACAGGGTCATGGGTGCCTATCTCCAACCCGGAATAAACCTCCTTTATGTCTACCTCATCCCCGTCAACTCCCACAGGCAAGATAAGGGTTATCCCAGAACCAGAGAACCCTTGGTACAGGTTGATGAACCCCGTGCTGAGTCCATATGCCCCAGGACTGGATATAATGGACCCGGTATAGGGCCGAAGCTTTCCAATCGTGTAAGCACCAAGCTGACCGGCCCCAAATGGAAAGGATACGATCTCTCCTTGGGCGACCGGAATCTCCTGGATGTTACCCCCAGCAACTCGGCCGGCTAAACTGTCACCTCCAGCAAGTTGAGTGAAGCTGATATCCGTGAAGCCAGGGTTGGTCACGAAAGAGTGGTTGGGGATCTGAGTGGGAAGGGTCAGCCCAGGGAAGTTGTTAGAGGAGGTGAGGATCGCACTTCCAACGGGACTTCCAAAGCCTCCAAACTTCTGCTGTACCCCGTCTCCGATGCTCATCCACAGCTCTATATCCCCTGTGGCAAGAGCGCTGCGATACACGAGCAGGACACGAAACCCTGTCCCATAGAACTGCCAGGGGAAACCGGGACCTGAGCCTCCAATCCCGTATTGGGCAGTGATGGTCCCATTGTCGATCGTGAAGACGTCGTCCCCGTACCCCAACCCAGTAATTTCTACCCGGTCACCATCCACAGGGGTTGCCGGCAAAGTGATCGTCTTGTTGGAGCCGTCAGAAGCCCATACATAGTAAGAGTGATTGGCTAAAGCGGTGAAGCTCGTGTGTTTCACCGCTGGATCAATAGTCAGCACTCCCCCGCCTTGTATCATGGCGGTCACTTGCGGGTTGGACGGCACGTCCATCACGGTGCGAGCCTGTGCAGGAGTCAAGAACCCAACAGGAGAGTTCACTCCGAGGATCGAGGGAGTGTTAGGCGCAATCGCGGTCAGGGCGGACAGGATGTCATTACCATCATAGGGAGTGGCATCTACGATCTGCCCATCCACGGTGAGCTGCCCATCCACCACCATGTCATCGGTGTAGAGCATCTCATCGTTGTCATGGACTGTTCTCTGACTACGAGGAGGGATGTAGAGGACCGAAAAGTTCTCCTCGTCCTCTGCAGATATGACGTCCCCTTCAACGATCAGATCTCCACCGGTGTCTATCACCACGTCATCCACGAAGAGCATCTGCTGCCCCTCAGGGACGGTCTGTGAGTCCGTGACATTGGATAGGGAGTAGTTGTTGTCCCCTCCCCCGCTTCCCGAGCGGATCAACGGATTGAGCTTCGTGGCCCATCCGAAGCTCTGATCACCCTCACGAGTCTCGGTTACGAAACCAACCCGCGTGCCGAAGGTGGTGAGACCGTAGACACCAAAGGTGGTGACGATCGGACCTCCGGTCCCGGTGACCGTGCTTCTAAAGCCTATGGCTCGCCCGTCGCCAACCAACCCAGGGAACGTGAAGGTTACAGTGGACCCAGGGGTGGTTACCTGGTGAGTCAAACCGTTGACATTCGTCAGGACTGGAGGAGATGTGGTCTCATCTAGGCCGGCGATCTCAAGGAACCACGCCATCCCCGGTGTGAACGGATCCAACAGCGTGATGCTGACCGTGCTCCCGGGCGTCACATCGACGCCATTAGTCGTGGGGACGGCGTTTACGAGGCATACAGGGCTTAACGGCATGTGACTTTACCTTCACATGTACGGGTTGTAGACGGCTCTCTCATCTGTTCACAAGTTGCCAACCCATAAGGAAAAAACCCCCAGAGAAGCTCTCAGAGCCTCTTTCAGCACATTGCAGCTACCGTCACAATTTCCCTGGAGTTCCCCGGCCCTCATGTGTAGTAAGGGCATGAGCAACCCAAGTAAAACCCTGGTTCCCGCCTCCTCGCCGATCGAGATCGGTACTACCGTGGAAAACGGAAGCCTCCGCATCCATCGCTACCGCGATCACCTGGTCCTTTGGGACCTGACCAATGCCGGCAAGCGTGGCAAGACCGTGGAGCGCGCAACCGTGTGCCTAGGCTTCAGCGGCTCCTACAGCCGTGCCTTGGAGTTCCTGGACGGGTTCAGCGCCGTGCTGCGGGGCTTCTCTAACTACGCTTCAGCGCTCTCCGAGATCAGCGACATGGTGGCGGATCGTCCGGACTCCCTGGACGTCACCACGTCGGAGGAAGCCTCTTACGGGGTGCAGCCGGCGGGCTTCGAGACCCTCACGCTGGTCACCGAGAACATCAGCGTCGAAGCTGGCTACAAGTCCTTTTGTATCAAGGACTTGAAGGATAAGAACAACGAGCCCACCGCAATCCCCGCGATCAAGGGTGGCAAGCGGGCGGTCCAGGCTTTCTACCATTTCCTGAACAGCAATCGCCTCGCCATCGCGGGGATGACGTACCAGGAGCTGCTCCAGACGATGAGCCGCCGCGGGCTGAGCTATCACGACTACTGCGCGATGGACTGACCGGTGGTGTAGTAGGAGCCCATGAACGGCATCCTCAGTGACATGGCAATCAGAGCCGCGGTAGACTCAGGGGACATTGAAATTGACCCATTCGTACCTGAGCACGTGAACGTCACCAGCTATGACCTGACCCTCGGTGACGAGGTTCGGGTCTACGCCAATTGGGTGATGAACACACCGCAGCAGTACTTCAATGGCCCGGAAAGTGCCCAAGATGGGAGCGCCCTCCAGCCACGCAACTTCTCCATGCTGGATGCTAAGGATGAGCCGGTCACGCACGCCTGGAAGTTTGACGAGAAGGGCTTCGTGCTCAAACCGGGGATCGGCTACCTGATGCACACTCGGGAACGAGTGTGCACAAAAAAGTACAACCCCGTGCTAGACGGCAAGTCGTCGATCGGCCGCCTATTCATCCAAATTCACGCTACTGCTGGTTACATCGACCCTGCCTTCTCAGGCCAATATACCTTGGAGGTTATCGTACAACATCCTGTGCGTGTGTACGCCGGGATGCGCATAGCGCAAGTTCGTTTTCACACAATAGCGGGGCAGTTGGGCCAGACGTACGATCAGGTGGGTCATTATGTAGGTCGAGCGGCAACTGGAGCTGTCGGATCTCAAGCTTGGAAACAATTCCTTTAGCCAGCACATTTCGACGCTGGTACTTGGCACGTGCCTGACAGAAAATCAGTTCAAGTCCTGAGCGCTCGCCCGGACAGGTACGCAATCGCGAGGCAAGGCAACCCGCGCAGAGCGTACAAGGCCGCCCCAGAGAACAACACCCGAGCCTGGTGCGCTGACCCGTCGTCCACCATGAATTCGGTGGCCCCCAGAAACAGATGGCCGACACAGTAGAAGCTGTACCAAAGGGTGCCAAGTACCCCCAAGGTAAGGGCTAACCCGGCCGCTATCTGTTTGGTGCGCAACTTCATGCACTAGGATCCTAACTCAAAACTAAGCGAGTCACCAGCTGAAATTCGGTGTACGTCCTCCGAATGGCAAACGTACCAACCGCCGAACAACTACAGTTCCTCAACTCCGTCCGAGATGACATCGCCGCGAACGCAACCGAGAAGGGCTTTCGCGATCAAATGCGAGACGGGCTTTCTGATGAACAGTGGGATGGCAAGCCCGGTCAGCTCATCCGCGCCGCCGTGTTCTCCATGAATCAGGTTGGTGAGCAGAGTGAGTTCTGGGAAGCCTTTCGGGCGGGAACACTCGATGCTCCGTGTGACAAGGCGCACAAGATGGAAGCTCTGGGCTTACCAGGCCTCACATGCGCCGAAGAGGAGATCGCCGACGGAATCATCCGACTTTTTGACATGGCTCATCAGTTCGAAGTTGACATCGCCCGAGCGATCAGCGCCAAAATGTCCTATAATGCACGTAGACCTGCACTACATGGTGGCAAAAAGGCATGAGTACTTGAGGCCGCCTAGAACATTTGACGGCGGACTTTGAGGTAGGTTCCCAACCCATCACGCAAAGACGGGCGCGGCATATCGGGGACCACCTCGCTTTCATCATCCTCGTCCACTCGGACAAGGCGCTTGAAGCGCTCCTCCAGTCTAGGGTATGTGGTTTCTATTACCACATCCCAGATTTCTTTGGCAATCCCTTCGTCCAAGACCATCATGTGCCCCGGGCGCCACTCAAGCGGCAGCCAATCAAGGGCCTTCTCCTTGTCGAAGCGGCCCACCACCGTCCCGTTTGTGACCAGCCAGTCCTCCCTGTACACCCGGATCTTGTACGGGCCATCCGGTGAGTGTAGGATGGTGGGACCTAAAGCTAGGTAGTATCCAGGTCGAATTGTGGTCAAAGGCCCTCAGAACAAGACGAGCATCAATGCTCTATTGAGAGGACCAGTGGGCTAGGTACTGAACGAATAAGTGTAAATTTGTCTTCTCAATGAAGCCTAGTCGTACATTGCACGGTAAACAAAGCACCCCACGCGGAGCTTTCCGTACGTGGTCATGATCTGCGACCGCACGGTACTCTCCAAAAGGATTCCTACAAATGGCGCATTTGTGCTCTTGTTTGTCCAGTTGAGCTTGAAAGTACTCCGGAGTGTGCCCGGTCACCCGAAACCTCTCATTGTCTTGTTTTCTACGCCGATAATCTGGGTCTCCAGCAACGGCTTCATATCGTATACGACTTGCCTTCAGAATGGCTTCTTTGTTTGCCTGGTAATATCCTTTGTGCCGCTTTTTTCGTATACAAGCATCACACTCTACCTCGGTACACGTGCACGGAGTCTTCTTACGTCTCATGCGGGGAACTACACCATTTGCAAAGTGGCGTCTCCCTATGGTATGATCCGAGTATGGACAGCCACATCGTCGATGACTTCCTGGCCGAAGAAGAACAGAACCGACTCGCCGCGGATGAGAACGTTCGCCCGGAGCAGCTCTTGAAGGCTGGGGACTTCTTCCTACGTCTCGCACATGGGATCCGTATCTATGGAAAAATCCTAGATGTGGGTGAACTCTACCTCGACGGGCGCACTGTGGACGCCCTGGATGAGGATGAGCGCGAAGAGTACGATGAAGAGGTTGCTCAGTACAAGCAACCCCACATGCGCTTCTACCGGTTCACCAAGTGCTACAGCCAAGCGTGTCCGGAGGGTGAGCTGGGTGACATCCATCTCTCCACCGTCTCTCGTAAGCTGACTGCCGGTGAGTTCGAGGCGGCCAAAAAGACAAGCTGGCGCTAGATTCCCGTTCTTTCACTTTTGCCTAGCCCAAGTATGGGCTTGGACCTGTCCGGCTACCCTCCAACCGAAAGTGGTGCGCAAAGTATGATCGAGGCTCTCACGCCTCGCATTGTGCGCATGTGGAAGTCGGAACGCGCAGATTTGCGCACAGATGATCTGGTGGCCATGGTCAACGCTTCCGCCAATCAGGTCACCATTGATCCCCGGGCCACCGTCTACCAGCGAGTCAAGAAGCACGATCCCACACTTGAGTTGCTGGAGCACATCACCCGGCAACCGGCCCAAGTGAATGGAACGGTTACCATCTGGGCGATCATCGGCTTCCCTAAGGGTCAGCTGTGCGTGCTGCCTTTGGTGGTGGCCTACAGCTGAAGGTCGTCGGAGGGCGGGTTATTGCCCCAGGCGGAACTTGGGTGTGTTCGGATCACATCGAAGTAGTCCTCTCGCCCGTGATCACAGGAGATCACCCAAGGGACCAGATCGACAAGCAGTGCATGATTGACCATCAACACGCGCCCCATCTTTCCGTTGCAGGAGTCGAAGGGGCGAATGTTCATCAGTTCGCAGTGCAGGCCCCAGATCTCAGCGCGCTTCTGCTCCGCCGGGATGCTGTTGTCGTCGGTACGCAGAAGATCGATCGCCTGCTGTAGCCGGCGGTTCCACTTCCAGAATTCCTTTTTCACCATCCCGGCGGGCAACACGTCGTTGATCCCAATTCTGAATGGTTGGGTGCGTAGCTCGTAGGGCTCGTCTTTGCCCAGCAGCAACCGGTGGACCTCTCGGGGAAGGGCGTAACGATCATCCAACCCTGCACGGATCGCGTAGAGGAGGGCGTCTCGGTGGCGAGCGTAGGCATCAGACCCGGGGCCGTCGTCAGGCTGTGGGTCGATCTTGTTGGACTCCGTGATGAACTCATGGAGCCAGTCAGCGGTGAGCCCGGCTTTGCGAAGCAATTCTGATTCGTTCATTGGGTTACCTGTGCGCTCAAGCATACCAGGCCTGGATTCCCAACGCTAGGGCTTTCCGCCCAGCTTGCGTACCGCCGAGCGCAGCCGGGCTGAGGACTTCCGGGTGACCTCTGCTGTCGTCTTCTTGTCCATCCCCAAGGCCTCAGCTAGCAGGTCCTTGAGCACCGTCTGCCACGGCTGACCGCGCCGCTCTGCCTCCTCCTTGATCGCCTCTTCCAGCTCGTAGGGCAAACGTAACGTGGTGATCCGGCTATCCGCGCCACGCGTCGTAAGCTCTTGCTCTGGTTTACGTCGGTGGTGCATCAGAAGGGGTCTTTGCTTTCTCACGAAGTTCAGCAGCTTTACGTACACGCCTTTCGGCCTTGCGTTGCAGACGCACAATGTCTCGGCGCTCTTCCTTCGAGGGGGTGTAGTCTGGACCTAGGACCCGAGCTTTGATTGGCTCCCACCCGTAGTAGCGTATCTCCTCTTTGAGGATTTGCTCAACTAACCACTGCATGTAGACCTGGTATCGCACCCCGTGGTATTCCGCCCCCAATCTGAGCATCTCCACTACCCAGCTCTTCATCTTGATCGTAATTTGCTCTCTCGGCACCCTCTTGGGAGCGGGAGCCTCGCGCTTCACCCTTGCCTCACCGGCGATGTACTCGCCCTTCCTACGTGACATGGCCAAACATACACCGATCATAGAAAACGGGCAGCTGACCGTGGAGGCCATTGGGAAGGCGGAGCCCAGGATCCAGCGCTTCTTGGAGAGCTTGTTCGAGCATCTGCGGGCTCTTGAGGTAGAGATCACCACCACAACCACTTACCTGCTCAACTCTACTCAGCACCTGATCGAGGTCCCGTCTGCGGTGAATCATGTCCCAGTACGGGTGGAGTTCGCTGCCAGCGTGCCAGAAGTTGGGCGGCCCCGGATTCGCCTGCAGCTTCAGTTCAACGGAGGCAAGCGCCGGTGGTTCTTCGAGTCGACACGGCACGGACAAGGGTTCCCGTCGAGGCGAATCATGAAGGTGTTCATAGCCGAAATCCAAGCCGGCCAGACAGCTATGGTGGAATTTCAGGATCAGAAGAGAAAAGCCGATAAAGCAAAAGCAAGATTTTCTGGACTAGCTGAAAACTTAGGGGTTAGGTTAGATCCCACAGATCCTGGCAACTTGAGACTCGGCGCTCTGCGCATCCGACGGCTGCTGGACACTCCATCCAAAGTGGTGGTTGCGCTCGTAGTGACACACGAGCAAGCCTTAGAGATCTCTAGGAAATATGGTAACCATCAAGACTCCTGAGAAAACTCTGGAGTTTCGCTGCGCTCATGTGTAATATGATCGGTGTAGTAAACCACCATGAGAAGGCTCCACATCCTAGTGATCGATGATGAGGACGACCCACGTCTGATTTGGTTCCGCCAAACCTTGGGGGACATGGGTCATCGAGTTCACACGGCGCAAACCGCTGATGCAGCCCTGGATCTGTTCCGGGAGTTCCAGTTCGACCTTGCGTTCTTCGATCACGATTTGGGTGGGCGCTACGGTGGCAGCGACATCGCGAGCAGGGTGCTGAACGACCCGGACACGTACCAGTGCCCCAAGTCTGTTTGGGTGCACAGCATGAACACCCAAGGTGCTCAGAACATTGCTTCCAAGTTCCGTTCGGCTGGCATCCCGGTCATTGTCGAGTGGTTCATGGATCTGCAAGACAAGTCCGACCTGCAAGGGTTGCTAGAGAGCTGGGTGCCATGACCGATATGCCCGAGAGAGCACATGATCGTGTCTTCCTGTTCGACATGGACAGCAGCCTGGCTGACTTCGAGCACAGCTTGACCGAGAAGCTGGCCAAGATGATGTCCCCCATAGAGCAGCAGGGGATTGACTGGTCCCAGTTCACCCCTGACGACTCTACGCGCCCTGACTGGTTGAAGGCCCGGGAGAGAGCCATCAAGAAAGAACCAGGCTTCTGGTCCGAGCTTCCAACGATCGAGTTCGGGATGCAGCTCTTCGAGCTGGCGGGGACTCTCAACTACCGCCGCATGATCCTGACCAAGGGTCCGCGCAAGAACTCACTTGCGTGGAAGGAAAAGATCGACTGGTGCATGACTCACATCCCGGACGTTGAGGATCTCGCGATCTGCACCGACAAGGGCCTCGTCTACGGCAAAGTCTTGTACGATGACTACCCTCCGTACGTGATGAGTTGGCTGGCGTGGCGCCCTCGCGGCAGGGTGCTGATGCTTGATGCCACGCACAACCAAGGTTTCGAACACCCCCGAGTGTTCCGGTGCTATAGACGCCCGCTCTCAGAACAGCTAGAACCCATACTCGAATTCCTAGGAGATCTGTGACCATGTCTGACGAAACTCCGATCATCGTCATGTTCAGTGACATCGTGGAAGCCAACGGACGAACCATCCGCGAGAACAACCTGGATATCCAGCACAAGTACCCACTTGGCTCGATTGTGCAAGTCGACCTCGACTTGTCTCAACCCGGCATTGAAGAGGGCATCGAGATCAACCTGAAGGGCACCTGCACACTCTTCGTGGTCGGACACAACCGTGACTGCGACGGCAGCCCGCTCTACATCCTCTCAGACATCCCGGTGGAATACCCTCTGGACTCCCCGTCCTTCTCACAAGAGCGTTTGGTGTACCGGACGCTTGCCAAGTTGGTGGAACACGGGTATGGAGAGGAGTCGCTGAAGCCCACGGGCCAGCAGCTTCCGATCCGTAAGAACGCGCGTGCTTGGCTGATGCCAGAAGGATAGGGGATGCATATGAGTCGCAAGAAGAGAACGAGTTCCGGCGTGCGCATGAATGCCGTCAACCTCGCCGAGCACGCGATCGTTGAAGCAGCGCAGGACCGGGTTTTCCGCATCGCGGTCGTGCCTGACCGGAGAGACGCGCGACTTCTGTTCGGGGCCTTACAACTGAGGCCAACACCGTGCTCAAGCTCGGTTGGTTCTCGATCGAACCGTTCAAGGCTGGGTACTCGGAGCACCCGGCAGTGATGGGTCTCGGGTTCGTGCTCGGATGGGATGTCTTCGGCTCCAGCAGGCGGCGCTCAAAGTTCGACTACACCCTAGCCGAATTGGCTATCTATCACACGGCTCTGCTGGATGTGAAGAATCTCTTCTCCCTCCCGGCCGAGCCCAAAAGCTACTCTCAAGTATACGCGTCCTGATGTACACCTATCGCAAAGTCCAAGTCGAATCCACCCAAGTGTCGAGTATCACCTGCAACAAATGCGGGAGGGTGGTCCAATTCGGGGAGTTCGACTTTCAAGTGGAGGTCTCCTTCACAGAGATCAAGCACGTGTACGGGTACGGCTCCCCTAAGGACGGGGACAAGTATCTGTCCCATGTCTGCGAAGCATGCATGGACGCCTTCTACGCCACCTTCGCGACTCCGCCTCAAATAGCCGGTATGGTGGTCTGGGGTGAAGAGCCAGCTGACCCGATTGTGCTCGCTGGAGAAAGTTCTGATACCCCGGCCTAGTATGGACCGTTTTTGCCCCATCCAAGTTCCCCTCACGAGCGCGCCGGTAGCGCCGGTTTGGAGGAACTATGCATCACAAGAGGAAACGGTCCAAGAATCGCCGTGCGGGTTGTTTACTATGCAAGCCGCACAAGGGGAACGGGTCTAGCAACAAATTCTGTAATCAGACACGTCAAGAACAAAAAGCCCGCATCTCAGAGCGCGAGCAGAAACAGGGTACATCATGATCGAGAAGTTTCTCAAGAAGTGGCAGCTCTGGCTGGGTGCCGGGTTCACGGTAATCGTCATCGGGTTGATCGTTTTTGGCGTCTTGACCCACAGTGAAGCGGGGCTCACTCGCCCAACGGTAACTTGGCAGAAGTCCAGGTTCCCTCTCACGGTGAGTGCTGTCGCGTATGCAGGTCCGAGTGATGAGGCGGTCGGGGCTGCGCAGTCTGCGATCAAGGCTGTGAACTCGCGTCTTGGGTTTCAGGCGCTCACCTTGGTGGACGGTCCAGCTGATATCTACGTAGCCGTTGGCGTCCCTCAAGAGTCACGGAACAGCTCTCCCATCGCCTATGAGACGGTGGCGCTCAAGGATGCCGGCGGATTCTATCGTGTCAATGCGGCGGTGGGTGCAGGCGGTCTGCACTGGAATGACTGCCACATAATGACGTCGAACACCGGCACTTCGGTGATCCTGCACCAGGTTCTTCAGCATGAGTTCGGGCACTGCCTCGGTCTCGCACATGATGATTTCACTCAGTCGATCATGTACCCGGTGCAGAAGGAGTACGAAGGATTCCCTCCGACGTTCACCGATTCAGACCGCAAGCTGTTGCGCAAGTTGTACGCTCCGTGATAGACTCTCGGGGCTGTCAGAAAACCACAGCCCCAGGTGTCTATCCAGCATGCAAATCATCGCCTCCAACATCTGCTCCGCATACGCCTCCACAGGGGTGATCGGTAGCAAGGTCGAAAACTTCTCCGAGTTCAATCGCGTCTTGAGGGAAGCGATTGCAGCTCACGACTTCTCCACGGATCGCATTCCTGGACAAGCCGTTCTGTCAATCCCAGATGCCATCCCGTACGTGTCATCTGGCGTTGGACGGCCGGTACCGGACCCGGATGCCTACGTGCTTCGGCTCTATCGGAGCCGTGTGTCTGCGTTCCTGAAGCGCGCTTGGGCGGCTCCTGTCGAAAGCTGCTCGGCTGTCGTTTACACAACGCGCGCTTACCTGGACGACCCTGACATCACCCACGAAGAAGCAGCTCGGGTAGCCGCTCACAGCGTTGTGGTTCCGGTCACTCACGTATTGGTGGCCCTGCTCGCGTCCTCAGGCCCATCCAGCCAACTCGGGCCGTATCGATTCACCGCCAACTTGGCGGGCGGGAATCATGAGGCCCAAGTGTGGACCGCGGACGAGATTCGCGCGAAGGCCAGAGCCATCATGGACTACGACCAGAACTGGACCACGGTCGCAGACTGATGGTGGAATCTCAAGGCTTGGGACTCCAAACCGACGGCCCCTTGATCGCCTCATAGCCCTTTACCGGGCATTCTTCGGGTGCTCGAAACTCGACTTCGGAGGAATCTTCCCGCATGTAAGAACTACGTAGATACTTTTGTACCTCGTTCCAATACGGGATGAGATGCTTTTCTAGGTGTCCTAGTCCCTTGTTGTGCGCTGGGCAAAGCAGCCCGCGTATGTTCCCAGTCGCGTGATCATGATCGATGCAAAGGGAGTCACGTTTACCTTTGGTTTCTACCAAGGGTATCTTACAGATCGCACACACAGGGTCTGCAAGTAATCTCACTTGATCCTCAGAGCTGAGCCCATATCTGACCGTTCGATCGTACCTGCGATTGCGGGCGCGTAAGAGGGCACGGATTTCGGGGTCACGTTTAGACGCCTCTATCTCGTGTTCACTACAATACCAGCGTCCGATGTAGGGGTGCTTAGAACACCCCAATGCAAAACATTTGGGCCGAGACAC